AACTAGAGTAATACCATCAGCTTCAAAAGCTGAATTGAATAAAGCTATAGAGTTAGCTTGTACGGTAGCTATACTATCAGATTCACCTGAAATAAATGTATTAGCTACGCCTGATCCTAAGCCGTCTCCCAAGCCATTGCTTAGACCTGTGGCTACTGTTATTTCAGTACCAACAAATAAAGCTAAGCTTATCCCAGTAGATTCAGCTACACCAGACAGATATTTTGTAGAAGTGCTAGAGCCTGATACTTCAGTTAAGCCGTTAGAGCTTGCAATAGCTTGATTAATGCTAAATCCTAAGCCTAAAGCATTACTTATACCATCACTTGATGCTAATGCAGGAGACAGCTGTAAACTAGGAGCATTGACAACTGCTGAACCCGAAGCAGAAGCTTGAAAAGTTGCTAAAGCATAAATTTGACCAGTTACGCGCTAGAAAAGCTATCACAAGATAAGGTAGAATTTGTTAATCCAACACCACTACCTAAACCCTCTCCGATACTGTCTGAGGTTCCTGTGGCTGAAATAAAAGTGGTAGAATAACCAATTCCACTAACGTTAGTTGCGCTATCACTTGATGCTATAGCTTGATCTAAACTTACTCCAGAACCTAAGCCATCTCCAAAGCCATCAGCTGAACCAGAAGCAAAGAAAGTAGATAGAGAAGTACCAGATACCGCCGATGTTCCATTTGTTGCAGCTGACGCTGAATTTGTAGATACACCTACAAATGCAGAATCTCCAAAACCTGATGCAACGCCAGTGCTATTTTGCTGTTCGATTGCTGTAGCAAAAACATTTGAAAAACTATCAGCTGAGAATAAGCCAAAGCTTTCAGCTACTCCGACACTTGATGCAGAACCCATACCTAAAGCGGATCCGGATGCTGATATATAAGTTGTAGAGTTACTACCACCTATAGCTACAGAAGAACCACTAGCCAAAAATAAACTGTTATTTATTTGGTAGACTGAACCTATAACATTTGTTATGCCTACAGCACTAAATGCACTAGACACATTAGCTAAAGCAGCTCCTGATGCTGTTGCTATACCAATTGCGGAACCGGGAGCTGTAACGTAGGTAGTTGAGCTACTTGAACCAGATACATTTGCAATGCCAGAAGCTGTACCTACAATTTTTGTCTGTGTTACGCCTTTACCTATTACTAAGGACGAACCAGCGGTAAAAGCACTGGCTGAGGAAACAATTGTACTGGGAATTTCCTGCGTTAGTCCATAGTAGAAATACATTTAGGTCTACCTTTTTTAGATACGCAAAATCTCCCAAGTAAAGGTTCTACCTGTACCGGCAACTTGAGTTAAATAGCAAGCTAAAGCTATATCAGAAGATACCGGAGGACTAAGCTTTAGTGGATTAATTTGTGAATTTGAAAATGAAGCTTTCCAAACCTGAACCAAAGACCCTGATGAAAGATCTTGTGTAAAGATTCTAGCTTCTAATACATCACCTAATGCCAAATTTGAAGCATTAAACTTTAAAACATATGTAGCATTTGTGGTGCTATTTGTACCCAACTGTGCTGAGGCACCAATTGTTAATGTGCTGGTTGTACCAGACTGATCAATTGTCCAAGTCATTAAAACCTCGCTGCTATAATGGTTACGCCTAAAGCTGTACTAGCTACCGCGCCAGAAGTTCTGGCAGATACTCGTAAGCCTGCAGGTATAGGAATTGGTAAAAAAGGAGTGTTTGTAGGACTTGCGCTAGAGTTTGTCGGTGATTTGATTGTAATCTGCAGATTCGGTAAAATTACAACTTCAGAACCGGCTGGGCCGATAGCAATGTCAACTAAAAGATTAATAGGAGCATTTGAATTTGATGTATTTCTAGCATCAAATACAACAACAAATCCGCTGTAATCATAACTTGTAGCTGATACAATGGTTGTAAATGCTCCTTTTTGATTTACCGTGCTGCTATTAGTGACTGCTGTTCCATTCAAATTAGCTTCACTAAAACCTAAGGTATCATAAGTACTAGAAGTATCTACGTCTATAAAATCACTATCGAACATTACCAGGCTAATAGTTGCAGACTTTGAAGCTTGTAAGCCTGCAACTCTACTAGAAATTCTAGTTCCTGCAGGTATCAAGCAAGGAAGATAGATCATTACGTCGTTAGTTTCTTGGATGCCCACATTAGGAATATAAAAATCCGTTAAAATATTTAATTCAGAACCTGAAGGACCAATTGCAATATCAACTGTAATTGCACTAACGCCTGTAGTAATTGGAGTAACGTTTACGATTAGCAAGAATCCTATAGCATCATATGGCGTTGAAGCCACTAACTGTGTGTAAGCTCCTTTAGTTTTTGCTGTTGAGCTAGATGTGACCAAGGTACCAGAACTAACAGATAGTACAGTACCTTGGTCGTTAGCATTACTAAACTCGGGTAGTATAGGCCAACCTCCAGCCATAATTAGGTTTCCGTGATGGTTGAAGCCGTTGTTAGCTGAGGAGCAACACCGGTAGTAACTGTGATATTAGGAGTAACAGTACCATAGTAATAAATTACGCCAGCACCACTTGCTAAAGAGCCAAGTGAAAAATAGGTAATTGTACCACCAGTACCGCCAGTGCTAGTGCCAAAAGTAACGTTAGAGTTTGGTGAAGCGGAAACAGGATTAGTACCTGTCAAGGTCCAAGCAGGTGAACCTGTGTTACGAAGAACAGCTACTCTAGAATAACCAGTGTAAGATATTTCGTTAGCACTTTGATTGCCAGAAGCGCCAGGAGAAGCTGTATGAAGAGCAAAGTATAGATTGGTCAAAGGAGAAGTTGCGGTATTATCTGCAATATTTGCAATACCTGTGGCGTTAAGAACAAGGTTAAGGACGCCAGTTTCGAGAGCACCTGATTTAGGCATAATGTTTAATTCCTTATGAAAAAGTATTGTTAATATAAAATTGTCTGTTATATAAATTTAGGCTAGAGAGAATTTAACAAGGTGAGTCAGTATTCCGGACAACATGCTTTGACGTTGAGCAAAAAGCCACATGCGAAAATAATCACCAGATTTTTCGTATTCTTTTTTACGATCTCCGCACCAGTTTATGGCTTTAATTAAAGCTTCCTTACTAACTTCACCTCTTTCTGACATTAACATAAAAGGTAAAAAACCATAAGGAGGATTACTCATCATAGGTTGTCCGTTGTACATTTGAATCTGAATATCTTTTTCCTTATGTTCGGGTATAGATACATTTTTCAACATGCGACGAATAAAGTGCATACGTTTTTCTTCGGTGTAAGATTTTGAAGCATTTCGCATTGAAGAAGTATCAGCCAGACCACTAGGAAAAAAGCTAGTATTAGGAGGTGACCCACCTATTTTCTTGCCTTGACTGGGCATGCTAGTATCAAATATAGGTACGCCGTTTAATTCTTTCATTTACCGTACTCCTAACTTTTTTAGTCTACCTTTTGCAGCATCTCTAACATTTTTATCTTTATCATTTAGCAAAGCTTTAGCATGGTTAGCATTTCCTTTCCAAGCTACTGCACGTCTTACAAACTCACTTGGATCCGAAATTAGCTTGTCTCTATGAGTCGTTTCCATACCTAGCTACTGCATATCTTACATATCCATTTGGATCTTTTACTAGCTTGTCTCTATGAGAATCATTTCCATTCTCAGCTACTGCATGTCTTACATGCCAATCTTTATCTGAAACTAGCTTGTCTCTATGAGAGTCATTCCCCTCTATAGCTACTGCATATCTTACACTCCAATCTGGATCTGAAACTAGCTTGTCTCTATGAGAATCATTTCCATTCTCAGCTACTGCATGTCTTACATGCTTACTTGGATCTGAGACTAGCTTGTCTAAATGTTTAGGATGACCAATTTTAGCTAAAGCTATGCGTTGTTCAAGTGTGTTCATTCTGTTAATCAAACATGCTGTTAAGAGCTTTTTTCAAAACAGCTACTTCATGAGGATCAAAAATGTTATTTAATTTTTGATGTTCATCATTGGTCATTGTTCGTCCTGTAAATTTATCACCAGTGACAAACATGTACGTTACAACCCAGTTATCACCCACTTGTTTAATAGGATAAACAATCCGATCAAAAGATCTCTTTCCTGGATGTGAAGCAACATAAGCATGATGGATGTTGCGATAAATTGCTTCCGCTCTTTCTTTGGCTTGAGCTTCTGTCTTAATCTCTTTTTTAGGAAAAGTAACAACTATCGACTTGTCAGTAAAGACAGCATTATTATATTTTTGTAGTCCTGCCTGCTTTTTGGTAATCGGTATTAGCTTCAAAGAATGAGTTGATGATAAAGAATCAGCAGCCATTTGTTCTTGAACGTAGCGTTGAATCTGAATGAGAGCTTTCTTTTCATCATCATCTAATTGAAAACCTAATCTAAATTTTCCTACAGAGCGAGGCTGAACTGAATTAGGATTAATCCAATGATGACCTTGATACTCCGAAATTGCTACCGTAACCATCGGTTCAATTTCATCTTTATCATTCTTAATGTTTTCGTATTTTACAAAATGAGTAATACAAGGCTGACCGTCAATCATACCTGAGGTAGTAATCATTGTACCTTTGGTGCTGAATTTTTTGTTTAAAAAATTCATGATTTTTTTGGCATAGCTAATCCCAACATTAGATGCGTAAGACTGACCATAGTGGGTAGCTGCTTTATTGGCTATATCTCTTTGTGACCGAATTTGATTTTGTAATTCAGCAATTTTAGACGTTAATAGATCAACCAATTTGGGATCAACATTTGAAGTCTTGAATTGAGTATTTAGATTAAGAATCATGTTTGATAGCGCAGCATATTGCTGGCTAAGCTTGTCAATTACCTTGCTATTGTTTGCAATTTTATCAACTATCGGCTGAGGTAGTGCTTGTTTTACAGTAATTTTTTGTCGTGCAGAAGGACCAACGGTAATAACTTTATCGTTGGCTTTGACAATCTTATCAATGGTTTTCGCGAGAGCTTGGTGCTGTTTATTAATCTCAACTAAATGTAAAGATACAGCACGAAGGTTTTGATACTTACGAATATTTGCAGTCGACGGCAATGACTTGCCTCCTAGAAAAGGTGAGAGTTTTTACACTCTCACCAATACTCTATTAGTTTATTTAACTGTAATAACGGAAGGCGTTGCTTTCTTGATACGTGTACCTTTGGCCTTGACCAAATTTTTGGTCTTTCCTTTAGGGGTCGTCTTTTTGGCGGAAGCTGTTACCTTTGTACGTGCAGTCTTAGGCGAAGTCTTTGTTGCAGCCTTAACTTTTGTGGCTTTGACCTTTGCAGTCCCGCCTTCTTGGCCTTAACAACCTTTACAGCTTTAGCTTTGGTTTCTTTCTTCGGAGCAGCTTTTGTGCCTTTGGCAGGCTTTACAGCCTTGACAGCTTTTACTTTCTTTTTTGTACTAGCTGTAACTGCAATTAGTTTCGCCGGCTTCAAGGCTGTTTTCGCAGCCGCTTTTTTAGCTTTAGTCACAAGTGATATCCTTTTACGTTTAGCGTTGGGTCCAATTACCGGCACTACGGCAGCCTTGATTACTCTACGGCCTGCTTTGGTTCTTCCGGTTTTTCTTGCACGTTGTTCTGAACGTGCAATTTTTCGACGAGTAGCTGCTGATAAATGCTTACCAATACGCTTTCGAGCTGCTTTTTTGGCAGCTCTAGAACGTTTTGGGTCTTTTCTTCGCATCCTACCCGTTTTCTTGTCTCTGGTCATATTGGTTTTTCTACGGCGTAGACCAAACATGACTTTCTCCTAAGTGTAGTGAATGAGGTCTTTTTAGACTCTCAAAAAGTAATTATGAATTTGAATTAGATTTTTTTGAATTTAACTGATCAAGTTTATATTTAGCACGTTTACGAACATCCGGGTCAGTGTCTTTTAATAGAGCTTTAGCGTGGTCTTTATTACCACACATCCATTATCGCACCGTTGAAATTCTAGGGTTGCGTCTGCAGGTTGATGCAGTTTCCATTGTAGGTAATCGAGTGCGAATTTCCGTACTAGAAGTAGGCGGAAGAGGCTTTTGCATAAACGAAGGTTTTGGGTCAACATTTTTAATTGCTGCATAACGTTGTTGTCTGTTTATTTTTGCAGCTGGAGGTAAATTTATTCTAATCATTACTGTGCTCCTAAATCTTTTAGTCTATTTTTTGCAATATCTCTAACATTTTTATCTTTATCTTTTAGCAAAGCTTTAGCATGGTTAGCATTTCCATTCCTAGCTACTGCTTGTCTTACATGCCAATCTGGATCTGAGACAAGCTTGTCTCTATAAGAATCATTTCCATGCTCAGCTACTGCTTGTCTTACAATCCAATCTGTATCTTTAACTAGCTTGTCTCTGTGAGAGTCATTTCCATTCCAAGCTACTGCTTGTCTTACATACCAATTTGGATCTGAAACTAGCTTGTCTCTATGGTAATCGTTTCCATTCTCAGCTACTGCTTGTCTTACATACCAATTTGGATCTGAAACTAGCTTGTCTCTATGGTAATCGTTTCCATTCTCAGCTACTGCATATCTTACACCTACATGTGAATCTTTAATTAGCTTATCTAAATGCTTAGGATGGCTAATTGAAGCTAAAGCTTTGCGTTGGTTAGGTGTCATGACGTACCTTGATTGTCAGGAGGATGATAACCAGATTCTACTGTAGCTGTATCCTGAATATCATATTCAATTGGTTGGGTGTCATCTAATCCTATATTATCTACTTGTTGTCCACCTTGTTGTTCCTCTGAATTAACGATAGAGTACCCACCTTGAACCTGTTCTAATCCAGTAAACGGTGCTGTAGTTGCAGCGATTTCGTTTAACTGGTTAGGTAGAGTAGAATTATAGCCACTAAGATTTGTACCAGATGCCCCCAATACAGACATATAAGTTGGAACCTCAACGTATAGAGAGTGTAGGTTATAGAGCTGTTCGTGTCTTTGTACTAGCCTAGCATTAACTGTAAATCCAAAGATTTGTTGGCCTGAGGTCATTTGAGGCGTAATATCTATTACTTTCCAAAATAGTCCATATTTGTTATCGCTAAAAACGGATTCTCGGGGAATCATATTTACAGTGGGTGCAACGTCAAAAGTTGTATTTACAATGGCATCATACTGATTAAAATCTGTGTTGTAGGAAAAATTTGGTGTTTGTGAAGGAATTGGATCAGAGGTAATGACCATCAATTCCAAGTGTGTAAAAGTTACCTGTGAAACCTGTGTTGCTGCAGGGTCTCTTCTAGCGCGAATGTACCATAAGCGTGTATAAGAATTACTAGTTCCGTTCAAAATATCTAACGTTAATAAATTCCAATTTACAGCATCAAGGCTATATTCAATTATTACCCATTGAGCTGGTTTTAAATTATTCCTAGCTCTAACGTTTATCCATTCTTTGCAGAATACAGGTAGCTCTAATTGCCAAAACACGCCGGTGTTATTCACTGGTAGATTAAAAGAGTTAGGATAGGTGCTGGAAATTAAATCAGCCCCTTGTAAAGAAAAAGGCACTGAACCTGAAGCATCTAAAACAATGCGCTGACCATTTAATAGTGAATAGCCTTGAGTAAAACCTGAGGTAAAACAAATTCCACAAGCAGTTTTATCACCGCCAAATACGGCTCCAGAATCTCCACCTGCAAAGAAATCATCTAATTCAAAATCACCGTATTCAGATTGACCTTCAACTTGATTTGCATTAGGTACAAAAATATCTAAATCTTCGTTTTGATTTAGATTAACCTGTACTCCTTGATTTAATTGGTTGGTTTCATTTATTTCAGGAGTAATTATCTTGTTACTTGTTGGATTAGCTAAGCTGGCCCAAATTGGATCTGAGATATCGTTGACTAAATCTACACTTTTTAATCTAACAGCTTTAAATTTTTGTTCGGTTGGATCAGGCAAAGCTGAGGCGTCGAGATCAGTATAAAAATGATTTGTAGATTGAGCATTTTCAACTGAAGAGGATAAAAGGCCCGACGTGACTTTATCTGATGCACAGCACGTACATGGATAACCTGTCTGAGTCTTTACCCATACAGTCAAAGGCACGCCATCAACTTTCATAGCATTAATTAATTTTTGATTAGCACGAGCTACTAAGCCATTTAATCGTGTTTGTGCAATCCAGCCAATCCCTGTGTTTTCTGGAGCTATTGCTTCGTAACCTGCCGTATTCGAGTAATCTGCGCTGTTACCGTTAAATGTAAAACTCAAGATTTAACTCCTAATGCTTTTAGTCTATGTCTTGCAGCAAGTCTAACTTTTTTATCTTTATCGTCTAGTAAAGCTTTTGCATGATTAACATTTCCATTCTCAGCTACTGCACGTCTTACATGCCAATCTGGATCTGAAATTAGCTTGTCTCTATGAGAATCATTTCCATGCTCAGCTACTGCATATCTTACATCTAGATCTTTATCTTTTACTAGCTTATCTCTGTGAGAATCGTTTCCATGCTTAGCTACTACATATCTTACATACTCACTTGGATCTGAAACTAGCTTGTCTCTATGAGAGTCATTTCCATTCTCAGCTACTGCATATCTTACACCTGAATTTGGATCTGAAACTAGCTTGTCTCTGTGAGAGTCATTTCCATGCTGAGCTACTGCATGTCTTACATACTCACTTGGATCTGATACTAGCTTATCTCTGTGAGAGTCATTTCCATGCTGAGCTACTGCATGTCTTACATCTGAATCTTTATCTTTAATTAGCTTATCCTTATGGGAATCGTTTCCATGCTCAGCTACTGCTTGTCTTACATCTGAATCTTTATCTGAAACTAGCTTGTCTAAATGCTTAGGATGGCTAATTGAAGCTAGAGCTTGGCGTTGGTTAGGTGTCATTTTTATTTTTCTCCTAACTCTTTTAGTCTTTGTTTTGCAGCAAATCTAACTTCTTTATCTTTATCTTTTAGTAAAGATCTTGCATGACTAACATTTCCATGCTGAGCTACTGCATATCTTACATATTCCTCTGGATCTGAAACTAGCTTGTCTCTATGGGAGTCATTTCCATGCTTAGCTATCGCCCGTCTTACAAACTCACTTGGATCTGACATTAATTTGTCCCTATGGGAATCATTTCCCTTCCAAGCTACTGCACATCTTACATTCTCATCTTTATCTGAAACTAGCTTGTCTCTATGAGAATCGTTTCCGTACCTAGCTACTGCATATCTTACATATTTATTTGGATCTGATATTAGCTCATCTCTGTGAGAATCGTTTCCATTCTCAGCTACTGCTTGTCTTACATCTTCATCGTGATCTGAAATTAGCTTGTCTTTATGGGAATCATTTCCATTCTCAGCTACTGCTTGTCTTACATCTAAATCTTTATCTGAAATTAGCTTGTCTCTATGAGAGTCGTTTCCACTTATAGCTACTGCATATCTTACATCTGAATCTTTATCTGAAACTAGCTTATCTAAATGCTTAGGATGACCAATTTCAGCTAAAGCTTGACGTTGTTTAGTATTCATGGTCTTTATCCTAAAATCTGTGAAGATTGACAAATCTGGTAAATAGTGTTAGTATGTTAGTCAATTAATCATTACTGGTAGTCTACAAACCAAATTATTCATTTTAGGTAATAGATGGCAAAGAAACCTAAGCTGCCAAAGCTAATCAAAACAAAAAAGAAATTCAAGCGTATTTTAAGTTTGGACATGGGTAGCAAGAATTTAGCGTACGGGTTAACCGTAAGTAAAAAATTAATTGAATTAGGATTTATAACAAATACTATTCAGACATTAATTGATCCAGCTTTCTTGCCTTGTCTAATTTCCTTCGAGTTAGAATTTAAAACACTGCTAAACAAGCATAAACCAAATGTTGTCTTGTTAGAGCGATTTCAGAATCGAGGGAGGTTTAATGGAAATTCTTCCGAATATTTAAATATTATGATTGGTATTATATCTTCTATCTGTTTGCAGAATAAGATATACATATATTTAATATCAGCATCACAGTGGAAAAACCGATGGACTAAACAAAATCCTCAATACGCTAAGACAATAATGGTAAATAAACGTGTGAAAGGTAAACTAGTACCAGCAGAGAAAATTTTAAGGCCTTTGGAAGGTTTCTATGATAGCTTAAAGCCTTTTCCAGATCATATGATTGATGCTCATCTTCAAGCAGTTTATTTAGCAAATTTGTGGGACAAAAATCCATATGAATCTTGGAAGCCTAATCAAATTCAAGCTTTTGCAAAAAAATGGATAAAGGAAAATAAACGTGGAAGTAAAACTAAAAGGAAAGGATAAGACACAGATACACGTTTGTCCTATATCTAGTATTCGTGTAATTGGAGATTGCCAAGTTTATGAATGCCCAGCTAATCTTGTTAGACTAACAGGAGGAAAAAAGACTGGATGTTTTTACAAAAAATATACAGCTAGTATTCAAGATTTTGCAATTGTTTTTGGTGTTGACCAAAAAACTGCTCAAGCTGCTTACTCTAATTCTGTTTCCCAATTAGAAAAAATGACAAAACTGTATCAGTTATTGCAAGAACTAAGAGAAAAATCCAAATGGCAGTATTCTTGTTCTAATTGTGGCTCTCCATTGGAGGCAAACTATTCAGCGTGTCTGAACCAAGATAAATGCTCACATCGAGCCAAATTGGTTAATAAACAAAAATCTAGAAGCCCCTTTTCTTTGCCTGGACTAGGTATTAGAAGAATGGACATTTGGCTTTTTGTTAAAACTATGACAAAAACAGAAATTAGACAAAAACTAGGAGTATATTTTGCAGATACTCTCTGGGACTTACTACCACCTTTGATTTTAAAGGAGTTAGAACTTGAACGAAAATGAATTAGTAGCATATCGAATAGATATTAGCTTTGGATTTATTTTTTTAGAGTAAAATAGTCTAAATGAACAGTGCTTTTAAGGAGTAGACAAATGGAAATTCAACCTACAGATCTTCAAAAGAAGATATACCAAAAAGTTCAAAAGTCAACCACTGAATTATTATCACAAGATGTGGCAGATATTGGAGATATAATCCAAACTAATCCAAATGCTGATTTTTTGCTTGTTGGTAGAGGAGCTTATATTAAATGGCTATTGCCTGATGAAAATTTTCAAACTTGTGTTGATTATGTAGAATTATTGAATGGAATATCTGGAGAAATTAATGGCATTAAAGTTTTAACAGACGCTTATTGGAACTGTCCTACAATTGTAGATTCCGATACAGTAGCAACAATTACAGGAGATCAAGTAATGTTATTTAACGTAAGGACAGATTGGTCTTTACAAATGCGGAGGTAAGTATCAATAATCTTAGAAAACTAGAATTAACTTTAACGATTACAGCATAAGGAATACAAAAATGCCCTACACAATTACCCAATTAACCAAATCACCTTCAGAATCAATATTTGTGCTTAATACTTCAATTTCTGTTTCAAAACATAAAAGATCAACCAATGTTTCCTTTGAAATTAGCTACAATAATCAAATCCGGTCCATTTTGGTACAAGATAGCTGGATTCCTCAAGATCTAACCGCGCAAGCTCCAAAAGAGGTAATTTTAGCCTCTCCTGATTTTCGTCAAGCCATCAATCGTGGCTTAATTGAATTGGTTCCTGATCCCGACGCTGAGAAAATTTTAGCTGAAGAAGATGCTGTAATTGAAGCTACTCGTCTAAAAAACAAATACAATTCAGCAACTAAAGATTTAGACGCTGCTCCAATTATGCCTCGTGATATTATCACTGAAATGAGTGCTGATGATCACCCAAACGTTTCCTCAATGATCAAGGACATTTGTGCTAGAGATGACATTGACCCTATTGAAATATATTCACGCTTGCGTAGCAGTGAAAAAACCTTAAGTAAGGAAGATTGGGCTTATTTGAACAAGAACCTTGGCGGTGCTGCACGTACTGATAAAGTCAACAAAATACTTGCAAATCATAGGTAAATTGATACTAAAGATGTGTTAGTTATACTAACACATCTAAATACCGAATCTTGAGGCGAAAAAGGCCAGGAAGCAAAATGCCGCCTGGCCTTTTTCTACGGTTGGATTATCTATTATCTAAGCTTTCAATAAAGTCAAAACATCATTGCCTGACAATAGCCCTTGTTCAGTCTTGAACACTGGATTTTGAACAAAAGTAGCAACCATTACCGCTAAGCATTTATCACATAGAGCTAAATGCAATTGAGTTCCATCAAGAGCTGTTCCATAGCCAAAAGTATAATCAACATAAAAATCATTCACTCCATCATGGTATTCTTCATGACAATTATCGCACTCTATACCGACAACCTCATCAATTATCTTTGGTTCATAAATTGCAGGCACAACTTTTCTCCTAATTTTGTTTTCGCTTAACACCACTAATCTTATGTTTAGGCAAACCAGGACAATACAAAATGTGGTAACCCATATCTTGTAACTCTCGAATAATCTTTGCTGCTAGATTTGTTGGGTCTATTATTGATGTACTCCGTTTGATAGTATCAGCAATCTGATCTCTTAAAAATTCATCCTTTGGCAAAGTCATTAGGCATTTCCCTTTGCTTTTTCGTCAATTAAGCCATCAGCTTTTAACTTGTCACGATGAGCATGAATTATATCCATTGAAATTGGCTTGTACCCAGGGCACTGTTCGACAGAAACACAAAAATACCTTCTATCAGGTAGACCGTGAATGTCTTTCATTACATTATTATGTGTATGAGCATGCACGTTACAGCCAAATCTTGCCATGCAGTCTTTATGAATTGGGATGTGCGTGTAGATAATTTTATTGCGTACAATGTATCCGCGTACATCTGAAAAATACGGCATATAATCTTTCATTGGAAAGATATCGTGGTTACCTGGCACCAAAATTTTGCGGCCATTTAATCTATTAAGCTTGAATAGACCTTTTTGGTTAATACAGATATCGCCCAGAAGATAAACTGTGTGACCTTCCGATTTTACAACTGAGTTCCATTGCTCAATTAGAAATTCATCATGTTCTTCTGAACCAGAAAATTTTTCTTTTGTAAAAGGATTGGGTCTAGCTATTGAACCGTCATCTAATAAAAATGACGACATATTCTCATGTTGAAAATGCAAATCTCCGTAAAGCCAATAAGTGCGAGCCATTTTTAATCTCCGTATTATTTCCACATGATCTATCAGATAGCTGAAAGTTTTTGTTTATAATTGATGACTTATAAAGTCTGAGCCTTTTGGCGTAACATGCCACCTATTACTCCATTTGTAGGCGTATCCTTTGTTGATCAACTCAGTATAAATGGCAGGTGAGTTGCTGAGAGCAATTATTGTACTATGAGTCATAATTTCTTTTAATCCTGCAGCCATTTGGTTTTGATCTACCAATTCATTAAATATATTCATGGCGTAAAAATTTGTCGGATAGACATGATGGCTCGATGTATTCCTTGCCACAAGTCATCGCTTATTCCCATTGTTTTTTGACCTACAATGTTCATTGTTTCAAGTGGGATTGCTGCCTCTGCCAAAGTTTTTTCACACCTATCAATATAGTCTATAGCTTCTTTTAGAGCATTGCGAAGCTGTTCGCCTGTAGCATTTGCTGACCAGTTAGGTTTGCGCCAGTATTCATTCATTAGATATCCTCCTAAATTGTGTCATTATTCTCGCTCTGTTGCTGGTGCCCGTTCTCGTCTTAAACGATCCTTACGCCGCTCAATCTGAATATTTGCCGGTAGATATTGCTCTGCAAACATTGCTGGAAACTCGGCAAGTTCGCCTACTTTATGACGAAGAAAACGTTCACTTTCACTCATATGCGTCCATTCATCAATGGTAGCTTGACCTAGTTTATGTAGATTATGTAAAGCGTCTGAAATGTCAGTCAACACTGACACTGGAATAGATACAGTGTTTGCCAGTTCTGCAGCTACTTGATCTTCAATCTGAAGAATATACTCAGCTTTTTCTTCTTGGGTCATTTTGTGGCCTTCAGGCCCCCATGAAACATGGCGCTTTATTAGCCCTTTATCTTCATCACGTTCAGCCAATTTTTCAATTGCGGTTTTCATCTATTTTCTCCTGTAATAGTACCCTATATTCAGCGGTGGCAATACCAAGACAATTGTCGCTCCAAGCATTAATTTCTTGATTGGAGGGCTTGGTTTGGCTATCAGCCCATTTTACCTCTGACAAGATACAGTCACGCGCCATTTGTTGATCTTGTATTAAAGTTGGATTAAAGTTTGCAACCGGATTTATTTTTAACTGGTTAAAAGCCAATAGTGAGGTAATTACAAATATAAAAAATATTAGAATAATAACCCCTAAAAATTTATTAAACATTCTCTTTTTCCTCAAGAACAACTAAAAATTTGTCTTGCTTTGGAGCCTCATTCAAACTTAAAAGAGAATCTAATCTAGAATAATCATTCCAAATTTTGTCTGTGTCTTTTATTTTAATGACATTTTGTTGTTCTAAACATTTTAGCCACGTGTAGCCTCCCACCATTGTATGCCAGACAATTTTTCTGCGTTCAAACAATACAATGATATAGCAATCTGTATCATCTTCTGCATAGCCTATACATCTACCTAATCTACTGTGAGACAACATTACCTCATTAAAGTGAGATTCTACTTCTTTTTTCAAATCCTCACTTGTTGGAGTGGTTGTTTCGTCCATCAACTAAACCCTTCCATCTGTTTACGCAGATAATCTATTCTATCAGGAGATAAATTACCTGGATCTTCTTTTTCCAAAATCTTTGTTCTAGCTTCGTTCCATTTTACCTTCATTTTGAATCTTTTAATGTTAGGGATAATGTTACCCAATGAACGCTTAATTATATTTGCCAATTTATTACCCATGTGATCGGGATCGGTTGCAATTACCAAGACAGATAAATTTAGCTCTTGAAGCAATTCAGACTTAGACTCACTCCAAACTGTATCACCACCCAAATTAGCCAGAGCCATAATCCCGTTTTGACACATGTTGAGAGCATCTCTTGGTCCCTCTACAAACAAGCATTTTCTTCTTTTAGGCGGAAGCTTTAATAGCTGTTCTTTTACCCAGTCATATGGAAAGAGTAAATTTTGCGATTCCATCTTCTCATTTTCGTATTTAAGACCGCTTTGTTCTGACCAAGAACAAAAAATGCCACCTTGCCATTTTCCATTTACTCTAACAGGTAAATAGACTCTGCTGGAATTAATGGTTTTTCCTGAGGAAGAAAGCATAGACACTCTAGCGCCAATCTCATTCAATAGCCAACCTTTGATTCCCCTCCAATTTTGGCTTATCTGTACAATTGGCTCTTTTAAGATCATTTCGTGCAGGTTATTAGCTTGCTCATCTTCTTCTTCCAGCATTTTTTGCAGCATCTTTTCAGGCAGCTCAGAAGCATAGAGTTCGTCTTCGTCCTCTTGGCCTTTCTTTTTTAAAGAAAGTTTAACTGCTAGTACATTCCAATTGCCTGATTTTCTAGGGCTACAGCCAAAGCATACCCAACTACCCGCAGGATACTGCCCGCTATCTAAGGTAATGCAAAGTGATGGAGTAGACTCATTGCCATCGCGATGCCAAGGACATTTTATCCAGCCTTTTTCTCCTCGCAATTCAAAGCCTCGATCTGGTACCGAATGTAAGGCTGCAACAAGAGCTTCTCTATTCATGGTCTGATTTCAGATGTCCTAAAGTCACTGTGTTTAGTCTAAAAAAGTCAGAGGATACCCACAGTTTAAAATCTTGCAAAAGGTGCCAATATTCACCCTCTTTTTCTTCCATTTCTTTATGAAATAGTTTCATGCTCTCCATGTTAAAAGGATCATAACGCCTTTTTGAAAGCTGTTCAATTAGTTTTAGATAGCTTTCGTATAAATCTGAATTACGATATTTGATTAATAATACCTGATTGTTGTTGGGGTCAAATGCACCAACTTTGTAAGGCCCAGCACCATCAATCCATATTGTTCTTTGATTGTAAAAGCATTCACGCATTGTAGCAAAAGCATTCTCTTTATTTACTTGATACATATAGAGCCTCCAAATGGTCTAACTTGCCAATTACCTCATCAACAGATTCAGCAGCGTCATTAAATTTATGTAAAGGCTGCCGACCAAAGACTTTGTACAGCTCTTCCTTACCTAAATGCTGATACCAATCTCCACCTTTGACTGCTTTGTCTAAAGCTCCAACTAGGCACCAGCAAACAGCACTTTTTTCTGTAGGAGGAGCCCAATGGTTGTCTTTGTCTCTAGCTGAATATCCTTTAGTCCAGCCCTTTCGTAAATATCTTTTAGCCCGACGAATTAGCTTTACAGCTTCAGGTAAGCGTTTTGTCATGATTTGGGCTCAAAGAGGTTAGCTTCTTTTCCACAACTGCCCATTCTCATGGTAGAGCAATAGTAAAAATGTTTGGGCTCTATCTTTCCTGTTGAGTAGTCTATTTCTTCTTCTTGTTCCGAATCTGGGTGTGTACATTTAGCAAATCTCCATCCAACAAGCAATTTATCAATCCAGCCAACTTTTACCCATTGGCAGTCCTTGCACAGCTTAATTTCATCCATTTTCTTTCTCCAAAGAATTGACGATCGACATGGCTTTATCTATAGTTTTTTTGTCATGGCCTTTTTTCTTTAAACGCTTACGAACCAAAGATTCTCTGACGGACTTGGAGTCAATTAACACAATTGTATCCTGTTGTTCTTCATCTTTTTGCTTCTTGCCAGCATATTCAATTGTTAATCTAGGCTGTTTACTAAGCTCGTCATAACGATGATCAACTAATATTTCTTCTCCTAATTTTAGGAGAGTATATTCATTGGTCTCACGTTTACCTAAGTGTTTGAAAAGCATATCTAAATCTTTTGGATTAGTGTAGGTACCTTGTTCAATCCTATAAGGCAATTGGATTGGTATCTTGGTTGTCTTTGGTTTGATAGCTGTACCAGTAAAATGGCCAAAAAACCTTTTGTCAGTGTCACCGTATTTGAATTGGAGTGGTGCTCCTATGTAATTCCAATTACTACCACGCTGCGGTGTATGTAAATCACCTATCTCCCAATAGTGATTTTTTGAGATATAACGATCACCTTTTAAGACATAGCCATTATCTCCTTTGGCTCCAGCCGCTGCAAAGTGAGCAAAACAGATCAAAGGCTCCGAAAATTTTATCTTGTTGTGAGGCCAAGGTAGAAAGGCAACAAATTTTCCCTTCAATTTGTCCGGAGTAGGTTCAGTGTAAAATTGAACATTCGGCAAAATGCCTAAGCGTTTTTGTAGTGCTTGATAGTATTTAAGCGTGTTGTATTCTGAGTCTGTGTAATCATGATTGCCCATTAGCAATCGCCACTGTAGTTTAGAATTATGCAACTGATCCAAAAGAAAGATGCGGGTGGCCTCATCGACCCCCGCACCATCATGAACATCTCCAACTTGTACTACGGTGTCTACAGCGTTTTTACGTGCATACTCTTCTACCTGATTAAAGATATTTTTGATATAGGAGAACGACGCAGGAACTCCCTTCGGGTAACATTGAAGGTGTAGATCACCTAGTACAAGCCAACTCAAGTTTAGCTTCCCATTATGCTATTAATGTAGTCCATTACTTTACCATACAAAATGTCTTGGTGCTTGTCATTCAGCATTTCATAAATTTTGCAATAGCTTTCAAATTGAGCAATACCAAGAGCATCAGCGGTAAAATCAAAAGTCTTGGTTATCTTGATTGAGGTGTCAGCAATAGTGTGGGGAATATCGTTTAAGCGTTTTATCTGTGCTGTTAAAGTTTCGTCTGTTATAGTCTTTGTTTCTACAGGTAAATTGCTCTTTTGCACGATAACGTTTTTGGCAGAGCGTACATGGCTCTTGGAGCCATTCCAGACGCTATGAACCAGAAACCCATCAACGAATTTTAAGCTCTTGTTTGCAATACGCCAATTTAGAGCTTTGTTAACGTCCTGAATTGTGGCTTTTGGCCAGTCAATTTGAACGGCTCGCAAAATGTCGGCTGACAAAAAGTTGTTTGAAGCTTTAATAGCTTTACCTATTGCAAATCCAAGCTTCGTTGGGCCTATGCTACTTTGAACAAGTTTCTTGTTTCTCTTGACCTTTTTAGGGCTTTGGATAATCTTACGACCACCAGGACGGCCATCTCCAGGCTTTGCGTTTTTGGCCAGCACTTCATTTTTTGCCAATTTGGCAGCAGGTGTAAAGATAGTTTTCACTACCTTATCTTCATTTTTGGTCTTAGCCAACCTTGCACGGCCTTTTGACCTTGTGTACGAACCATCAGGCAACTTGTATAATTTGTAAGCTTTTACACGCCAATCAAGCGCGTGCTGAATTTCATCATTTGTTGCTCCACCATTATATTTTCCGTCAGAAACAATGGCGTTATTTACGTCAGTAAAAGTAAAGATTTTGCTGCCCATCTTTTCGAGAGCTCGGCTAATAGTATTAGCAATCAAACGCTTCATTGCGACGTTTGACACTTTAGTCTCAGTTTGTGTTGCAGACATTTTATTCTCCTTGTTATGGTAGTGATGCCATCAGATGAGTTTGTAGTGTCAGGTACGCTCTATGCTTAAGAGCAATTTCAGCTGCCCATTCGTGGTTCTCCTGGTTCTTTTTCATATCAAGTAATCCTGGAGTCCAGAATGAGATTCGTTCATCAACCTCACTTCTACCTTCCAAGGTTCCATTAGCTCCTAGCTTTACTGGCTGAGTAGCATACATGTTCATAGGAGAAACATAGATACGTTTTTCTACTCCACGTTCATCAGCTTCTTTACGCCATTCTAGTGCAAATTCTGGAATGTCTGTATAGCCAGGTTCTGTCTTGCTGATTACAAACTTTAAGCAATTAGCTCTCATCAGCATATCTGTATTAAGCTTGATGAATTGCTTGGTTTTTTCATTTACCTTTGGGCTTACAACATAATAAGCATCGGGATGAAGGTGACGTTTAATCAACCCGTTACTCTCAATCTGAACATCCCAACCAAGACCAATAATCTGGTCAATAAACCCGGTAAGGTTTGGTTGAGCTGTTGGTTCGCCTCCTGTAATTACCAGGAGTCTTTTTTGCGTTTCAAGTGCAGTGCTTCGTATGTCAATATTTCTACTACGATAAAATCTTAATTCTGCTTCGTGGATTCGAACAATAATCTCTTGAAAAGAGAGTGTGTCTCCAGAGTCAAAGAAAGTGTCGCAGAAGCTGCATTTTAGATTACAACCAGTAAGGCGCAAAAAAACGCATGAACGACCTGCAAATGGGCCTTCTCCTTGCATGGTCTTAAATAGACTAGTTATCATTAGAGATTCTTTTGGTTCCTCGGAATAAGATTTTGGAACCATTATACGGTTATGTCCAAACATTCTAATCTACCTCTATAGTTATGCCCATTCGCTTAGGTGCGATGGCGGGAGTTTTGATCTTTTTTTGCGGAGCTTCTTTGACAGGCTTTACTGCCAAAACCTTTGGTTGAGGATTAATATTTGCCCTATTGTTATAGTGTTTGGTTCGATTGCTATCATAAGCAAGGTTGTAGCATTCTTCACAATAGGGAACATTACTGTTGTTTTCACAAGTGGGCTTTCCGCAAAAGTGAAAATGTTCTCTGTCTCGCGGATCACCAAACGGAAATTGACAATTCAATTTTATTCTCCTTCGTTTTACTTTACCAGAATTAGGTAAATACTGCTCCTTCTGGAATCTTTACTTGCACCGTCTTAGGCGGAGGCTTTATCCAATTAATGGCACGTAGGTAGGCAGCAATTGCCAGCATTGGATATCCCAAAGAATATAGATCATAGAAATCAAAGTGATTCCATTTAATATCTAATGCAATTACAAACACTGTTTGAAAAGTCAAAACAATTAGCCAAATTCTCCAAATGAATTGGCTGATCTTTTGAGAATTGTAGTGTTGTCTTAAATTTTCTCTCTCAGCTTGAATTGTTGCCAAATAATCGCTTCGGATAATCAAAGCCCAGATAAACAATAGTATTAAAGCTATTTTGTCACCTTGGTAAATCTGAAATCCTGAACCAAAGCTCATTGGAAATGCGGCACCTACTATCAAGAATCTTGAAACCTCATATGGTGAGACCGGGACCTTCATCCACAATGTTTCCAGCTTGTTGATTATCCAATGGTCCATTTTTCTTCTCCTGGATTTGGAATTTCATTCCCGATTCTAATTTTTTGTATTCAACTGCACCGTACTTTATCACAGAGTCTCTCATCTTGGCCAACGTCCACAATATCCCCATTACATCTTCAGCCGATACCGGCCTTTGAGGATCAGTGTAGCCAGATAATTTTTCATCTTTATCTGGCTACACTTCACAGAAGGAATACACACGTTCTTCTTCTTCGCCTATCAAATGAATTTCATAGACTAGCTGATAGCGCCAGGTTGTCATAACTCTAACCCCTCTTTTCGTAATCGGTTAAACTCAGCAAAGTATTTCTTGAACCAGAGGCGTTTTACCTTTATTGGAACCTCATCTTCATCCAAACGAATTGCAATTGTAAAGTCAGATTTAAAGCTTTTCCACTTGTCAGGAAATTCACACCATTGCTCTAAAGGTACCCAAAAAGCATGCTGTTGAGCTACAACTTGTGGTGAAATTTTAAATGAAGGGCCATAGTTTGCAGCTGAGCCTCCTCTAGCTTGAGAGTACCACAGCCATTCCATGTAATTTGGACTGGCTGTTTGATGGCTTAGATCAGCATGTAGTAACAGCAAATTTCCTCGTTTTTTGCTGTATTCTACTTTGACATAGTTTTCTAGTCTTAGAGACTTGTAGTACGGTTTATCTTGCATAATCACTCTAAACTCTGGCAGCTTGAACAATTTTACAAGTTTGCTCTCTGATAGAGTTTTTAGAGCAACCAAGCTCCGCCACTGCCAGGTGTTTTGCATCTACCTATTTGTCCTTGCGTTTTTCAAATCAGGAAACTTGACTTTGAGTCGATTCATTGAAGATATTTTCAAATCTAATTTACGAGCAACGTCATTCCACGTACCCTTGTCGTAGAATAAAATCTGCCTTGCTGTATCATACCTAAACTGCCAAACGTCAGGTGATAAGGCATGATTTCCTTTTCCTATTTTACGATGGCCTGGCTTTTTCTTTAAATCAGGATAGTGATTTTGAAGAAGAATGATACTAGAATAGCCTTTCAAATTTAAAGCTTTTTTCACCTCATCCCAACTTTTTCCTTGGTCTAGCATTTCTTTTGCAATAGTGTATCTCTGTTCCCAAACCTTATCATAGATCTTAAAAGTAGGACACTTTCTTTTTTGCTTCTTTTTATCTCTTTGGTCTTTAACCAACTGTTTAAGATCAGGAAACTTTTTATATATAGCAGTAATGCAGCTAATTGATATGTGCAGCTTTGACGCAATTTCCTCCGAAGATCCTCCATCAGACAGGACTCTTTTGGCTATCTCGTATCTTTCATTCCAAATTTCGTCTGTCATTTTTGCTGCAATTCTTACTCTGGGAAATCGAATTAGATCCACATATTTGTCGAGTAGTTGATGCTGGATGGTTCTGGTCCAACCATTCTTTTCCAAAACCTGATCCCAAGTCAAGCCATTTGCAAAATCTTGCTTTGCAATGTCGTGACATTGATCCCAATATTTTTGCCGCTCAATTTTACGCTGTTCAATTTCATCCTTTAACGCCTCTCGTTTACGCTGAGCAGCTTCAGAAACATCTGCTCGGTAAGCCTGATACTGCTCTTTGGAAAATTTGTTTAGAATTTGACGCACACGTTCGCGTGTCATGCCATAATGAGCACCAATTTCTTCCAAGGTCATGCGTTCATTTAGCTTCATGTCAGCCATTTGGGCAGCACGTTCAATTGTAGCATTAGAAGGAGCAGGTCGGCCTCTCATCTTTTTAGGCTGGTAATACCTGGTCTTATATCCAAAATCCTCTCTTAGCCTTACATTCGCTTCACGTAATTCTTTTATTATCAAATCTTGCATTTCGCTCAGCTTAACTTTACCCCAATTCTCTAGCAGAAACTCTTCGTAAATGCAACCAATCTTTTTGACAGTAGTATTCAGGTCAAGCACTTTGCTCATTTGCATTCCTTTCCAAACGCTGCTTATTCCTCGTCTCAAGAATTGAGCCTGGGTCGATTACATTTCCTATCATGGTGTCTTTACCTTTACCTGAGTAGTCACCGTAATTTCAGCAGGAACAACGTGTAGTGCCTTAAATGTATCTTGCCTCTTAGCAAGAAAATCAATCTTTGCTTCCCAAGCTTTTCGATCAGAGAATGATTCATAATTGATAAATGTCTCTGTGGAAGCAGGATAACCGTGTCCAGGATTAGTTTGTGACCTTTCATCACCAGGAATATAGACTCTGCGAGTAGTCAATATTGCATAATGCTCAGTATCTGGTATCTTATGAAACTCGGTCATCACAATACTCCCTTGTCAAAACACCCCATGACATGCCACAAGGTACTGTTGGAAATCCACAGCCTTTATATTGTTCAGCAACCCATTCAGCAATTTTTTCTTGGGTCATGTTACTAAATTTTTTGCTATACCTTTTGTCAGTTATTATCATTGCAATTGAAAAGCCAATATCAATTAGCTTTTGTTCTTTTTCAAGGGCTGAAAGCTGCCTCATAAAACTCTCCATCAAGAGATGGAGAGGAGCTCTAAGCTCCCCTCCAAGGTTAATCATTCAAAAAAGCTGTTTAAGCGTTCGCGAATTTTAGCGAGAGAATTCTTGTTGATTATCTCACCGTTTGCATAAACAGTCTTTAGTTCTCCTTGCTTCTCTTGTTCACGAGTTTGCTGGTCATACAGTACATACTCTCCGTCTTCCAGCTCAACTCGCAATAAGCCTTTTGCCGATTTCTTGACACCACTATCGGTAATTGGATCTTTAAACAACTCTCTATCCTCACCATTTACCACTCCAAAGGTAGCCTTCATGGCTGTTCCATAGCTGTCTCGCGTCACATATTGATAGGTAAACGAGCCTACACCGAACACAACGTTGCCAGAAGAATAACCCTGCCGTTCCAATCGTCCCAGGATGGTTTCAGCTTTCTGCAAGTCAATGCTGTCACCGTAGATCAGACCAACGTGAGAATCTAATAGCTTGTGACCTGTACTTGTCGTCGTACCACCAAACACGTCCCAAAGAGTTGCAATGGCACCCCAATACGCAGGAGTGTCCCTTTCTGCTCCTGAATCACCACAGATAATTTTGACAGGATCACCAGAGTCAGGACGAAATACCAGCTTTGCATTACCCAAAGCATCTGGTTGACGAGCCATTATCTCATCTTTCAATGTGGTGGCCGTTTCAGTAATCACTTTCCAAAAGTCCCAGGTGTCAGACACGACGCTAAGAATGCCTGACGGGTAAGTGCGGATTAGACGACGGAATGTCTCCACCTCATCGTCTTGGCCTCCCATACACATTACGCTGTGTTCTGTAGCTGGAACTGAACCACCGATAAAAGTTTCGGCTCCTCGATAATATTGATCCAAATAATCCATTGCAACAATTGTATCAGTACCGTTAAAGGATAGCAAATGTCCTGCACCGGAAACTGCTGCGTCATGAATACCGCTCAAGCCTCGGAATGAAAAATCATGACCTTGCCATTGCACAAATTCTTTTGCAGAACCCGTTTTAGATGCATACCTCATAAGGATGCGCTTAAGTTCAAACGCTGTTGTTGCGGAAGTAATTGGTTTCCACAGCTCAGCTGACATTGCTGTCTCAATGTAGTTTGTCAGCCAAAAGAAATCTGGATGAGTGTTGGTCACTGTAAGCAGCGGTACCTTGATATTGACACGCGCTCCTTCAGGCAAAGCCTTGATATGCAAAGGCATATACCCTAGATCGTGCAAAGCTGCAAAATGCTCAACCCCTACAGCGCCTTCTCCTAAAGCTCCATCCATTCGGCGCTTGTATTGCTCTAGGACGTATTCTTTTGGCTGAGCAAAGAAATTGCCGCCCCAAAGATCATGCAAGTGTTCCTTCAAAAAGCCTTGGAGGCCAAAGAAAACTACCTTGTGATCAAAGCCCAGACCAACCTTTGCCAGCTTATCAGAGCGGGGCGTAAAGTTGCTGTACACCTGAGTGGTGCCTGGCGGGTACTGATAGATATGACCGGTTTTGTAAACGTCAGTAGCATGTGGCGGGAAAATACGCATTTGATTTCTTCCTTTCTGCGAAGAATGTATAGGTTTCGTGTTGTAGTCTTGGGTAGCAATTAGGAAACGGATTGATTACGCGATACCTCAAACACCAAATTTTCAATCGCTGGCACTTTTACAGTAACGCTTGACCAAGGATTGGCCGTGTAAATGTGATCGTAGTATTGAAATAGCTCCGTTACACCCTTTGAAAAAATTCCATGAGTGACGTACAGGCTAAGCGCATTGAGACCTTTTGTAAAAAGACCTCGATTATATATCGCTTTAGCCAATTCAATGAATGTTCGACCTCCATCGCAAATGTCATCGACAACCATGAGATGGCCAGAAGCCGGAATTACTCCGTCAATGGTGGTATTTGTAATCTCTCCTGTTCTTGTATCTCGGTGTTTGGTTGCCATCACCACCTGAGTGGTTTCAAATTCTTGAGCACACTTTAAAGTCTTCTTTTGTGCTCCGGCATCAGGCGCAATCATTACTGCTGGACCATCTTGAAACACCCGAACAAAATGATGCTGAGGAACATGCACAACATTGTTGATCAATGCCAGACCCACGTCTGAATGGCAGTCCCATATCTCAACAGATTCTGCTTTGCACGAGTTGATCAAATCTGCCATTACCTTGACTGACAAAGGATCTCCATTATTGGCTACTCGATCTTGCCTAGCATAGGGCAGGTACGGAATTTTTAGTTTCAACGGAATACCATTAAACCGGCGATGGTAAGCATCTGCAAAAATTAGCAGCTCCATAATGTCGTTTGATGACCGTAAATCAGCGCGTACTGTTGCGCCTAGTATTGCGGTTTCAGATGAAATGTGAACCTCACCACCGGGATAGTTAAAACTATTTATCTGTTTACCGTGTACCGAAATCATTTTTGCCCTCCTAAAAGTGAAATAACGATAGAATGTGGCTTACCGCCCAACAGCTAAAGAAAAAGAGAAGCATAACTACAACTGCATGGGTTACACTACCTTCAATTTCAAAGTCCGGAGTTGGTTCCTCAACCAGCCACCATACTCCGTCAGATCTTTTCTCCATGACTAATACTTGATCCTCACTAGTCATTGTAATCCTCATCCTCATTTTCTATCCACAGCTGGAATGCTTCAAAGGTTACAGGATTATTTGCCTTGTATTCACATTCATCTAGATCATTATCAGGATAATTGTATCCAAAATAGCTTGTGTGTTCAGTTGCTTCCTCCACAAACTCGGCAAAGTTTCCCTTCAATTCACCCTTCATTTTATGAATTTTGTCATACAAAGCTGTACCCTTTTTATCCAGGTCTTCAATAAACGAATTGATAGTTTTTTCTTGGGTTTCTTTAAACTTTTCAAACTCGTTCATTTCAGCAATAATTGCTTTAATATCCGCCTCTGCCTTTTCTCTGGCTTTAAGCTGTAGCTTGGTCAAAGGCTTTTCCTGAGCCTTCAATTGGCTACTGCTTTGGTCAAGCAAAGGACACCAATGCGTAATGTCATCCACGTCAAGAGTCAAGCCACTATAGGTCTGAAACTCTCGTTCAAGTCTATTCCAGGTTACGGTCAAAATGTCATTTCTTTCTCGACACATGACCATAATCTTAGCGCCGTCTTTTAGCTGACCAACTTTTAGGCAGTCAACGTCCACAAATTCAATTGTCTTTGACATGATAATCTCCTTACTTTTGTTGTTGAACGCAAGCGTTATTAAGATACTCAACTGTTGACGAATATATTCCGCAGCCCAAAATCCAATTGTAACGATTACAAACACAGCTAAAAAATTAATTCAGACCCTCTTATTTCCAGTTGTGAAGAAATTGCATGGCATCTTTTTTGTCGATAATCTTGATGCCGTAGTTTCTAGCCTTGGTGCTCTTTGTTGAACCTGGAGTGCTAGTGAATAGGACAGTTGTTTTTTTGGTCACTGACCCAACCTCACCGCCTCTGCTTGTCCATAACTCTTCTTCCTCTTGTGAACGATAACCACTCCAGGCAGCAATCATGCCGTTGGTTTTCTTTTGCTTTTCAATGCTACCAATTGGCAGCTCTCGGTAAAACGTTCTGAACGCTGGCAAGTTTTCAACTACGATATCAGCCAACGTTGTGCCAATGCCGTCAATTTCTAGAGCCAAAGTACGACCTAACTTTTCATCAATTGGTCCATCAAGCAAAGCTTTCTCGCCAACATGGTTAATGATTGCCTTTGCTCTGCGTTCACCCAACCCTGCATTTTCATCGGTGAACATGAAGCTAGCAGCCATCACTTTTGCCAGTGATACCTTTTCAAGCTTTTTCTTCATGTTGGTCATAATGGTTTTGGCTGACTTTGGGCCAAGCCCTTCAATTTTTGCTAGCTCATCTTCCGGTACTCGCAAAATACGCGGGACCGTATTGTAGCCTTTCTTAATTAGCTTTGTAATGATGCCTGGACCCAGCTGATCAATTTTGAATGAGCTAAAAAAGTGATGTACACGCTCGGTCTGAAACCCAACACAGTTTGTATTATCGCACCAAAGATCAGTGTTTGAATTTGTCCATTTCAATTTATTTTTGCAGTGCATACAGTGCGTAGGCAATTGATCAGGCACATTTTTAATGGTATCGATCCAACGAGGAATAACGTCACCTGAGCGAATAATGCGGAGTAAGGATCCTTTGCCTAACCCACCAGCATCTTTGATTGCCTTGGCATTGAAGCCATTGCAGCGAGTAACTTCAACGCCATTAAACACTGCTGGTTTAGCCAAGACCAGAGTAATTTTGTACAAGCCTCTGCCTGATATGGCCCACTCTTTTTCTTTCAAAGGCACGTCACAATAGGCGTGGTCTAATATCTCTGGCTTAATGGCGATAGCATAGTTTGGAGTCTCATCCGCTCCAATCTTTTTGCGCTTTGCCATGTCAGCGACTTCAATTACTAGCCCATCCTGATCAATGTCAACGGCCTTACGCCATGTTGCCAAATAATAGCTAGCTAGCTTTTCTGTAATTTCGTCTTTGGTGAAATGATACTTTCCTAAATTTGCAACGCAATTGTAGCCTGACACTACCGGTGCTTTGCCGGCTTGATAGGCCACATAGGTTTCAGCGTTCCATCGGCCACAGTTTGTAATTGTGATAAAGCCTAGTTTGGCAGCCAGATTTAGTTGGTCTAATTTGTGTTTGAAATTCGCTGTAGGACAATCAACCGAGTACACAATGAACGTTACATGCTTTAATAGCTCAGGATCAGCTTCCTTGGTATTCAGCATACCAACAACAAAATTGCGTGCAGCTTTGTATTGCTTTAGCTTTGGATTCTGTGCCATTTTTTCTTTTAACGCTGCAAACACTGAATTGTGCACGATAAACTCGCCATTGATCTCCAATGAATCCTTTGTTGGCAAGTTTTGCATGACGCCGTTGACCAATTTGGCTGTCGCTGTAACGTTACGGCCAATGATACCATCACCACGAGTAAAAGCCATTTGCAGCCTGCCTTTGACAAATTTTAACTTGCCCGACAACCCATCCAGTTTGGGACCTATTAAATATTCGGTATCCCACTTGGCCCATTCAACAATGCTAGACGGTCTAGTTTTATCCAGAGACATCATTGGGGTCGGCAACTTTACCTTTTCGCCAGGCGCGTCCCTGGTTGAGAGCAGTTTGAAATACTCATGCTTTGGTGCTTGCTTTTTAGCTTTTTCACGCAAGGCGTCGTAAATGGCGTCAGTTACAATGGGCTTGCCTTTGGCGTAAGCTTTATCCCACAGTTTTAGTGTTGTGATCATTTGGTCTATAGTTTGTGCCATTAGAATTTCTCGTTTTCTTGCATTTCTTCCGTAGACTGAATTTTATCAAAATCTATGAAACAGTTTAGAATATATTTGTTGTATGCGTCTTTAGACGTAAGTTTTTCATCTGGAGCTTGCCAAGTACCGATCGTCCTTTCAGGGTTTATAGGACTGGTTTTAACTTGCCTAATTAAAACATTTGAACGCTGCATCAAGTCAGATATCATTTTGTTAAAATCTGTATTCAAATCATCTTGAGATAGAGAACCCGCTATGTTTTCGTATGCCCCTTGCGAGCGTTCCAGATCAAGGAGAGAGGTCATCATCCCATGCAGATTCTGCGTTGCAAAGACTTGCACATAAGCTGGTTCATCGGCATCACGCAATACAACTATCCAAAAATCTTTTAGATTCAAGACGCTTTCAATTTTTCGATCCGGTAATACAATGCAGCCTTTCTTGTCCAAGTTTTGATAATCTTTTGCTGTCAAACCTTTTGAAAAGAAATCCATGTCACTCTCCTATTAATTCCCCATTAGCATTTCTTTAACGGGCTCACGTTGAAATTTTTGTATTAGGATAGGAACGTAGTCGTTCATTCCTTTCTCCCAGCCAAAAGTTATATCGGCCAAGTGAACATATTTCTTTGGATTTATTTTTTGATAGCATATCTTTCCAGACCAATGACACGTCTGATAGTTTGCTCTCAAACGATGGATAAGCCCATTTACAACATTGACCTGTATGCGACCAATCTCATCGCCATAATGAGAGAATACCCAATAGTGTGCCGGTACAATCTCGCGTGTAATATTTGGCTCTACTCCGGTCTCTTGATAAGACTTTGGTTGATAAAAACCCACGCCTGCAACCAACATTTGAAATGCCAGTTGCCACACCTTACCAGTCAACTCAGGTGAATTGAAACGCACAAACCTGTATCCAAAGTTTTGATCAAGGTCAATCAACACGCTGTCTTTTTTACAAGCTGACATGTTCACTCTCCTATAAAAAGTGAAAGGCTGGGTTTTACGCCAGCCTTCACATTACAATTTACCAATTACTGAATAAGAATTTGTGCAGCCATTTTCTCCTTTTTAACGTATGGATCTTGGCGACCTTTGCCAAACACAAATTTGATTTCGGCTTCCTTCCCCATTCGGAGTAGTTGCTTTTCCGTATGCTCAGAAGCCATTTTGGCAACCTTTTTCAGAAAACGCGCCAAATTTTCACCAGCATCGTTAGGTTTGACATTCAAAGCCCGGATATAGGCGCGTTGTTCACGCTCAGACATGTCTGAAAACTTTGGAGCATCCTCAGCAACTTTGACAGTTCGCTTTGCTTTGGGCTTCTCAACCTTAGCCGGGTTTGTCTTTTTGGGACGCTTGACGACAACCTGAACCGGTTCATTATCCAATTCGCCTTCGGCACGCATTGACATTACGGAAGAATGGAAGGCATCAATATAATCTCCGTCCATGTATTCAAGCGCCTCCATGATCTCATTGATCTGACGCTTGGTTTTCTTGCTGCTCATTTTTACTCTCCTGTGGTTAAGTTAATTTTGAAGTCCGGTGAGTATCGCAGGCGCATTTTGCGTCACGAATAAAACCAAATCAACGTTTTCTCGTACTGCTGCTCCTGCATCAGCAATAGTTAGCCGAGGCCGAGCTGCTTTACGCAACAGCTCAGTGTATTGATCTAATATCTCCTGTGTTGGTCCTTTTTCCATTTTATTTTCCTAAGTTAGGAGGGTGGCAATATTGCCACCCTCAATGTTAAACAATTAGTCCGAAAGCTGCTTTGCTTTTTTGCCTGCCTTTTTTGCCAGCTTCTTTTCGAGCTTTTTGCTCTTCTTGGCTACCTTTTTCTCGACTTTCTTTTCCGATTTTTTGGTCTCTTTTTTGGAATCCTTGGCCGGCTTTTCAGCCTTGGAAAGCTTCTTGCTAACGCTGGATGCAAAAGCCAAACGCTTCTTCTCAGTGATCAAAGGAAAAGCTTCCTCTGTTTCCTTGATCACTTTGGCGTGAGTTCCTGTCGCCGGCAAAAGTGCCAATACTGCCTGCTGCAAGAGAGCCAGACGTGCTTCAATGTTTTTCGCCATGTTATGATAACTTTCATTTTGGTTGTTTCTCCGCTCCAATGCGAAGCGTAAAGGGTGGAAACCCTGCCCACCCTTCTCGTTTCGTATTAGACGAAATTATCTGGAATTGCTTCCGCTTCCTTTACCTTCGTTTCAAAAGCCTCCAACACTTCTTCTATATTCAAAAATGGGCCTAGCAATAAATTCCTAGGCCAGTCTTCTATATCATAACAGCCTAAATTTAGACACCATTTTTTATCCTGACCTATAGTCAAAGAGACTTGATACGAAGAAGATTTGCTCGTTCCAAATTTTACTGAAAGATTCTGAAACCTAAGTACCAAATCCAAAAATTTGTTCATAGTTTGCATTAGCTTTCCTTATCAATGATTGTGAGGAGTGTTTAGCCAGGTTACTGCTTCGTTAATCCACGTCAAAAAAGCCAACGTTACCTTTAGATCAAAGTGAAGCGATATGCGACACAATGCGCTAGTGTGAATCCAATAGTACAGGTTTGTGATAAAAACTGGGCACGTTGCTGCTGACTCTGTACTGTTGTTTGCAATCCATGCCATTCCAAGTAAAATCAAACCTGGAAAAATTGCCCATACGCACAGCCAAAAACTCCAAAAACGTAGACAAAAGATAAACATTACGCCTTTAGAATTGTAGTCACGAGCTGATGCAACAATGCTCTGACGACTGTTGCTGGGAAAGTAGAAATTACGCCATTGTTGCCATCGCCCAGGTAAAGTAAACATGAACCAAAGAGGTACCAGCACAAGTCCCATTACACTTGCTCTTTCAACGGCCGAGTAAAGTAAAAAGTATGTCGAGTGTCTCCTCCAATTCCAATTCTTTGGGAGACAACGCTGCATAGTAACCAACCCTCTTTTCCCAAAGCCTGGAGACTAGAATGTGGCAAAGTGTCATGCCGAATTAGGACGTGGTATTCGTACTTCATTGCAAGTCTCCCTTCAAAAATGAACTCAACTTTGATACCCAATGCTTGATTGCAGGTGCAACTGTGCTAGGTGCCTCAACGTTTTGATACTGACAATGAGGACTGGTAATGTCCCTTTCGCATCGAAAATTAGGCAAGTCAATTATATGCTCATCTGAGTGAGCATCACTCAGAGTAACAACTGTGCCCACAAACCTATCCTCACAGAATAGGTAGTCTAGTTTGGAACAGCTATACACTTTTTCAGCATGGAAGACCAAGTTGCCAGGAGTAAAGTCAGTCATCCTTCAACTCCTTCAGCTCATCAGCCATGTCATAGTGGACTTTCATCAACTCAACGGCGACCGTTGTCAGTGGGTCTTTATCAGTACCCACTGATTTTAAAAGACCACTCATAATGGCCGCCATGCTCTTCTCACCTTGAGAAATACTGGCGTTCACTCGATGCATCGAAGCATCATTGCTTGCGCTAAACAAGCGATCTGAAAGCATATTCAAATCAGCTTTCAAACGAGAAAATTCATCATACAGACCATCATTGTGTTGGATGGCCGCAGCTTTGGCGTGCCTATAAAGCACGCTTGCCACAACCTCCATACAATTTCTAACCTCGTTAACCGTAAGATGTAACTCATTGTCAGGATCAGGATCTACTGGCCTGATATCAGCTTTCCAAGAATCATATTTCATCTAACTCTCCTATCACAAAGGAATAAATTCACAAGAAGGATTTAGGAAGCCGATTATCCAAGTCCCGTCAATGTGGGCGGCGCCACAAAGGTAAGGTACGCCTTCATAGGTTTCTGAATCTTCTGGAAAATAGTAATCCAAAATTTCAAAATAAACATCTGTCCAATTACGCTTGCAGCGAAACCAAACCTGCTTTTTGGTCTCAAAGTGAGACGCACGAATGTCTTTTATCATCAGGCTCTGAAGAGTTACCGGCATATCCATGTTACATGTCCTCTCTCATTTGGTTAAAAATTAATAGGTATACGGTTCTTCGTCATCCAGTTTAGGCAAATTTTCTTTTTTAACCCAGTCCTGAAATGACTGCTTCTGTTCCGTTTCTTCTTCCTGCAGCTTGAACAGTGACATGCTTATTGCCAAAGCAGCCCAAATGTCCTTATCTGTTGGTGTCATTTTTCATTCTCCGTTTTTCGAGCCATACCTCGAGCCTCTGACTTTGCAGTTTCGTAGTCACCAGATAAAAGCGTATAGCCTCCTTTGTTGAAAGCTGGGAGAATACGCTTCTGCTTTGCTTGTATTTGTTTCTGAGCAACAGCATCACCACAAGCTAAACATTTGTTGTAACCAAGTGCGGCACGTTTTTCTGAATACTCCTCTCCACATCCTGTGCATATTGCTCTGGGCACCTATTGCTCCTTTCAATTGAAATTAGCTCTTGATACAATTCATCCATGTATTCAAATGCTGCCAAGTAGGTTACTTGATCATGGTTGAACCAAACCACTGCTCGAACGGGCACCAGGTGGTCATAACCTTTTGGTGCTGGAGATTGAACTCGAATGCAATAATCTAGCATACTGCCTTTTTCCCACGAAATTAAAAACTCTGGCCATTCATGGTTTATTGCAGCAGGTTTCATGTCGTGGCCACCAAGTACAACACCGCTGGTGTAGCTAACTCCGTATTTTTGGCGAAAAGTAGCCATTACTTTAAAAACGGCTTCTTCCCATTTGTCACTTTTCCATTCATTGAGTTCAATCATGATTGAACTCCGAAAATCTCTTTTTCAATCTCATCAAGTAAAGCTTGAAAAAGAGATTTATATGCTGAATATTCATCATTGGCAACATTGGAAGCCACCTTTGCAGCATAATGTGCAGCATAAGCTGCATATGAAGTTGGATCAACAATCGCATGAGCAGCATAAGCTGCAGCATTAGCAACATGCACAGCTGAATGTGCATTAAGCCTGCACACAGCTTCATGCGCTGAAGCCGCAGCTTTAACAGCTGCAGTAACTTTAGCATAATCTGATTCATTTTTGCAAATCACAGCTGATTTGCATTGTTCGCAAACCTTTACAAGTATAAGCCCTTCATCTCTTACAGGCTTAGGAATCGAGTCAATTGCTTGATCGATCAACCTAACTAGCCATCGCGCTAGTACATTAGCCCATTGTTCTTTTGACAACACTGTCCATTTTGACAGCAGATCTGCATACCTACGTATCAATCCATTGTTTAAATCTTCATTACTAATACCATCAACCAGCGTGACGGTGCATTCAGCCATCCATTTTGGCATGGCTTCATTGGGACAATCAGCTACTGAAGGTATCCCAAATGCTGCACCTAACAAGCAGGCGTAATAACGCCCCTCTCTTTCTATTTTCCAATAACGCTTAACCAACCTACCTTCATTCAAGTAGGCAAGTATGTTTTCAGAAGCTTGTTGATTATTAATCATTGCTTTTTCCTCTTCTTTGATAGAAAATAGTACGTGACACCGTTTTTGCCAAGTATTTGGCGTACTCGAAGTTCTCGGCAAATGTCAGTCAGGTATTGCCTTCGGGTCTTTTCTGACAGATGCGCCAAACACCGTATCAGTCCAGGCTTTGTCATCTCGCTAATACGAAAATAATTTCTGCCTTTTACTTGATACAACTCTTGTCTAGTTTTTGGCCCATACCGATTGTAGATCGTTAACCTGTAATCTGAGTTTTCAACTAGCTTGGGCACCTTTTAATCCTCATAATCCTCCCAATTGTCATCAAATGAATCTTCCCAGCGACGACAGTCCTCCCAGTGACGCTGGGTATTACACTCTAGTCGAGCCGAGTTTCGGCAAAGATTGAGATATCTCTCTGCAATCAGCTTATTGCTGAACCAGTAGTGATCATTGTAGCCATTTTCAATCACATTGGCATCAACAATGCTAGCGCTTGTAGAAAAATCTATAGATGTAAAGCTGTTGGTGCGATAGTAATGTAGAAACTGGCTTGAGTCTCCAGAATCGTACTTGTGCTCCTTGATCAGAGATCTTTCGTCTAGTTCAATTATACCTATACTTGACGCCTTGCCAAGGCCATAAACCTTATACAGGATGACCTTTTCCATTTTTGCCAGAGCAAGCAAATCCTGCAAATCAGCCAGGTTTAAAGCGCCAGGTGGCCGAACCATTATCTTTTCCATAACCTTACTCCTTTACAAGAAAGCGAATCCCATTCGCGGTTTTGAATTTTTTCATATAGGCATCATGCGCCTGACTGGCAACGTTTAAGGCTCGAGCCTTGCACTTGTGAGGAAACGCAACGTTCTTGATCTGTGTCCAGTCTCCCAACTTTGTCCGATACAGGGTTTTGCCGTTTCCCTCAAACACGACATAATACATTCGCCTCTCCTTTGATTAGTTGCTATTACCAGTATTGGGTGTAACCGCATTTAGCGCGTATTGCACAACTGCAATTTTTGGTGCAAAAAGACCCAAAAGCTCTTGGGTTGAAAGTAGGCTTTCTAGACAAGTAAAGCTTGCGATGATAATATAAAATGCGGTGAACATCCCAACAACAATAGGTATCAGCCATTCTGGGCCATCGCCGCCGTCAATTACCTTGATGATAAAATATTTACAGAATCGGTAGGCTATATATCCCAAAATTGGGACAGAGACTAGACCAAGGATATCGGTGGCAGCCGTGATCAGAGCAATGACGTGTAGATAGTGAGCGGCAAAGTCAACGGTTTGTGGGCCGTAGGCTGAAATTGCTGCCCCGGCCTTGGTTGCCAAAGCTGTGATGGTTGACGTTACCGTGTTGGCGATATTTGCAATGTTGGCTGTGTCGGTCATGCTAATCTCCTGTTATTGGGGTGAGCCAGCAGTCAAACAAACTGCTCGGTAGTCAACGTTGGGAAGACGTTTTAGTTGTGCCGCAACTACGATCGCTTTGACTGTGCGGCCATACTTTTTGGATGCTGCCAACCATGTCCCTTTATTATTAAGGAACTCTGCAACTTCTTTTTTCTCCTCTTCCGACCACTTTGTATGTGAGTTAACCTGTTGCTTTGTATTCAGCCGTTTGAAACCTGGCTTCTTTTTGGTCGGCCTTGCGTTTGGTCCGCGAGGTTCAATTCTCTTCTTTGGCTTATTTTCAGGTTCTGCTTGCTTTGCAAGCTTTAATGAGATTGATAAATCCTCATCATTGCGAACCGACGGTGATAGCTGCATCACTTCTGTTTTGATAGGCAGAACGCCATCAACTAGCATAAGTTGCAGCTCATTTAGCAAGCCGGCAAATTGCTTGTTGTCTAAAATTATGCTATCACCGCTGTAATTGCCTCCTTCCATAAAAATCTCAACACCATTTGTCAGCTTGGTCACCTTTAAGGCCACATCTTTAATTTCAGCTATAACCCGATGGACCATTTCAACGCGAACTACACTCATAATGTTCTCCTACTTGGATCGTTTGACGCGAAGCTTATCTGCAACGCGCGTGCTAGTCGCAATTGGCTTCACTTTGCCATCCTTGTCACGATTCAATTTGGGCTTTTTGCCTTTGTTTTTGGTCTTGGTTTCAACCGGACCTTCGTCCGTATCATCGTCGTCATCAGGTTCAACTTTTTTGACTTTCTTTTTTGCAAGTTTGCGGATCACTTGGCAATTTATAGCCAAGCCTTCACAGCCAGGTAGGTCAGACAAGTCATACCACCTGGCTGAGGCAATGACAAAGGACTTGCCGGTCCCTGACAATTCACCGTTTTGTTTTGGGTCAATGAAAAGGACCAGCTTGCCCTTGTCGTTAACCTTGGCGTTAATGTTGACTATATTGGCCATGACCTTACTCCTTGGTAGTAGTTGATACTAACCGAGCTGTCTCAATGTGGAACATTTTTTATCTGGCATCTTATCTCCTACCAATCTCGGTTTGAATCTCACGCTGCAGCTTTGCATCAAGGCGCGTGAGGACATAATTGTGCCGTATGTAAACGTAGCCGATTACATCAAGCAACGCATATGCGATCAGTAGTATTGCCCAAATATTCATTGGTATCCATCCTCCTAATTATCTACAGTTACCGCATATACCCACAAAGCATACCAGAACAGCAGTATGCCAACTATAATCAATGCGCCAATTGCTGCGGCGCATAAACTCCAATTTGAAATTGTCATCAATTATCCTTTCTTAGATAATAGAGCAAACACGCAGAGCCCAGACTACAACGTCAAACCAAAAGGTTGCAACGTTTAGGAACAGATTACAAATAAGAGCGATCAAGAAGGGAACATGTACAGTATGCCCTTTGATCAAAGTTAGCACGTAGCCCAGCTCATCCTGTGTCCAGGTCACAAAGATAAAAGCGAACAAGAGAACGCAAGCCACAAAGATTAAAAATACTTTACTCATTATTCTCTCCTGAGAATGATGAAAAGAAAGGTGAGGATCAACAGTTGATCCTCACCCAGTGAATAGTTACATCAGATACTTTACGCTGTAATCGTAGCCATCATCGACACAGTCCTCCATTGCATCCGCGTAGTCAAAAGCAATGAACATTGTGGACGGAGATGGCGGCGTCCTCCCATTTTCAGCCAACACTTTTTCGGCTTGATCGATCATTTCATCGACAGTCAGCTCTTTCGGCATGTGTTTTTCCTTTTGCTATAGATATTCTATGCTAGTATCTTCGCCCAATGCGAAGCGCGAGCCCAGGATTATTGGTGTTATCCCTGGGCTCTGGTTTCGTATTAGCTAAATGCGGGTTGCTTGCACCCCTTCATCTTGTTCAGCACAGATTGAATACAACCCAATTCATGTGCCTCAGCTTCACAGTCAACATAATATTCAGCCATGGTCATGATCATCTGAACCTCGTAAGGTGTCAAAGTAACTGTTTCCGTGGCTTTGTAGTTGCTTTCGTCAGGTGACATGTAACCTCCTAATCAGGTTTCACCAGTTTGAAAATGTGCATATCAGACTGCAAGTCCTCAATTTCCTTATCCATTCCCAGTTGACGCATAAACATTATAGATTTGTCAAAGTATGACTGACCCTTGTGATTGAAAATCAGCTGAAGGTCATTTGCGTCTTTATCTCTACCGCTGACCAACTTGCTAATTATCAGAAAAGGCAGAGCCATTACAGCCAAGCCTTTCCACATTACAGGCTTTGTAATTGCCGCAACCTGCCAGCGGTCCTTAGCAATCAACCAATCAGTATCCATGTTATCGACAACATTGGAAAATCCAAACCGGTTTTTAGCCAGTCCCTTTTTGCCAAAAGCCGCCAAAACACTTGCAATGGTAGATTCATCACGGCTGATCAACACGTCTAAATCAGGAGTAACTGGCCTGACTTCCTTGCCCAAGTGGATAGCAACCGCCGCGCTGCCACATATCACTCCTTTATGATATGTGGCACACCACTCGCCAACCTTTTCCAGCGCTGAGCTATCACGAATACCTGCGTACACGTCATAGCCCACCAATTTGTTGTAGTCAGTCATGCTTTCTCCTAACTATGCAGGAATGGCTGCCTTGCGTGGCTTGGTCAGCGCCTTAACTTTAACCTTTACCGTTGCAGGCTTGGTGTAGGCAGCACGTGCCTCAGCGGGAGATTCCTCGCCGGTGCGCGGGTTCCGAACCATTGTGCCTGCCTTGCGAGCCGGTACCTTTTTGGCCGGAATTTTCTTGGTGACAAACTTGCACACGCCAGGCAGCGTAAACACGCCCACGCCCTTTGGCGCCAACGAGCCGCAAATTGTCTCTTCCAGTTTTAGCATGATCGCCTTGACAGCTTTCAGCTCAACCTCCGTTTCCTCGGAAAGATAATTGAGCAACGCCGACTTGTTCATTTCCTCCTTTATCGGAGTGTACACGATCGCGGGCTTTGCTGCCCGCTTTTTCTTGACGACCTTGGCAGGCTTGCCTTTGGCAGCCGGTTTGGCTGGCTTGGCGACCTTGGCTGGAGCCTTGTTGCTTTTCGCCTGAGCCTTTTTGGCTGCAATTTTGTCTGCTACACGCATTGTATGTTCCTTTTGTTTGATAATTTTAAGATCTCCGTCCTGGCAGACGATCTCGCCTACCAAGGTTAGCTTTGTACTTACTAGACGCCACACCTCCCCTGTTCTATCGACATCGAACACTTTTCTTTTTGTTGGCCTGTACACCTTGCTATTGCCCGGTATTGAGTACAGGAATACTTGACGTTGACTCCTCAAGCCACACATGTCGGTCCAAGCAACTTGCCAATTTGGATGGCCTACTGCGCCCATTAAGCACTGTTTGACAGTAGGTGCAAAACAAATGCGTGGCGTTTTCCTATCCTCTAAATCAGGATCAGAACCTGTTGGGACTCGAGGTGTAAAAGTTACCTCAGGCCCATAATACTTTGAGGTAACATGATAGTACATACAGTTTTTTAGACTGCGGTTAGTTTGGCTTTTGAAAAGCCAATGTCGGCAATTGTTTTGCTAATGGTTGATATTAACGCATCGCGCGATTCCTCGTGAAGATGCTTAACTCCTTTTCCTGCCTTGATATCGGCAATCTCAGCTTCCAAAAAGATTTGATAGGTTTTCAGCTGCGCCTCTTTGCGCGCAATGGCACTTTGTTGACGAATGCGACGACGGCCGGGAAAATTGCAACGTTGAGCCATTTGAATTTCTCCTTTGAATCCAGACAACTATTGTCTGCCTAGCGAGACCAATTTACAATCTCGCCCGGTAGGCATTAGTTTCAAATTTTTGGCTTGAAAGGGACAACGTTTGATTTTGCCGGAACAATTGACTGTTTTGTTCTTTTGTTGTCCTGAAAATCATGCACACAATCAATCATTATCTGTGTCAACACCTCACACCAAACCTGGTGTGTGTGAAGGACAGGAAAGTCTATCGTCGATAAAAAGTATCGAGCCTTTTGTTCGCCAAAGGTGTTACAAGTTGTTTCCCAACAATCATAGAGTGAACTTTCTTTGGCTTTCTCATCGGCCAGCCAAGAATTAAAAGACTTTAGCGTTTCTTTCATGATTGCCTTAATCCCTTTAGTTAATAATTGTCCAAAACATGTAGGCAACGTATCCCCAAGCAGCCAATGCTGAAGGCAACAACACGGTTGCAAGTAGCCTTTGTTTGCAGGACACTACTACGCTCCTATTGTTGAATAGTAGCCGGCGGCACGCACGTTAATTTTGCCGCCAGGCAACGTGCTGATTTCGGGAAAAGAGCCAGTATAATGTGCCACTGCCTCAACAATCAAGCCTTGCATTTCGCGGCCAGGGTCCTTGATCGTTTTGTTGATTGGATTTTTCCAATGCTTATTGTTTTTCACCAGGTTGAAAGCTTCCTCCAATTCCTCCTGTGTTGCCTCTTTGTGCTTCAGCGCTTTCATTGGCTTACGCGCCCGAGTAAACTTTTCCAGCGCGTTAAGTAGCTGCTGTTCGGTCATCGGGCCGGCACAGAGAATATTGCCGTAACACATGAAACGCAATTGACCGTCAATGCGCTCAAACGTAAAGCACACGCTGGGGTTCTTGTGGTAGAAATTCAGTATGGATGACTTGTCCGCCTGCTGCCGGAAGCCAAGCTCTTTCAGCTTAGCTGCAAAGTTAGGCAGCAACTTTGCAAAATTCTTTTCGGACAGGATTTGCGTTGCCTTTGCAAAAGGGGAAGGATCGAACCTTTCAATACAGGCCAAACATTCCTCAAGTGCATTTGAATCCGGCCAGCCATATTCGATACTGTCACCGGATTTAAATACGATGCAGATATTACTTTCCTCGTTTGACTGATCGCCGCCGTAACGCCAGCCCTTTACATTTTTTCCGACAAGCTTTCGGATTTCATCATCCGAGTATTCTTTGCCTTTTACGATCACGCAGCCATAAATTGCTTTAATTTTTGACATGCTTATTCTCCCGCTCTTGGTTGTACGTAGGCGGTAACCGAGCCGCCAAAAGTATTTTCACATTTAGCTACAATGTAGCCCGCGCCCTCCAGCTTCTTTTTGACCTGTTTAGGTGTAAGGCGAACGTGGCCGTACAACTTGACACGCTGTTGACCGTTTTTCAGCACGTTACTGAACACGCGACAGTAAGTTTGGCCAAAAATTATTCGCCACTTGCCTCGTGCTGAGGCAGCCTCAGCTTTTTTCTCAGCTTTCAGCGCAGCCGCCAGTTCTTTCCGAAGCTGATAAGGCGACTTGCGGCCTGAGTGAACATAAGGATACATGCCTATTCTCCGTTATCATGAGGGAAGGAAAAGTGGGACACTTGAAGTGTCCCACTTTGTGCCGATTAGTTGGCCTTGCTGAAAGCGGCGCGGCGGCCCCACCGAGCGAGCTTCTTTGCAACCTTTTCGTCATTCAGCTTGCCGCTGTACTGCCGAACCACTCGGCCCCTGAACATCAGGTTCAGTGCCAATTCCTCGCCTTCACGGCGCGTAAAGTACACAGCCACCTTGGGACCAGCATGAAACACAGGGCCGATGACATGTGCCTTTTCGACCTTCATGCGCTTCAAGCCAAGCTGATCAGCCTGCGCCATGAAAGCGGGCAGCACGGTGGCAATGTTTTTGTTGGTAAGTGTCGTCATGTCAGTATCTCCATTCCATATCAGTTGTTTTGAGTGAAACGTTCACCTGCTGAAATCCGCGCATGGTGAACGTGTCCCAATTTTACACGACTAGGAGAGGTCTGTAAATGGCATCTGACTACATTTTACCATCTTTTACTGCATAGCAGGTATGCAAAATCCATTGGATTGACTCAACTCTATACCTACAACTCTTTGGATTTAATAGGAAACAGTGGATTTTTGTTATTACTACAAACTACAATACAGATAAACTGTACAAATCCTGGGTGTTTGTAGGCATTTTGCTTTGCTATCCACATAGTAAAAGAATCCGAGCAAGTTCTGATATGAAAAAAGGCCCACTAGCTTTCGCCAATGGGCCTCATGCCTAATTTTAGCGTATTAGCCTGTTACAGAAAAGCCATCATGATACTGTTTGAGTAGAGAACTAGACAATTTGGCTTTGTCCTCATCTGAAACGCCGTACTTTGTAGCATACTCGTCTACCGCTTCACCAAGAGGCTTTAATGCGATGAAAGGCTTTGTCGAATACGCCAACAGGAGACGATTAATCTTAAAAGAAAGCTCGTCAATCTTTGCCTCAGCTGCTGCTAGTGTTGTGTTGTCAGCAAGCAATTCAGCATTTGTTGCAATTGCTTCTTTTTCAGCAACAGCGCTGATTAGGTTGCGTAAACGCATTTGAAGCTTCTTCTTGTTTTTGTCGCCCATCATAGCGTACACTTGGCTACTCTCAACGCCAACAGCATTAATTTCAGAAAACGAATCTACTGTTGCTTCGTGAATAATTTCGCTGTATTGACCCAAAGAAGGAATGTGCATTTCCTCGTCTTCAGCTTCGTTATCATCCTCATTCTTGACACGTTTCTTTGTCTTTTTTGCACTTGATAGCATGAAACTATTCGAGTTAAACTGCGCCAACACTTTGGCTTCGACACGCTCAGTGATCTGAAATGCCGTACGGCCTTCTTCGGAAGAAGGTAGAGCTGGTGATAGCACCGAGATCAAACTAAATGAAACCAGTGGCACAATTTTTAGATCAGAGGTAGTATAGAAAACATGCCCAGTGTGTTTGCAAGCAATCTTTGCCATTTACTTTTTGTCCTTTTGTGAGTGAGTTAAGAGGTTGTTTGTTCGCCGTTAAAGGCTCTTAGTAGCTCATAGGCAATTCTACGAACTGTAAGTTCTGGAATATCGTGATAGTCGGCAATAAATTTTGTGTAGTTTTTAGGACGACTAGCTGCTAGATTTTCTATGCTGTGATCTTCACTAGCTCTCATTTTAGTACGAACGTATTTTTCAAAATACGCATCATTGTCCTTAAACATTAGCTTAAGGACAATATGTGCTTGCTTGCGATTAGCTTCAATGTATTGCTGCATTACTCGCTCAGTCTCAAATCTTAGAGTAGGTAATTGCCAATTAGCATCGCCCATTTTAGAATCATTGATAAAACCCTCCTTATTGTGGAGAGACTGCTCTTTAGTCTCGTATTCCCCTTCTCCTGTTTTCACAATGCGAGCACGCTTCTTGCTGGTAAAAAAGGAAATTTCTTTCATGCCTTGATTATGAATTGACCGCTTTACGCTGTTTTCTCTATGTAAATCAACCTGCATAGGTGTAACTCGGTAATACGTTTCAACCCCTTTACGCATCAAATCAGAGATCATGTCTTTGTGATCCATCTGATTATATTTTACCACAAAATGCAGAGAATGATACACGAATCTAGTAACGTACTGTTCTAAATTTTTCATCGTTTCTTGACAGTTGCGCTTTACTTGTTTAGGTATCAACAAAGGTCTTTCTTTTACCTTTGTGAGCAAGTTGCCTTTGAAATTGATTCCTTTTAGAGCTGTAAGCCACACCTCATTCCCAGCAGTAATGTCACAGGTTCGCATTAAGCTAGTGTAGTTGATACGTTCTTTATCTCTCATCTTATTCAAACAGATTAGCAATGCTTGTTTGAGACCCAAGTTTGTCTCAAAGTTTTCCAAGATTCCATGTAGTAATTTATAGCTGTCATTGGTCTCTAAATCCCAATATCTAACTACCCTCTTTAGATCATTGAAATCGTTAACGTGCATTATATAGCCAAGCATTGCAACTTTTATATCGGTAACTGCGTCAGAAGATAAATTTGTTGAATTGGGTATTGATTGTAGCAACACTGTTGCCAATGAGGAATCATTGTCTTTTGATAGCTGTTTCCATGTGCTATCGCTTACTCTTATCTGTGTCAAAGCTTGAGCCCTCTTTGGAAGATTTACAGGAACAATATCCTGCAAATGAAATCACTTGACAATAATGACTCGACTATTTGTCTTTTTATCTTTGACTTTGCTCATTGTTTTTGCAAACTGATCAATTGTAGGAATTTCGTAATCAACAGCTTTTTTAGGTGTGACTGTTATCTTGTAGTATTCCTTTTCTTTTGGATCTCGTATCCGTTTATGCTTTATCAAATTTTTCTTTTTGCGACTCCATTGCTCTTCAGTTAAAACTGAATCATGTAAATAAGTGCCACCCTTGCCTAACTTTTTGCCTTGAACATAAACCTGTTCTTTGCTTGAAGATATTACTGTTGCTTTAGCATAATTTAATAGATAATCATCACCTAGCATTCGGACGTACACAGTCTGTCCAAATGTAAATCCTGTTTTCTTTGTGGAGGATTCTTGATTTAACCAAGCTACCAAAGTAGGCAGTTGCTTCCCGTATTTTACCAATAATCGATTAACAAGCTTGTACTCAGGATCATCTTGAAGAAAATGAAAAGGGTTGGCAAAGAATTTGATGCAGGGCCGACTAAACTTTTTTACTCCCAACGTTGAGCAAGGTTTTTTGAACGCTTGATGCGCCCGATCCTCAAAAAAGATACAGCTACCACACCTAACGTTTAAAGCAATAGGTTGTCGGCGTTTATCTTTATTTTCTAGTGGCGACTCAGTTTTTTCATTCATACCTCACCCCTTTTGTTCACCAAAATTTACGCATAGTTGGTGTACCTAAATTATAACAAACCTTACAAAAATCTGCAATTGGTATTTCAGATTTTTAGATCAGACGTTTCATTTGTTTAAGGATTAGACTACAACAAATTGTTGTTATACACACTTTTACTACAAAGTACATTTTTTTACCTAAATTAGAGCTCCATTGTATCTTGAAGTATCAGGTCAGTCAAATAATCTTGAAGACGACTGTAGCCTTTATCCTGCTTGCGTTTATGCGCTCTTTTAAGTAGAGCTTGAGGTACTGTGAACATTATTTTTCGATCAAGCATAGTCGGATCTAAATCTTCAGCTTGTACCTTGGCAATATTGATAAATTGCACAAGCAGTTTAATTAGTTTGATTTGGTTCTCATTAAAACCAGGTGGAATTTCTTTTTCCTTACCTGCTAAATGATGTATCATTAGATGGTGAGCTGAGCATATAGGAAATAGTGGCCCATCTTCAGGACCATGAAGATGTCTAGGCCACAAGTGATGCTGTTGAACTTCAATTGTTGTGTTACAGATTCCACATGATTCAGAGTCCGGAAAATGCTTACAAAGAGCTTTACCTCTTTCAATTAAATCTATTGGCACGTTAGCAAACTTTCTTAATGTCCTTTACCGTTGGACCATATGACATTAGCTTTGTAATGCCAATTTTTTTGGCTATTTCCATTGCTGTCATTTTTTCAGCTTTTCCATTAGTAACGACAAAAGTGCCATCAGGTATCTGATCACAACAGGTAAGTGCAACAGATACAGTTGTCCGTGCTTTACTTGCATCTGCCAATATATCTTGCATTAGCTCATCTAAGTCAAGTAAGCCAAATCGTAGCGAGCCTTGATACGGATTTGGTTTATTGGTTTGATCTGCAAACTGCATAGAAGGAGGGCCTTCTAATTCATGTAGCATTGGACCCTCTCCGTGTCGGGTTTTATAAGTACGAGAAACATAGGTTGTATTCAACACGCCTACATTCATTTTTTCACAGAGTTTAGCAACGTTAGTCAATCCTGTATTTGACCGAGTGACGTATGGAAAAGTTCCATTATCCATATCTAATTTTAAGCCTTGCGCTCCTTCAAATACAACTCCTTCAGCTTCAAGCTGTTCATCAGGAACCAAAGTAATATGGCGTAATGCTTGTTTAGCACTATCGTACCATTTAGACAACATGAAATGAGCATAGTCTTTGTCTTCAAAAAAGAGCTTCATTTCTAATTCTTCATATTTATCCGAAGTAACGCCTAATTTTTCGGCTCTTTCAGGTAGGTAGTTTTTCCAACAGTCCATTAAAATCTCTAGCAGATGTCCTTTGTTATCACCGGCAAGATTTCCAACAACAAAATCGTAATCTGAATTTTCAGAGCGTTCGACAGTTTCTCCAATTCCCATGCCGCAAGACCCATGTCTATTAGAGCCTCTCAATATCTCAGCAGATTGATTTAGAATAATATCTATAAAGGTTACCATGTAACAAAGTGGACTAATGGTTGGTCGCTGAAAAGGAATGTTTTTTTCACGAAGAGTAGTTCTCTCACGCTCAAACATTAAAGGATCAAAGAGAAAGAATTCTGATAGGTGAGTTTTTACTCCTGCCATTGTACCTGAACCGAATGTATTAAATACATGGCGAGTATTAGTTTTTTCGCTGTATGTTGTATGGCCCGCCTGAGCCCCGCCGTTGAACCTAACGTTTATAACTCTACCCAATTGTTTTTTAATTGATCTGCATTTGTAGTGAGTAATTAAACCTTTTCCCTCATCTCCGTAGCCTGCTCCGATGATAGCATGGCCTTCGAGTACCATTTTCAGCTCTCCCACAAAGAATTGGAGGGGGTAATTTCTGCACCCCCTCCCAGGTTGAAACACTTTAACGGAGTCGTGTTGGACGTTTTTCTTCCGGCTCGTCTATGTCAATCTCAGAAATCTCTAAACCCACAACTCGAATACTTTCTTTTGGAAAGCGAGTCTTTAAAAGTGTAGCCATAACAATAGCATTTTCTTTTGAAAACCAAGTTGCGTCATCTGTATCTGATTCCCACATCGTATAATTTTCACCTGATTTACTCAATGAAAGATACATGACACCAGATTTAACGTAGTATTTATTCATACTATTCTCCCTCTTGTAAAGTAATTTCAATCATCTCTTGAACACATAGGGTTATTTTGGCTTTAGGATTATATTTTTTGATCATTCGTCCTAATGTCATAGCATCATCCATATCAAATACTGTAGCTTCATCTTGTTCTTCTAGCCAGCAGTACTCTTCTTGATCTGTCAAGAAAAAGAAATAGTTGTCAGATTTGACATAGTAGTGTTTCTTTAATTCGTTACTCATTTTCAAAACTCCTTTTTTACTGTTTGTCTAAACCGAAAGCATGTAAAACAACGACTTTGTCTTTTTTGTCTTGCCAAGAATTTGCTACCTCAAGAGGATCAGCTCCTTGGTTTACTTCAATTGCAGATAAAATTACAACAGGCAAACGCTTGTAATCGGACAAGGGTAGTGCGCGTTTACCTAGTAATTCAGTCCATGCTGCAATGACAGGCTTTTTTCTTGATAAAGCGTAACTCCCTTCCTCAACAATAATGTGAAATACATCATAGGTTTTCTGAGCTTCTAAAAGAAGCTCTTTAGAGTCAATGTCAGCTTGAACAGGATGAGAAAGGCGGCGAAAAGATGTCTTACTTACCTCTGGTGGAGGCAATTCATCACCAATTGTGAACACCAAACCTTTTTGTGAACGTTTTTCCCAGCAGTCAATTTTTGTCTTGTTGGCCGCAAACCACCAAGCTAGATTATAAGACTCAGAATTATTACCGCCACCACCTTTTTCAATGTGTAGCTTTTGCAGCTCATCATCAATCCTCAAGTCAGCTTCAAATTGGCTAACTTGCAGAAAAGATTGATCGTACTCCACGTCACCTATACCCATGATCATGATATGTGGATCATATTCATTTTTGCGCTTATGAATCTCATCCATCAAGACTCCGAGACTACGTTTTGCCATGTCATCAGCGATCATACCCATGCTACCGGTGACATCCAATCCCAGAATAATAGCCAACGAATTAGGATTAGCTTCTGAATCACGCGATTCACGAAATGTGATATGAATGGGATCCATTGTCTTTTGGATAGTATTATTGACAAAAATATCCTCAAGACGTTTGTTGCTACGCAGATTGGCATTTGAAGCATAAGCCATGCTTGCAGTTACCCCGGTAACATTATCTACGGCTGTCCAGCTACTATTACCCATTTACTTTCTCCTATTATTCGTCAAACCAGCTTTTTTTACGTCGATTAAATGTAGACGGAGAGGAGGTCGACCCTCCCCTCTCCTGAGTTAAAAAGACTTTCCACCTTTCATCATGCTCATCATCATTAGCATGGGCATCATGTTATTCATACCACCAGCAGTGGAACCTGCACCTGTCATTCCGCCAATGCCTCCAAACAGCATCAACGGCAACATTTTTTCCATGCTAGAATCAATTTTGCCTTCATTCATCATTAGCATAGGCAAAAGCATATTGCCAAGATTAGCAACACCGTCCTTGCTGCCGCCCATTAGGTTAGTCAAAGACCTTACAACCATAATTCCGCTTTCCGGTCCAAAGAACTGAACCTTTGGCGGGAACCAATTTGTAATGGTTCCGTCAGCCTTCATTATGCTGTAAGATTTGGGCTTAATGTCTGTAACCCAACCCATTAATCCTTTTGCACCACTGATAAGATCACCCGGCTTTACTGAAGAAGCAGGAGTGTTTTGTGCAAATGCAGGCAAAGGAAATCCCATGCTCTCCATTGGGTTAATGGTTACGCCATAACTAATGGTGCCTGGAACAATTTTTCCAGCTTTGGTAGAAGGAACTTCCTCAATTTCCTCAGTTAAGCTAGCAATACCTTCGTTTGTCCTAACCCCTACATTACCGGAAAGCAAGTCCCAAACCACTCCATCAACTTTGCGAAAGAAGCGGTTCATTAATTTTGTGCTATCGAAACCAAAGTCCATTGTGTTCTCCTGTTTTAAATTTTTAGGCACGTGTATTCTACAGTCTGGATCGCATTAAGCAAATTTAGCCACTATTTTGGATCCTCCGGTTTTTTCCCTTCTTTTATAGCTTTTATCGCGCTCATTTGCTCTTGACGAATACGAGATTGCAAAGCCGCCATTTGAGCTTTAATTGACTTTGACTCTTTGCCCAAGGATTTAATAATTGCTCTATGGCCTTCAATTTGTCCATTTAGAGCAGCTATTTTGTCTTCTTGTGCTTGAATCTCAAGGCTTAGCTTTTCTCGCAAAGAGCCTATACCTGCCAGCGCTAAACTTTGCTGCAACTCTTTCAGATGCTCTTCTAGCTTGACATAACGTGTTGCCAGATCAGTTTTTGTCAATTCCATTGAGGTAACTTTCTCCTCAATCTCTTTAATCTGAGCGGTTAAAGGTTTAACCTGTTCATAATACTCCTTGTCTACTTTAATGCTATATTCACGCATCAAAGCATCTCGTTTTGCAGCATCTTCTTTTAGGGAAGGAATAATGCTGTTAGCCATTCGCTCATCCAATTTACGCATTGATTGCGCTACTGGAAATCCAAAATCTTGTATTTTTAGAAAAGGCAAAGCATTATATTTGTTTTCGGGCATCAACCAGGTCCAGATTAAACTACTGCCTGGTAATGGTTTAAATTTTGGAATCTCCACACTAATGTCTTCTTTTAGTCCAGGATCAGATCGCTGCTTCTTTTTATTGATCACAAGCTGACCGTATTGATTAGTCTCTTCCTTTGTTTTATTTTTTGAAATTTCTTTATTGTTTAAATTTACATGCGGCAAGGTAACATATACAAAAGGAGTGTAAAACCTCTGACTAAAAGCTTCACGAATGTGCCTTAGTGAATGCAGAAGCTCTTTTTTGTCTTTTAACAAACTTGGCTTTATGCCTAACAGATATTGATCTGCTACTATCCAACCAGGAAAGAAAGGATCAAATCTAACTTTTAACCCCTTGATTTGAAATTCTTTTAATGCAGGTTTTGACATGAACCAAACTGGACCTCGCCCTATTGTCCAGTTCATATTAGGCAAACAATGGGTTGCAGCTAATTTGCGTACACCGTCTTGGTAATTTTCAAGAACAGAATAAGCTCTGTCGTCTTGATTCAGATTGTTTAGCCTTACTCTTTGATCTTTTTCAGCTTCCTTTGGATCATGACTAATTTTGTCCTTGTCCTGCAAGGCTCGAAAACCCTCTGGCGTGGAAGGAGCTGATTGCGTTTCACGCAGGTATTTAACATGCAAAGGATCTTCTATATTGAGGCCTATTTGAATTTTCCCTGCTTCTTCTATATCATGCTTGGCTTCCTGCAATTCTTGGCTCATATCAACTAGAGCCTTGAAAGTCTTTTTTGAATCTGTAGCAGCTTCAACTTGCAAAGCAACTGCAGGAGAGGCTTTTTCTGTAAATTTTATCATTGCCGTCTTTAGGTATTCTTTACTAATTCTATCGACAGCTTCACCTACCTTGACAGCCAATATTCCCAATTCGCGTGAATATTTTCCTTTATTTATCTCATCATCAAGTAGACCAGAGTGTACTGAATAAAAAACGTTTTTAACGTTCTTTAAATCCGATTTAACTTCAGCAATATTGATACCCACGACTACAACATCATCTGATAACTTGTATTTATTTAACTCATCAAATCTAGCAGTCAAAGTATGATAGTGTTGCTCAAGCTGCTCTTCAGAACCATCGGAAGCTCTAGCAGCTTCTAGTTCCTTTTTGAGTGCTGAAAGTAGGTCTATTAATCTCATTTCATTTAGCTTTCAAGTTTTTCTCAGCTCTAATTCGAGCTTGAGAGAGAGCTAGTTGGGTCTCAGTCGAGATCTTTGTAGAAGGGTTCATGACATGAAGAGACAAAACATTGTAATCGTAAATTTTGGGTATTGGATATTCCAAAGCGTTTTGCATTAGATGCACCAAACGTTCTGCTGCCTTACCAGCATCATCCCAAGCTAGTGCCTTGCTTAAATGCTTAGTGACTTTGTATCCTTGATCACCAGTCTCGTCTTTGCAAATGTACAAAAAGCGCACTTGTCCATCTTTAATGAATGAGCGCGCTAAACGAAAGGGTTTTTCAATTGTCAAAGGAGGCGGAGCGTTTGCAAATTCTTTTATTCGATTTTGCAGTCTAACCGTTTCTTCGGTCATGTTGATAATTTTGTTGTTCAATTCATCGTGCAGTTTGCCTTTAGCTTCGGCTTCACTGACAATAATATTGATTTTTGCCTTTAGTGAAATCATGGCTTGCTGCAAAGTTTTAATATCGTATCTTGAATCTGCAACAATAGCTAAATCTTGCTCAAATACTTGAGTGCCGTTGTAAGCAGTTACTCTTACAGTAACGCCAAACCACTCACAGACACTTTGTACAAGTGACATTAAGTTAGCGTTTTGCTGAACCAAACCCGTTACATTGCCTATCAATGCTAAACGAGCAACAGCCAACGTTTCAAATTGATCGGGTACATTTTTAAGTAGCTCCATCATTTGTTCAAAGACATATAAGCGCATTTCTGTAAGAGGGTTATCTGAGACGTCATCCAAAGCGCTCTGCAATGCGTTCTTTACTTCTAGTGATACTTCTTGATTATCAGACACGAGCCTCTCCCTTTGCTACATCGACGGATTTAACTTCGTACCAAGGCAAGTTAAAATGTTCGCCTTGAAAGACGGCATTCTCTACGCTGAACCAGCCGAAACGTTTAACGTACAGACCAAAAATTTTTTTGTAGATAACGTTTGCCTCTTTTCCAAGACAGACTACTCCGCCTTTGTCCATTATTTCAATTGCTTGAGCAAAGGTTAATATTTCTTTTTCCATCTAGAGTAACCCCTTCATGTATATTTTACCAGATTAGGTTTTGGCAAAAGTTTTTGCAAAACCATCTAGTTGGGTTGCGATATAGGTAGCAGGATTTTTTATCCTCTCTTTGTAACCGGCAATTGTCTTTTTTCTCTCTTCAATTTCCTGTTTTAGCTGATTAGCTTCAAGCCGACGCAATTGATACACTTTTAGATTGATAATAACTTCAGCTTCATCAGAGGTTATCCTCATGTGCTTGGCAACGTAGGCACGCAATTCGTCCTTTGAAAATTTTTGACGTAAAGCTTTAATGATGACTTCAAGTTGGTCAACAGCTTTAATTAAAAGCAAACGGTAATCAATTTCTTTTTGAACCTGAATTATCCAATATTGGCAAGCTTCAATTTCCATTGCTATTCGATATTTTATCCAGCCGTTAATCAACTCAGGAGTAATTGCGTCTCGCAATTTACGTTTTGTATCCTGTTTATCTTCATCTAGTTCTCGATCAAGCACCTTAATATTGTAGCTTTTTTGTGCTGAAAAAGCCTGGTCAATTATTCTATCTGCTTCTTTCTTTAACTCTGCTTCGCTACCAGTCATGCGTAATTTGACTAAAATTGTCCCGTGCTTATCAGTCACGTCTGATATCTCATTAACAGACGCAACAGTCTTCATTGCTAATGCTTTTTCTAAGCATTTTTCTAAGCTACCAAAAGGTGCAAACTGCGTTATTCGCATTTCTTTTTTCTTGGGATCCAAAGTGTATTTAGATACAAATTTTACCTTACCTTTTCCTGTTCTATGTAGTCGTAAAAATTCGTCTTTACTAAATACGGGTATACCTTCGTACTTTGAAGTAAACACCAAGTCCATACAAGTTTTTGGCGTACAGGGTTCTTTACTAGTTAAAGTCTTTATCAGAACTTTTACAACACTTGCAAAGGTAAAGCTAGGATTGCTTGTACTTACACCTACGCCGATACCAAAGCTTCCATTTACTAGAAGATTAGGTACCAAAGAGGGTAGGATCAACGGCTCAACTTCTTTACCGTCATAGTTTGGATATAGCTTTACAGTTGGAAGATAAAATTTGTCAAAGAAAACCTTTTCGCTATAAAGCGACATGCGAATTTCAGAATACCTCATGGCAGCAATGCCTTTTGGATTCGCAAAGCTGCCCCAGCCGCCGGAACCGTCAGCCATTGACAGTGGACTTTGAACTAAGGTAACATATGTATCGTGTAAACTTTTGTCACCATGGGGATGAAATTTTCCAAGACACTCTCCAATTGCTCTTGCCGTTTTCATATACCCGGCTTTACTAGTAAGCCCCAAGGTATGCAAAGTCCACAAGGCTCTTCGTCCACTGGGTTTGAGACCTTCTAATGCAGTAGGAATGGAACGATCCTCATTGACCATATTAGAGTATGTATAGTAGGCTTCTTTACCCGCAACAGTAAAATACTTTTCTCTGATTTTTTCCATTAGCTAAGCCCTAAATCTTCTCTAAGAAGTTCTTTGTCTTTACTCAGCATAGCTTCAAAATCTTTGATGCTTTTTTTATCATTCGGTACAGTTAGTCTGATTAATTTTCTACTCTCTGTATCAAACACAAGAGGTTTCATGTCAATAGCATTAAGTTCCCCCCAGCCCTTCAAATAGGTTATAGTCAAGTTTTGAGTTCCTAGTCTTTTATACAGCTTTTCTTTTGTATGAGCAAAGTGAACTTTGCCTTTATATCGAGTGATGTATTTTGGACTATCAACTAGATATATTCGACCTTGTTTGAACAAGCCTGGCAAATATTTCCAAAATAAGCCAATCAGTAAAGCATTAATGTGGTGACCGTCATCATCACCATCAGCTAGAAATATAATCTTTCCGTATCTAACTTTATCAGTAGGAGTTTTGGCATTCATGTCCAGACCAATGGCAGCAAGTATTCCTGCAATCTCTTTATTGTTGTTAATTTTATCTTTTTTTGCAGTCATTACATTCAATGGTTTCCCTTTTAAAGGAAAAACGGCTTGGAAAGATTTATTGCGAGCAGCCTTTGCTTGGCCGCCTGCACTGTCGCCCTCAACTAGGTACAGCTCAGTCTTTTCAACTGGTGTATTTCCCACAATATCAGCAAGCTTGGCGCTCATTTTCTTTTTAGCTGCATTGACGTTTTTTATCAGCTTTTTATCTTTCAAGAAATCAGCCGTCATGCTCCGTAGTTCTGAAGCTCGTTTGACAATTTGTTGAGCTATAGATTTGTTCTTTTTCCAGTATTCCTCCAAAGTATCTAAACATTCTTTGTAGCAGGACTCCTTTACTCTCCCGTCAACAAGTTTTTCCTTAGTCTGACTATCGAATTGTGGAGCATCAATCTTATAATTTAGCAAACCGACACATCCGTCCCGGAGGTCAGTAGGAGTGTATTTTAGCTTCTTTTGAAACGGTTTTAGGGAGTCAAACATAGCTTTATACAAAGCATCCGCATGAACTCCCTGTTCAATGTTTCTGATAGTGTTGGTAAAAAACTCTATTTCACATCCTTCAACATCGGCAAAGGAAAGAACCAAGTCCATGTTTTGAGACGTATGAAAGATTGGCTTCTTGTTAATAGGCTCAGCGTTTAGATCAGATAGGCGCTTTGTTGTATAGGCATAAATACCGTCTTTAAATTTCCAAACCTTGGGTTTTTGATCTCGAAAAGTAAAAGTAACCTGTAGCCCTGCGTTCATATACGCAGCCATCTCACTCCACTGTTCTATAATCTTACAGTGGGTTTTTATCTTTTGAGTATCAGAGCCTAACCAAGCTTTGGTAAACTTGCCAAATATTACCTCATCTGGAATGAACATCATTACAGTGCCAGATTTTGGCTTTGTTCCGTCAGGTAACTTTGGAGCGTTACTTTTTTGTACTTTTACTTTTTCAACGCCACTTTGAAATTCAGTATGGTGCCAGCCATCAGCATCAGGCCTGTAAGTCCATACTCTATATAGTTTGCTAAGAGCATTGGTAACTTTCAGTCCTGCCCCGTGGGTTCCGATAGCAGTCTTGTAAGCTTTGCCTGAGGTCATTTTTGCTGATGACTGTAAGCTAGTCAGAATGTGAGTGAGTGTGCTAATTTTTGCCTCAGGATGTTTTTTGACAGGTATTCCGGTACCCAAATCACGAACCCAAAATGCTTTTTCAGTAAGCCAAATATCAATCTGATTATTTCGTCCTGCTCTAGCTTCATCTACTGCATTATCTAATATCTCACGTAGAAGCGTAAAAACGCCAGTGACGTCTGTCGCACCAGCGTACATTTGTGGCTTAGCTCGAATTTTGTGCAGATCGTCTTTAAAGTAGGAGACATCTTTTTCTGATTGCGTTAACCTAATTCCCGTCTTCTGTGTCATATTGCTCTTTTCTTTCTTTCCAACGACGTTCAGCTTCATGATAGATAGCGTTGAAAATTTCAGTTCTATAACTTTTACCAATCGACAAGGTCATTTGGTCAAACATCTCATATGCTTGTCTAATGTCCGCTGTTTCATTAGACTTGCGTAGCCACTCTCCGTAACTGAGACCCATAGCATCTCACTTTTTAACTGTGATAGAGTTACCTTCATTTGAACAACGACAAATATACTGATAAATTATTTGCATCCGTCTTGTTCTTGAACCTAATTGAAGGAGTAAAACCTCCTAGTAGAGCCGACCATTTGCCACCTGCTGGTCCATAGTCTCGAATTAGTTTTTCCCAAAACAGATATGGCCCAGTACGATACTTCATTCCTTCTCCGTCGTACCAAAAAGCAAACTTGGGCACAGACACTGTATGCACGTATAGATTTTTCATTTGTTTTCCTTTGTTATAAATTTTGGTGGGGCCGGTGGGACTCGAACCCACAATCCCTACGGGCGTCAGATTTTAAGTCTGAAGAGTATGCCATTCCTCCACGACCCCATACTGGTTACGCCTCCTGGGCTCGAACCAGGAATCTCCAAAATCAAAATTTGGGGTGTTACCAATTCCACCAAGGCGTATATTTTGGTAGCCGGTGACGGGATTGAACCGCCGACCTGTCCCGTGTAAAGGGAATGCTCTACCGCTGAGCTAACCGGCCAAACATACTATCTTTTCTTTTTAGATTTATCAGGTACTCGAACCGTATGTACTTTATCAATGGCTCGAGAACAACCGACGTACATTAAACGTTTGCGATCGTTTCCACTATTAATATCCAAAGTGTCTACATAAACACGAGGTATTGATCTACCTTGAGACTTGTGTACAGTAGAAACATATGGACAACTATACATTACCACTTGCCTTATTTCTTTGATCTCTTCTTGGCATATTTTCCATTTGATATGATTTTTCCGAAACCACTTTGCAGATTGATTATACAAATCTTGTAGTAGATTTTTTAGCTTTATCTGAGTTTTAGGTCCTACCATATCAACATGGAAAGCTTGCTTTAAATCAAGATTACGAATCTTGAGTGTAAAGAGCCTAACAAGCAGTCCAGCTATTTTGACTTTTTCACTCGCTTCAACTTTTAACACTTTTAGTATTGAGCCATTATTACCTGCATGAGATCGCCCGTCTAAACGTAAGTACTGCCCCTTTGTAAACGAGGCAGAGCCATATAGTAATCGGTGTGCTTTTATTCTAACTTGCTCTACTGTCGCATTTCGGTATGCTAAATAGCACAGGTTATATTTTACTTTTTCTTTTTGCAAGTCTTCTAAAAATTTTTCTATCAGTTGTTCCCTAGTATGGTGAACGATAATGCTCCCGTTGTCTTTAACTACAGACTTGACTGGATAAAATAAGCGTTCTCGCAATTCAGAACACATTTCAAGAATGGGTCCTGCATTGCGCTGTTGTTGTGTTAAAGTAAAAGTTTTTAGCTGTTTGTACAGATCTCCTTGTTTTTTCATTACTGGTCGAAGTTGCTCAAAATCTCCTAAGAAAATGACTAATACAAATTCTTTGGCTATTAGGAGTTCACTCATTTCATATTCAGAGACCATTGAAGTTTCATCAATTACCAACAAATCAGAATCACACCCACCGTAGCCACCTCTTTGAAACACCAATTCACCTGTAGCTTTATCTACTATAGGAAATTGTGTAAGAAAACTGGCTACAGTATCGATTTCAAGACGCTTATTTTGTTCTAGTTTGGCTGAAAACTGATATTTGGCTTGATGCGTAGGGCATAAAACAGTGACAGTTTTTCCATCGTCTAAAAACTTTTCAATTATACGACAGGCAAGATAAGTTTTACCTGTACCTGCATGACCTCGCACTAAGAACGCGCCCCTAGTTTTCTTGATTAGTAAGTTGTAGAATCTTTTCTGCTTTTTGTTCAAGCTAGACTCCCAGCTAACCGGCCAATTACATTATTTCTCGTACAATGCTCTGAAACTCTTCAAAAGTCAGCTTAATTCTTTGCTGATCAATCCAAATTGTGACAGTATCCTGAATCTTGTCAATGTCTCGATGTATCTCCAGCATTTGTAGAGTGTTAGTTCCTTCAGGATAAGAAAGGTCGTGTTCACCAACAGTAATTGAAGCTGAATATTTCATCATGCCTTGTTTACCTCAACAATGTCATAACCAACTGAAGGATTTAATTTCCTACATTCTGACAACACAGATTCAGCAAAATTTCTCTTGTCCGCTTCATAGTATTCAGCAACTCCTAATTGTTTACCAGTGTAAGAGTCCCAAATGCTGTCTTGAAGACAAAAATCCTCCAAAAGCCTACCCAAACATTCACGCGCACTCTCATCAGCATACTTTGCAATGATCAAAACTTTTGCCATACCTGTAACTCCAAAATTGATCTTATAACCAGGACTACGGATTACAGCAGGAGCAAACAGCAAGCCAAAAAGTGTCTGGCGCCTGTTTATGTAAGAGTATCATCCTTCAAAGGCAACTCACCAGGCAAGAAGCCTTTGTAATCTTCAACTGGATCTTCATCCTCATATTCGTCATCATCGTCATCAGTGTAGCCCAGCTCATCCAACTCTTCTTCAACTAAGCCAGCCAATTCCATACCGTTAATCAGCTCTTCATCTTCAATTTCAATATCTTTAAATTTAATGTCTAATTTTATATCCAAAGTTTGAACTTGCGAAAAAATTAGATCATACTTGATGCACACCTCAAAAATTCGGTGTAGTTCGTACCCCTCTGGAGCTTTTTCAACTGTAACTAGCTTATTATCTACAAGCCTACAGTGAATGTGCATTATATCCCAAGGATTTTCTTCCTCATCCTCAGTATTCATGAAACCAATATGTGAGGATAAAATCCAACAATCTTGCAACTCTGGTAGTCTGTTTTTACTTTTCTCTAAAGCTGCTCTAATCATGCCATTCATATTGCTCGGAATAGAACGGTCATTCTCAACAAATTCATAGGTCTCTTTTGTCTCAAGCTGAGATATTAGCTTGGATACTATTAACCTACGAAACATGTTATCTTTTTCAACCAAGTCTTTAATCTTAAAAACTTTTATCAATTCAAGCACAACAATCTCCGTTAATATTGGTTTATCGATTTAGTAATAGCTGCAAATCTAACCAGCGCTTCCGTTAGACAAAGCTTTTAGCGTTTCGTGCCAGGTACTAACCTGGTTATTCCATCCACTGGACCTATGAGCTTTATATAACTCAGCTCTTATCTGTTTATTACGCAGATAATTTTGCCTACGTCTTGCAATTGTCTTTGCACTCCGTTTATTTGGATGAATTGAAGCTTGTTTTTTGGTATCATTTTTTTCGCGACGGTTATCAGCAAGCTCACTCATTTCTTTTCTCCTAACTTATTAGCCAACTTTACTTTGTATTTTTCCTCGCCTTCAATGTGAGCAAAAATGCGAGCTAGGTACAAAACAATAATCAGAAACATTATAATTACAGGTTCCCATAGTGTAACGTGCATACAAGCCGCACTGTAGATTAGTGCCAGTATAGATAACCATAGAGATATTTTCCATTTTAGGATAAATGCACCAAATTTTTCACTTAGCCATCTCATGTCTTTCTCCAGTAAACTGTGATCCGTAGTGGCTACTTCACTGAGGGGATAACTGTAGCATTATCTAGCTCCACGCGGCGATACTCATGGCACCCGGATCGTCGCCTCTTGCCCCTACTCGGCGCGGCAAGCTCTATTAGTTTTTAGGAATGTCGCCTGTCCAGTCCTTAGGCGTCAAAGTTGACGCTCGAATTGCTGCATCAGCTTGATCGGCTGATTGCTGCAATACACTAAACGCTTGCTCGTTTGTATCCGAATTAGTCCAAGTAGTGTTTGCATACAGCTCAGCCCAAGTGCTTACAGTTTTTGTAGCGTTTGAAAACCAACCTCCACCGTTAATTGTGACTTCTTGATACAAGGGAACGCCTTTCCAATCTTGAAGATCATAAAACTTGTCACCGGGGCGAACATCCAAAAATTTGAACGCTGGCTTTTTAGTATTTGGATCAATGATACTCTTGATTTGTGCAATCAAAGGCGAGCCAGGAGCATCCATGATAAAGTATCCATCAAGCTGGCCTGATGAAATTTGTTCCTGAGCAATGGTCCAGTCTTCAGGCAAAGCTGAAACTGTTGTTTGATACGAATTGCCGTTGTCGTCTGTACCGTACTGTCGAATATTATCAAACGTTATCTGACCACCAGAGCCGACCTTGCCGTCTGCAATCTGAACATCCTTTCCAGTTGGCAAATTATCAACCATATCATTTAGGCTGTTTGCCTTATTACTGGCGGCTACAATTAGGTAGCCAAAGTATGGATACAATGGATGTCCAACAGACGTAAACGTATTAGCACATAAAGTTTGTTGTTCGACTTCCGCAAAAGCATCATGCTGCCCAACCGCTGCATTAATTAGACCTTTGCAAAGTCCTTCAGCTGATTGAACGCTGCCTCGTGAAGCAACTGGCTGAATTTGCACGTTGCTTGCTGAAGTATATTGAGCTATGTGCGGCAGTATTTCTGCACAATTTGCTTTTTTCAGATCACCGCAAGCAACGGTAATTGTCACCGTTTGAACGGTTGAATTATCAAGCGAATCTAGACTAGGGGTCGATTGAGCGTTTGCATGTGTTGCAAACCCAAAAGCAATTAAAGCTACTGCTAGTAAGCGTTTCATTTTACTCTCCGTTGTGGTTTAGTCTGCATCATTATAAATGGTGGAAGGTACTGGATTTGAACCAGTGACCAACCCGTTATGAGCGGGCCGCTCTAACCAGGCTGAGCTAACCTTCCTATGGCGGGACCGGTGAGAGTCGAACTCACATGATGAACTGCTTAGAAGGCAGTTGACTTATCCATTAGTCCACGGCCCCATTTAGTTAGCTATTCAAAAAAGCGTACAGTCTTTGACTTTTTGACATCTCAGGATGTTTTTCCAAATACTTATCAATCAGATAAGCAATATGATATGGCCTAACATGACGATTCGGCATGTGTCTGATACCCCAGCCAAAGAATATGTTTAGGCTACTCCAAAAACCCATGCCACATGGACCACTAAAGAATTTCTCTTCCTCGGTAGGCCATTGATCATAAAACAATCCATAAGCACAGCTATTTTCTTTTTCAAAATTCCATTTCCAATCAGGACGAAGTCTACTCAAATTACGCAATAGATAGGACAAGCCTTCCAAAGAAGGCTCACGCAAGAACTCTCTTTCTGCGTCACGATACATTGTCATTTAATTTCCTTTCACCAAGCTTGTGCCTTGATTGGCTTACCTTTACTCTTTTTTACAGCAGTATTTGAAGATTTTGTTGCTTTTCTTTCTCTTTTAGTTTTCTCATGTAATGAAGCAACAAAAGCTCGGTCGGAAGAAAAATGCAGTGTTTCTCCCTTTTTAGCTTCACCTACAGAGAGTCCTACAATTTTTGATTGTCTTACGTTTGTTACTCCGGTAAATCTTACCACTTCATAGCTAGGAGACTGAAAAATTAACTCACTCTTGATGCCATTTTCTTTGATCAAGATAATTGCATAAGAAGGAACCGTTACTCTTAACCTCTTAGAAGAACGAGGTTGTTTGAATTGGAACACAATGCCGTTTTCATTTGTGGAGATAATTTCTCCTATCAAATGTCTAATTCCGTTGCTGTTAACAGCAACGTGATATTCTGTTGCCATTAATTTTTTCCTAAACAGAAAATGGGGGCTGTTACACCCCCATTACCTGATTAACGTGTCTTTTTGGTGGTCTTCTTTTTGCCAGCCTTAGGTCCAGGCTTAGCTTTAGCTGTCTTCTTTACTGCCTTACCTTTGGCAGCTTTTACCTTTGCTGCAGGCTTTTTCACCTTTGCGGGTTTCTTGACTTTTTTGGCAGGTTTAGCTGCCTTTTTTCCCGGCTTTACTTTTTTGGTACGCTTCGGCGCGGGTTCATCATCGTCATCGTCATCGGTGCTATCATCGTCATCGTCATCAGTGCTATCATCGTCATCATCGTCATCATCAGACGAAGAGTCATCATCGTCATCGTCATCGTCATCAGATGAAGTATCATCGTCATCGTCATCAGATGAAGTATCATCGTCATCGTCATCGTTGCTATCATCGTCATCATCAGACGAAGAGTCATCATCGTCATCGTCATCGTCAGATACAACATCGTCATCGTCATCGTCATCGGATGAAGTATCATCGTCATCGGTTCCGGCTGCCATAATCAAAGTATGGTGAGCAGTTACAAGCTCGTCCGAAAGCTCATCCAACTTTGCAGCAATTTCACTCTTCATTTTCTTGATAGAAGCCATTTTTTACCCTTTACGGTGTTAAAATACGCGCAATGTCCTTGCCGTACAGCTCACGCAATTGCGCCTAGCGTGTCCGCGTCTACTAGACTGGTGTGATTTACCAGTCTTACCCAGCCTCAAGATAATGAGGCTGTGTAAGTGTTGCGCTATCACTGGATAGCCTGCAATTTCTATTCATCGTCATAGGGATCTTCCAGGAAAACATTATCGAAATCGCTACCGACTTCTTCAACATCAAAAACGTCATTGGATTCAATGATGCGCCTATTGCTATCATCTTCTTCCTCAAGAGACTGTTCAAACCCCACCTGTTCAGGTTCTTCAAGTGCGATTAGAGTATCGCAAGCTTCTTGCAAATCAGAATTTACCAGATTCAAATGAATCTCATCTAAAGACAAAAGTATGATAATTGTTTCTGAGATAATTAATCGCTGATACAGCGCGCTATCAACGTATGCGGTTGTAAGATCTACAGCAGGATCCAGGTTTAGCCTGTCGCACAGATTACGGTATACTTGTTCAAGGAACATTACAGCTTCGTTTTTTTGACAGATAGTGCAATACAACTTGATTGCTCTTTGAGCGTCACCTTGAACGTGGCGTAGATCGATCATCTCAATCTCCTAAGTAATTGTGACTTTTGTACGCTGATTAATATCGTGAGGACTAAAGACAGTTTTGTGCCTGGCACATCTCATACAGCCATATTCATATTTGATACCCAGTTCCTTTGTCGGTTTTTCGTCAACAAAATGTATTACTCTTGTAATTCCTCTATCCAACCAAGTATGCTGACATAGTGAAGTAGATCGAACCTGTAATTTACCACAAACTAGGCACTCTCTACGCTGAGTCTCGTCGCCTTGATCTTGCCAGCGTTCCCAATTATGCCAAATCCAATGAAAACGAGATACAAACGGTTTTACTGTCCACTCAAGCTGAGGCATCATGCTCACCTATTAACTCTAGCAAGTCTATTGCTGAAACATCATGATTGGTAGCCAATTTTCTTGCAGTGCTACGAATCTTGCCTTTTAGATAAAAAATAGTTTGTCCCAAAGAGCATGGGCGCCATTTTGCGTTTGGCAAACTTGATTTAAAGCATAGCCCGCCGTTTTTCCATCTATATTCAGTCATTGATTTTTCCTACCTAAGTTCACCACCTGACAAGTGCGTAACATGCGTATCTAAGATACGTTTTCTACTGTCATTTAATTCCAGCTTAGGGATACGGCAAACTCTTAAGGCACAAACACCATCTATGTTCACCCATATCACTTGCCCATCCTCACGAATCTCAATCTGAACGCTGTGATTAGGAGCAGTGATATCCAATGCTATATTCATAATTTCTTCTTGCGACGGTTTATATAGATTAGACATTATCATCGTCGCCTTTATCCTGCAAGTAATTTCCCCAGCCACCCCATTCTTCTGCGTCACCTTCAATTTCATATTCTACATCAGGAGCTTTAGGCTTTTCTTTTGAAAAAGGTTCACCTTTTTTAATTCTTTCTAGCAGCTTGTATACAGCCCAGCGCAGATAATAATCACGTTCTTCAGAATCAAATATGCCGTCACCTTTTGGTCTTGCTTCATACACTATCTCACCTAGCCATCCTTCGTCATCAGCAACATGTGTATCACCAAGATATTCTGCACTAAAATGCCCATGCCTTAGACGCAAGTATCCAATTCTTGTATTATCTGGATCAAAGACATCATACTGCTCAGGGCAAGCCCCGCAAGTCAGAACCAATTTGAGTTTCATTCCTCGCCTTCCTCATTCATATCTTCATCAGCACTTACCAAGTGCATCAAAATATCTAGCCATTGTAGCTGTTCACCATCAATTTCTTCCTCGAAGGTGTCTTCATCTATGCCTGTCTCGTAATTGATTAGCTTAATTGAGCCCGTCTCGTGGAAAAGCTTCAAAAACCAAGCAGGTTCTATTTGATTAATCTTTTGTTTCTTCCACTTTGAAATATTTTCTAACCAGTTATCAGGTAGGTACATTTTGAATGTTTTATTGGGCTCAAAGCCTACAAAAATTTGTTCTCCGTTTTCACAGCTACCTTCTGCTTCTTCGTCTCCGTCATCAAAATTATCATAGTTTACATATGTTCCAATAGAAATACCTAGTACAGCTGCTATCTCAATCCTATCTTTTATCGGAGTAGCCATTTTCATTCTCCTGGTATTAGGACAAATATCTTGGAGATTCTAGAGCAATTTCATTCAATTCCAAAATTTCCGCACCATTACAGGCAGCATCAATTATATTCTCAGAGCGTGCAATCAATAGCGAGACATTGTCTTCAGCTAAAAAGAATCCTTTGGATCGAAGCTCTTCAACCACTGAATCTACACTTCGATTAAGCTCCTCTTGAAGAATTTTGAAGCTAATAGCCATTGCCTTTTCTTCAGGTACTAGTGCAACCAGAGTTTCTAGATCTTTAAATACCTGCATTTGATGGCTCCTTGTTTTTCGGTCAGGTTTACTTTATACGCCGCTGATACGCAATGCGCGTATCTCTTCTTCGGTGAGTTTTTTCAAAGCGTTTAACGCTACTTTTTTATCATGATCAATCACAGTGTAGCCCAAGTGGGTTTTCAGTAAGCTAGTTAGGCGCTTGGCGGTCAAAGCAGTATCACGCGTACCCATCAAGTGAAATAGGTAGTGCATGTACCGTAAGCCGTGCTTGCCGACCTCATGAATGGACAAATAAACATTGGCCTGATGCGTTGTAGGACTCTGTATCTCAATTATCTCAATGTCGGCTGCATTGTGTTTGCAGCCTTTTGTCATTGGATCATACGGCAATCCAGGCGAAAATTCACCGCGCCACATGTCATGCTCAAGCTTTCGGATAGTGCAAGTCTTATCAGGTATTTCTAGAGCTTTACTCATCGTCATCATCCATATCAGAGCCGGTATCGTCATCATCGTCCGGCTCTATATCACGCAAAGCATACGGAACACGAGGGTGTTCATCATCAGTCGGCCATTTCTCTGGCGGCTCATTCTCAATATAGCAAGCAGCAGCCCATATTTCTTCCCAGGTAGCGCAATATTTGCCTAGATGCTTGTACGATCCTTTTGGTCTCAGCGCATCCATCATGTCATCTACGCCCTTTGTGTTGGCAATTATATCAGCAACCGGCGCTACAGTACCAAATGGATCTAAGCTGTTTGACGTAACCCAAAATCTTTTCTCGTCATTGGTGGTCTCAACCACTGTTACACTATCACCGAAAAGAAACATTACATCCATTTTGTCGCCCTTGCGGTTCTTGGGTGGGTCATAGCAAGGTTGAAATTCTACCTCAAGGTCCCTTATTTCGTCGCGAGTAAACGCCTCCCAAATTTCGTTCAAGCGCGGTGCTTTACGTTGAATGTAGTAGGTCATACATTTTCTCTCCATAATAAGGTGTAGGGAGGCAATTGCCTCCCTACAATGTCTAGCTATTCAACTATCGATTGACTCGCCTTTTTCACGGGAACTAGTCATCATCGTCCTCATCCGAATCTTCGTCGGAATCGTCATCATCTTCATCAGCATCTTCGTCGGAATCGTCATCATCTTCATCAGCATCTTCGTCAGGCCCATTCCATGTGATATTGTCGATAGTCAACTTGCAAACGTTGTTTTCATCGACGACATAAGACCCCTCAATGTCAGCAGAGGCTTTATAATTTACAGCGCAGCTACCTTTGCTGTACCGCCCAGTAACGTACCCCGAAGCTGCAAAGTCGCCTGCTTTAGAGTGTTTCTTGACGTAATTCAGATAGGGACCGTTGACAGTAACCGTTCCTCCAGCTTCCTCAATTTCCCTATAAGGCATATCAGGACATACCAAGTGATCTTGGAGCTTCCATGCCGTAAGAGCTTGTTGAACAATTGCCCGAATATTCTTGAGCTTCTTTACAGGTTTGCGCTTTGGCTCTTCATACTGGTGAACAAAAGTTTCCATTTTCATCTCTCCTGGTTTGATTGGGATAGGCGAGTATTTGTCCGACATGCTATGCTCCATTTTGGTTTAGCCCTTTATCTCGTGCTGCTCACGCGGTCACGAAATTCTTGAACGCAAACACTTTACCAGATCATTCGTCGTCATCATCGTCATCAGGATCATTTTCATCTACACGTAAATGTACCTTTATGTCCGCAACGCCTACTTGTACTCGATTAATCTGTTCAGCCATAAACGCAATGGTATCCGTCAAATAGTCTACGCTTTCTTGCAGCTTTTTGATTTGGTCAGAGACACTGTTCTCACTTGACATACAACACCTCATTTTCACGCCCCGCAATACGCGCTGAAATCCGCGCATGGTGAACGTGTCCCAATTATGACATGATGTCCATGTGCTGTAAATGACTACAAGTTACTACGTTTTACTACGTCATACTATCTGTTACTACAAAACGGTGTCAAAATACCTTGATAGCTACTCAATCCTTTGCATTGAACAGGCTATCTACGGTAGTATTTCGGATTACCATAGGAATTGTACAGATCAAATGACAGTACCCACAAGATATCTATCATACGCTGTGCTCTGAGACAGAGAATTATGGTCTGTGGGCTGCTGCATCTGCTACAACTTGCTCTGCATTATTGATTGCAATTGCGACCGCAAGATTATCGTTTGTTGTCATGTCAGCTCGATTCCACCAATGCTGACAACTCTTAGGTAAATTGAAAGAGCTGCGTACAATTACTGTGTTTGTTGGAGTTTCTTCTATCTCAACCATTGGACAGTAGAGTTTCAACTCAAAGCTATCAGACAAAAAGGCATTGATTTTGGCATACAGAGAAGCCGCCACCATTTCCATTGTAGGATCGCCGTGAAATACTGCCATCTTCATCTTGTCTTCTAAATACAAAGGCAAGTGACTATCTTTATTCGATATGAATAAAGAATGGTCTAAATAATTATCCATCCATTTATGAATGGTTCCTTTTACCTTTGCAAAAGGTGCTAGCATATTAGCTTCAAAATCCAACGTAAAAGACATTGTAGCATGATAGGCTGCGTGCCATTTGATATAGACATTGTGTCCGTGAATGCTATAGCAAGGTGACAAAGGATCTGAAATCAGTCTATGAGCAATGGCTATTCTTCTTGTGAAGACTTGTTCGATTAGATGAGTAGTCATTTTGTCCATCCTATTATCTTATACTTTAAAAAATTGCCAATCTGAGCAGCTGCATTGCAGTGATCTTTATTTTTACCATAGGTGGTAATATGCTCGCCATGAGGCTTTATATCTCCTGTTTTTCTAGCATACACTATTACCTGATCATATCCATATTTTTCTGCAATTTCTTTTGCAGCTTTAATAGGAATTTTCTTCATGCTTATCTCCAAAATGCGTTGACACGCTTTCTCCGTTTCTTTTTATAGACCGCCAGAGTTTGCCAAATACGAGACCATGCCTAGCCAGGTTTCTCGTACTAATGGAGCAATGCCATGATAAAGAATAGGACGCTTCACCTATCCTGGGAGAGTCGGTCACCTGGAAGCTTGCTTAATCGTCTTTGATATCTTTAACGGGTGAATAGCTAACTTTTCCAGTGTTCACCAACTTTGCTAGCTTTACACGAACGTCTAATTTAGGATCAATTTTTAGCTTTGTTGCTGTTTTTTCACCCAAATCTTTGTATTCGCGTTGCTTGAACTCTTTACCGTAAACCAAAGCTTTCATGTCACGCCAAGGAATTTCCTTACCGGCTAAACTTTCAAGGCCTTTAGGCAAATCCTTTCTAAATTGAAGCACTTTTGTGGTCTTTTTATCTATGCTCTTGTTAATTTGGGTAGCTAAGCTAGAGTATTGATAACCCATCCAAGTATCAAAAGCCAAATCAAATCCCCTACCTTCAGAGGTTTGACCGTCCTTTATCCACACTCTCATTGAGCATTTTCTGTATGGTGTGCTCCACTTATTCTTAGAGTTGAGGAATTCCTTCCACTGGTATTCATCAAAGCTATCACCAACTAAGGATTTTTCAATTGCAATATTGTTTGTACCACCACTAGTACGCCAAGAGGGGGGTATTACTCTAGGAAACATTTGATTTCGATTGGAGGCATAAAACTTTAAAGCGTTTCCACCTGGCTCATAAAAGGGAGAACCGAACATTACCATTGGTTTCTCACGAAGCTGATTTACAGCCATAATGACAATGTTTTTACGCCTCAATTTACCTACTAGCCTAGGAAGAAATTCTGAAAAGGCTCTAGCTTGATGCGCTAAGCCTTTATCATTATCATCTTTTTCTTCCGATTTTTCGGTGATCAAAGCAGGCAAACTATCCAAAGTAATAAAAGCTTGAGGCCAAGGATTATCAGTAAGGTACCATAATCTACCAGTCTTTCTTTTAAGACTGGCATCAGGTTCACCCAAGGACTCGCGGAAAAGGGCTGTTCTCTTATCGTTCGGGTCCAAGACAAAATACCAAGAGTCATTTTCTTTTCGGTACATTTTGTCAGGTAAGCTTTTTGTTGTCTTAATAAGCGAGTTAAAAATATCGTCCATCACATTGACATCGGAATAACGAATATCTCCAGGTTCTCCTATCCATTCACCTTTGTTATTCTTTTCACCGAATACTTCAGTTAGGCTTTTGACATTGAAAATATTCCCCGTGTAAACGCTCTCAACTGTACCTTCGGGATCAAGCATTTCTCTAATAAACAGGTCATATTTCAACGCCTCTTTCATGGCGTGGGCAGTCAGTGTAGATTTACCGCTAGCTTCTTGCCCAGAAACACTACACCATCCCGCACATAAACCTCCACCAATAACCAAGTCAGAGCATATTAAGCCTGATGAAATTCTATGTCGATGAAGATCAGAAGAGCTAAGGCTGTACTCTTTTTCAATTTCATCTAGTAGTTGGCTATAGATGCCTTTTAAACTAGGTTTTGCTTTTTCTTCCACTTGCTTTGTTTTTGCAACTTTTTTCTTTTTAATCTTTTCTTTTACTTTAGGCATAAACACATTACCTCAAATGAAAAGGGCGACCTATTACAGCCGCCCTTGTTTTAATCAAAATTCATCGTCATCATCAAATTCATCGTCATCAACTGGTTTCTTTTTCTTCTTTTTGTCCTTAATCTTATTTTTTGAAGATTTCTTGACTACTGGCTCATCGTCATCATCATCGTCATCGTCACGATGCTTAGATTTTGCTTTGGTACCTAGTTTATTCTTGCTTACTTTTTTTGGTGGCTCATCCTCATCGTCATCATCTTCTTCTTCGGAGTCATCATCTGAGTCATCGTCATCATCATCGGAGTCATCGTCATCATCTTCTTCGGAGTCATCATCTGAGTCATCGTCATCATCTTCTTCTTCGTCTACAGGACGTTTTTTCTTCTTGACTACTGGCTCATCGTCATCGTCATCGTCATCTTCAACACGCTTCTTTTTCTTTGGCTTAGCTTCGTCATCGTCATCATCAATATCTTTACGTGAGTCTTTATCAACCAGCATACCAGCAAGACCCTTCGCCTCAGCTTTTGCTGCTGATAATTCCATTGGTTTAATAGACTCAAGACCTGTCAAGGGCTGAATACAGTATTCCAATTCTTCTTCTGTCAAAGGCGTACGCTCTTCAAGCTGAATTTCCCATTTTATTGGACTTTTGCTATCAGGATCCCATTTAAGCAAAATATCTCGACCAAATTTTGGATGAGTAATATCATACTCTTTTTTGACACCATCTTTGTTTTTGACAACATTTAGAGTCTTTAGAGACTGAAATTTTTCAGCCATTGTAGCTGACCATTCTTTTGCTCTAACAGGAGTCCAAGTTTTGGATCCTTTTTCCTTAACACGCCATTTTTCACCTAATACATCACGCTTCTTTTTCTCAAAATCTGTATATTTTAAGCCATTCTTAGTTGGACCATCCTCCTGAATATCTCTAACAATAAAATTAATGATATAGTTCTGAGTCATTTGTCCGCCAAGTTTGCGAAATGGACATCCCTTTTCTTCAAATTCTTCAGTTAGAGAATTATAGTCAAGGCAAATTTTAGGAATTTTGACCTTCTTTTTTTGCTTAGAAGAAATGATCTCAAACCACAGCTGAGAATAGCTTGTTATGGGACCAAACATTCTTACTTTTACCCATTTCTTTTTGGGAAACTCATACATGTCGATCTCTTCGCTGAGTCGAATGTTATTGCTGCGTGTTTTTGGTTTAGCGCTTGACCAACCTCCGGTCATGTATTCTACTCCTATGTTACGTTAGTATTTTACCAATTTAATCTTTGTACCTTAAAAGGTTTAGTGTTAGATCAGTCTTAGGCTTTACCTCATAAGGGGCTACATTAATTCCAAAGTCTAGTATGGTGGATCCAACATACATTTGCAATTGTATCTTTACCCGCAAGCTGCCGTTTTCTATCCAAACATTGACAAAATGCTGATGAATACCTGAATTTTGATTTACAAGCATTTCTTGAATGGTTAGCTTTATTTCATGCTGAATACATTCCGTTGAATACTCAGGATTTTTATATCCTAATTCATGCAGCCAAAGGCTGCCAGAGTCTCCGGCTTTACAGCCAAATTCAAGAAGCAAATCGCGATGCTGTACTAGAGACCAGAGCAGCCTAACATATTTAGATAAGTCTTTGTAGAAAATGTGATCAGTCTTCACTTGTACCTCAACGTGTTTAGAGAAATGTCGTTATCAGCTTCAGCTCCTAAAAACATGTACCATTGCCTGAGTATTTCAAGCGTTCTAGGAGAATCGTCCTCAGTAAAAGTTAAGACAATAGGTTCTGATGGTTGAAATGACAAAGTAACGTTTAACTTACTTTGTGCAACATTATCCAATGTGTTATTCGTGTTGCCACAAACTACCTTCCACTTTATGTCCATAGGTTCAGCGGTTTCATTTATATTACAAATGTCTTGATTAGCTTCCATTAGCTTATTCCTTTTAAACGTTCAAGCTCTTTTTGTGTTAGATATATAGGTATGCCTAACATCAATAGACCAATTTCTAAACCTGGAACTGATCGTAAAAATGTTAGCAAATTTTTGTCTACAGTGCTATAATTAATTTCTTCTGCATCAACTTTTTCTATTTTGTCTTGTATCTCAGGTAAATCAAACGAGACTGATTGATTCTCAGCTACTTTACCAGATTTTGAAAGCAAGTGACGTGCTGACATCGGAACGTCATAGGCTGTACCGTATAAATGACCATGTTCAGGGTAAGTTTTTGCGTTGAGAAATGAGCGTTGAATGAAGCCTGTTAGGGTGCCTTGACTAGCATCACACTTGTCTATCGCTCGCCATGTAGACAAGACCAGATTCTTGCATAGATCAGCTGTATCTATTCTTTTAGTTTCAGAGTGATATACTCTGTTAGCTTCGTGGTAAGCTAATTTATAATACCTAGAAGCTATACGTTCCTTAAATTGAAGGTATAATTTCAAATAGCTAGAAGTCCATTGATATAATGAATATAATCTATCTTGGTTTACTCCAAAAAATAGAGCCAATTGTCTACGCTGTTCAAGAAAAGATAATCTGTTTTTTCCTAGTATTCCAATTTCAATGTCTTCAATTGGTTCTAACAAATGAACACATTGATCAATTAAATCAACATATATTCCACGATCAATTTTTGCACTAGTATAGAAATCAAAGCGGTTGTCGTAAACCGCTTTGAGTAACCACGCATTGATTTTTTCCTTTTCAAGAAGAGAAATTTTGCGCCTATTATCTTCTGTGGCGTATAACAAAACCTGCATTAGCAACCTACGAAAAAAAGTTGTTTCCTTGTACAACGGAGAAAACGCTGCATATAACAGGTCATCTAAGATAGAGAGTAGAGTAGGGGTATGAATCTCTCTAGATATCTCTTCTTTTTGATTTGAAAGTATGAAATTACTGGAATCAGGAATCATGAAGCATCAAAAACGCTTGCGCGTTAAGGCCTTATCTTCATAAGGATAAAGAACTAATTCTAATTCAGGTTTACCTGAGTTTCTTCTAAAAGAATTAAGGGCAAGTATTAAACCATTTGCCAATCCTCTCATGTACTCGTTTGCACTAGCATTACCTGGAAGTTTTTGAATATCAAGCATATTCATAATATCATTCTTTGTCATTTCGTTATATTTATTGACTTGTTTTAGTACAGCAATTTCTGCTTTAGCACTCTGTAATTCTAGCTTTGTTTGCTCTAACTCATTATTAATTTGTTCTAGCTGATGATTAGATACTGGCTGATATCTTTTCTTTTCCTGGTTGATTTTATCAATTCTAACTACCCATTGTTGATAGGTTTCACGCAGTTCATTACCTAGATTGTAGGTTTGTTCAGAGCTTTTATCTATAGCACAGTTGATCTCAGCTTGCTTGGCCATATCAATTCCAACCCATGGCTGGTTTTCCCATGTCTTAGGTTGTTCAGTTGAGACGACTGGCACCATAGCCATCTGCCGTACTTTATTATTATGCCTAATAGCTTGACTCTGCATCTCAGTTCTCGTCAAACTAGTCCAATCAATCCATCCTACCGGCCATTTTCCAGCCATAACACAAGTATTTTCTACAAACGTATCACTACCTGCTTTTGGGTTCCAAGCAATTGTGCTGTTTGGGTCAGCCCAAGCTTCTTTTACATAATCAGCCATTGTTTTGTTAGTCACTGTTTTTCTCCTCAAGTTTTATTATTCTAACGTTTGCTTTTTCAGCTATTTGAACCATATTAGCTGTACCATTTCCTCCTGGAAAAGCAACTACAACATTAGGTTCAAATAATTTTAACATTTCAGCGTTACGTTTAAATCCAGCCGAACGTTTAAATGTTTTCCATTGGGCAGGGAAACAAAAGCAAATCTGCTCTCTGCTTTTAGCCCATTCCATTGCCAATGTATCTGCACCCGTAGCCCAACCATGACCAACAATTAAATTTCCATGCTTATCTTGTAGTTTGTCTAACACCTCATAAACTCGTGTTACGTTTGAATATTTTCTACCACCACAGACTAAGATTCTTTTCATGTTTTTTCGGTTGGTAACACAGTCCGAATCCATTCCAATTTATCTTTACGCCAAGCTGCACAATGCGGAATTAGATTAGTTATACAAAATTTTTTGTCAAGAGTTCTTGCAATGTAAACAGCTTTACCAGAATTGTAAGCATGAATCTGAGCTGTTTTTAACAAATCTAACTCATTGTCAGCAACCAATGTTGTAGCCGAAATAGCGTTAGTCATCGAACACTTCTTCCCAGCTACCGGTCGTTGCGGATCTACTATAAGTAGTTACTCTGGCGTCAAAAAAGTTTGCATGCTCAACACTGTTTAATTGCTTTGCTAACCAAGGAATAGGATTTTCCATTTGATTGTAAATGGGTTCCATTTTCAATTGAAGCAAGCGCATATTGGCAACATAACGAATATAATCTTTAATATCTTTTGCTGTCATGCCACGAATATCTTCGCTAACACCAAAAGCTAAATCAATAAAAGCATCTTCGTGATTGACAATATCACGACAAATTTGTTCAACGTCTTTTTGTAATTCAGCCTTGTTTATACTTGGATTCTCATCCAAATAAGTATGATACAATCTTATTACACCATCGCAATGGAGCGATTCGTCGCGGACGGACCAGGAAATTATTTGGCCCATTCCTTTCATTAAATTGTATCGAGGAAAATTTAGTAAAATTGCAAAGGATGCAAATAGCTGCAAGCCTTCAGTAAAGGCTCCAAAAGCAGCTAAAGTCTTTGCAACCTCATGAGGATTGTCAATTGAAAATTTTGAAAAATATTCGTATTTTTCAGTCATTTCCTTGTACTGAAGAAATGCTAAATATTCTGTCTCCGGGAGACCGATAGTATCAATTAGATGAGAATAAGCCCAGACATGAACCGATTCAGTTGCTGCAAATTGCAGCAACATCATTTGCACTTCTGTAGGCTTAAAGATTGGAAGATAACGCTCGTGATAATTGTTACCTACTTCCTGATCAGCAGTAACAAAGAAACGAAAAATTTGCGTTAAGAGATTTCTTTCGCCGGGGGTTAGACTATCATGATAGTCTTTAACATCATCGCCCATGGCGACTTCAGAAGGCATCCAATCAATTTTCTTTTGCTGCTCAAAGTAGTCAAAGCACCAAGGGTATTGAAATGGTCTATAAGGGCGACCAGGTACAGTTTCAGTCAAACTCAAAGTCAGTACTCCTAATTTCATTAGTCTATATTATTTATTACCACATTCACAAGTATCACAAGGGCATTCATCTTCAATTTCATTTTGAAAAAATGCGCTACCTGGTGTTAGTGTTCCCATTTTACCACTAACGATTCTAGTCTCTTCAATTTTTTTAGTAGGCGTTGGTACTGCATTTTGCAATATTTTTGTAGGATCAATTACTGAGGTGGTAACACCATACATGTCAGAAATTCTTTTGTACATTTCATCATAGCTAGTTTGGGGAGGGTGTCGATTCTTCTCTAACATTTCTTGAATTTCAGGACCGCCAATCTTAGGTTGGTTCTCGGGTTTATCCAATTCTACTCTGTCACATTCATAGGCAATTGCAGCATAAGCTGCCAGATCAATGTAGTTATCGTCTTTCAGCTTGCCACAAGCAATTCTGGATATTTTGCATAAGACTTGAAACATTGCAGCATCATGACCTCCTGTATGCTTATTTCCTGCATACTTTTTATACACAGCCATTAGCTCTGCATGACAAGCCAGGTTGATCCAAGGATCACCATATGTGTCATCCCTGGATCCGCACGTATATTCAATGCTAGTCTCTAGTATTTTCTTACGGAACACGTCATTCTCCTTTGGTTTATATCATGAAGCTTTCATTAAAAGGTCGAGTAGGATTGGCTTCATAAGTTTCAGTCTTAATCCTCTTTGAAGGTGAGGAGTAATTTTCATTTAGTTTAACAGGGTAGCCCCAAATATCTGCAATTGCATCCAAAGTCTTCTGAGCATATCTAGGATATAATCTATGTCCATTTGCTGAGACAAATTCAAGTGACAAAGTCCTGTCACCTAAAATATCGGCATCGACTACTTCAACATTTGGAATCATATTTTCAACAAGATAACTATCAGCAAGGATTGAACGAACTTGCTTATAGCCTTCTTTATCATGAATGTTTGTAATGGTATAAGTATCTTCGGTGCTATCATCTCTAACTGAAAACATTCTTAGGTCTCGAATTACTTTCGGTGACAAGTATTGTCGAACAAAACTTTCGTTTCTAAAATTAGACCAAATGTATTTCAATAGTCCTATGTAGTCTTTGCTTCCCGCAATATCAGGAAACCATTCTTTATCTTCCTTTGTAGGATTAAGACAGACTCTTTCCATATCCTTACACATTGCAAAACCCAAAGCATAAGGATTAAAATGTCCTGGACCAAATTTTTGATTAAAAGTTGGTTGATAAACTACTGAAGAGTGTGAGTGCAACCATTCCATCATTCCTCCGTCATGGATCAAACCCTTGTCGTACAAATCATTCAGCATAGAATGGTGAGTCCAAGTGGCTGCTGCTTCATGCACTAGATTGGTTTGAATATTTGGATAAAAATATTGTCCGATGCTACGAACAATACGAAGAATTTCACGCTGCCAGACAGATAAATTTGGAGAGTATTTTTCAAGGAAATACAAAATGTTTTCTTCAGGTAAATTCATACGAGCTTTATATTCAGCACGAAGTGAGCCAGCATCTTTTTTACCTCGTGGAATACTTTCCCAAATTTCGTTATAATCTTTTTCATAGTCTTTAACTCGAGCTAACCTGCGTTGCTCATTGTCTTTTACGGAATATTTTCGACTACGTGGGTACCGCGTGAATGAAGAAAATTGCAAGGTATGAGCAGCATCCAGAAACAACTCTACTTGCTTTTCACCGTATTTTTCTTCACAACGAGAAACATAGATTCTAGCAAATTCCAAATAGTTTAAAATCTCAGCAGCATCTGTCCACTGTTGAAATAGGTAGTTGTTTTTGAAAACAAAATTATGCCCAAAAGAGGCATGAGCCATCACCAAGGTTTGCATTACTTCGGTGTTTTCCTCCATGCAATACGCAATGCACGGATTTGTGTTGATTATCATTTCGTAAGCTAATCCAGTTTGACGAGCTTTATAAGCATTTGAAAATTTAACAAACGCTTTACCGAAGGACCAATGTTTATACAGAATAGGTAAACCACCATGCGATGAATGATTATCAATCATCCAACTGTAAGGAACAATTTCTATCTGATTAGGATAGAGATCATATTTGTATTTTTCTTCGTTCAATTTTTCAAGTTCGTTGAATATTTCAATTAAACGATCTTGGCTCCAGTCTGTTGACGCCATAATTTGTTTCATGCCATTTCTCTTTCACAATATTAGATTAAACAGTTTTGGCTTCTTCTCTATTTTTTGAAAACAGCTTTCGGAAAACAGGAAAGATGTCCTTTTTATCTTTGACCTTTACCTGATCAAAATTTTCATTTGAAATTCGACTATAAGCTTCCATCAAAGGTGTTACGTTATTCCGGCCACCATCAAAAACATTTATATAGCAAGCGTACTGCATAATCGGTAGTAGCGTTTCCATCATATACTCAGCACTCGCTACTCCATCTTGTGAAAAACAATCACCATCGGAAGCTTGACCCATGTAGATATTCCATTTATCAATGGGGTATCTATCCTGTTGAATCTTGCTAATCAGCTTTAACGCAGGCATAACATGCGTACCACCACTATCTGTGGAATAGAAAAATTCTTGTTCATCAACTTCTTTAGCTACATGCGTATGGCTAACAAAGACAATTTCAACATTTAAATATTTCTTTTGCAGAAAGAAGTAATATAGCATAAAGAAACGCTTAGCTAAATCTTTATGATGCTCAGTCATGCTACCTGAAACATCCATCATAAAGAAAATTACAGCTGAAAATGTAGGTACAGGTTGTTTAACAAAATTGCGGTAACGAACATCAACAGGATCAATGTAAGGAATGCGCTTCCAGTGAGCAATTCTTTCTTGATACTGCTCGTCAGTCTCATCTTCCTTCTTTTCTTCAATATCATCCACATGAGGCCGACCCAATGCAATCCTTCTACCTAATGAATTACGAAAAGTCTTACGCAATTCAAGGTTAGCGGGAGCTCCAGAGGAAGTGTAGCCTTTTCTTTGCCAAGTATAAACATCTGTTTTAGCAATGGTTTTGTTAACCATGTTAGGTAATTCAAGATCTTCAAAGAAGAGCTGTAAAAACTCATCTTCATTTACCTCGAACAAAAAGTCATCGTTGCCTTCACCATCTTCAGACGGGTCTGATCCTCTACCACCTTGGCTTTCTTCAGGTTTTTCAATTTCATCACCGACAACATAGCCGTTTGATAGTAGATTGCTATTGCCTGAAAGAACAAACTCCCAAATACCTGTTGCAGCATAAGCAAAATGAGGCTCTTCAATTTTTTCTTGGTCTAAAGATACCTTGCGTTTAGTCTTATCTACCTCATGTATCTTGTGATCGCTTAGATCCTGGATTGAATCTAGCAGTTGAGATTTAACTCGTTGAAAAAATCTACGTCTATTTTCTAAATTTCTATCTTGTCTTAGTTTACGTCTATCAATAAATACAACTGTCATGATAACTCAATCCCTTGTTAGAAAGTTACACTATAATTTACCAAATAGCAGAGGGCAAACAAAACTTCACCGCGGCCGGCTGATCCGCAATTACTAGTTTGTTTGCCCTCTATAGAATCCTTGAATAGGCAAGTGAAAGGGAAAAAGCTTACCTAAACTAAGATTCTATTTTTATCTCAATCTATCCAAAACGTAATTTATTGAGGCCTCGTAAATTACCGTCTTTATCAGCTATAACTTCCAGAATTAGCTTTGTTTTTTCTTTATCTTCCCAAACATAGAAAATTGCTTTTTCAAGCATTGTAAAGTATTGTAAAGTTATTGGACCTTTCGATTCGTAGACATCGAAAGGTCTATTGGAATAACCTGACCCTGTCACGCTTATCTGCTTTGGAAAAGCATCAGAAAAAGCCTTCAAAATGCTGTTAAAAGCTTTTTCCAACTCTTCTAAATTTAAGTCTTTATCGACTTTAGGAAAATTATATTTGAGAATAGACTTTATTAAGACAGTAACGTGGAACATTTTTTACCTATATCGTAATTTGTGAAGATAAAAGTCTTTTGAAAACTCTATTAACACGGAAGTATCTAGTCTTGATAGACTATCGTTTACAAACAACCAATATTTTAACTTGTGAGCTTTTGAAAAATCATAATCATCAGGAACGCACTTTGTATCTAAACTCCAAGTAAAAATTTGAAGCCCTAAAGAACCATCAAAATTGTAAACCGTAACACCTTTTGCAGCATATTTTATGCCAGTCTGAGAGACATGGTTTAATATCCAAGTTAATTGAGCAATAACATTTTTGTCTTCACAATCATTGAACTCTATTATCTGTTTAACTGTTAAACCATCTTTTTCAAAATAGCATAAGCTGACTTCAAATTTCAAAGTTACTCTCTTTAGGTGGTGGGAATATCTAACCCACCACCAAAATAAGACCAGTTTATCTCACATGGATCCTTTAGCTCGCACGTACCATTCAACAGTACGACGAACCTGACGTTCCGTATAGCCACGCTCTTTCATACGAGCCAAAAAGTCATTATGTTTTTTGTCAGTCTCAGCGTCTTTCTTTGTGCCAAAGCTGATAATAGGAAGCAAATCTTCAACGTTTGAAAACATGCGCTTTTCAATTACGTCTCTTATCTTTTCATAAGAATCCCAAGCAGGAGTCTTGCCAGTATTCTTTGCAGCTCGCAAAGCAAACTTGACAACCTCATTTCGGAAATCTTTAGGATTACCAATACCTGCAGGTTTTTCCATTTTTGATAGTTCTTTATCGATCAGCTCTCGATTCATTAGCTGACCTGTATCAGGATCTTTGTAATCTTTATCTTCAAGCCAGTTGTCAGCTAAATCAATATAGCGTTCAAACATATTTTGGCCATAGTCTTTGTATGACTCCAGATAAGCTTTCTGAATTTCATCACCAATAAATTGAAGATACTTTGCCGCCAATGTTTCTTGCAAGAAAGAAATATATTTGTTTTCCAAATCCTTGTGATACTGCTCTTTCTTGATTGCTTTCTCAATTTGAAGCATCAAATGAACAGGGTCAGCAGAGATTTCTTCAGAGTCGTAGTTATATGTGGCCGAAAGAACTTTGAACGCAAACCGAGTAGAGATGCCGGTCATGCCTTCATCTTGACCTGCTGCATCACGATACTCTTGAACTGTTTTAGCGTGAGGATCAGTCTCTTTAATGAACTCACCATCATACACACGCATCTTACTGAAATAGTTGCTGTTCTCATGCTCATGCAAGCGAGATAGAACCGACATGCGCGCCAACATTTCCAATGTATGCGGAGCTAGAGGGTTGTTTTGTAGATTGGAATGTCGGATAAGCTTTTCGTAAATTTTGACTTCTTCAGATACTCGCAAGCAATAAGGCACTTTGATTGTGTAAACACGATCAATAAAAGCTTCGTTATTTTTGTTATGCTTAAAAGTTGCCCATTCAGACTCGTTTGAGTGAGCCAAAATGATGCCGTCAAACGGTATAGCACCAATATTCTCAGTACCCATATAGTTACGTTCTTGCGTTGCAGTTAGCAACGGATGCAGCATTTTTATCGGGGCTTTAAACATTTCAACAAATTCCATTACGCCTTGAGTGGCTCTATTCATGGAACCTGAATAGCTATAAGCATCGGTGTCATTTTGCGGAAATTTCTCAAGCATACGAAGGTCAACCTTGCCGACCATCGAGCCAATATCCATATTGTTGTCATCACCTGGCTCAATTTTTGCAACACAGATTTGTTGCAGCTTGCTTGGGTAAATTTTGTGAACAACAAACTGAGAAATATCTCCTTTAAACTCTGTCAAACGCTTGACAGCCCAAGGCGACATTATTCCTGGCATATAGGAACGAGGAATGTTGTAGTTCTTTTCAATTTTTTCAATCTGTTCGTCTTTAATGAACAAGCTTAAAGGCGATTCAAAAATAGGAGACATGCCATGATCTTTGGTTGCCAAGACATAGATTGGCTGATTTTCCATCAAGTGTTTTAGACGCTCAGCCAAAGAGCTCTTGGAGGAGCCAACTGGGCCAAGTAGGTACAAAATTTGTTTACGCTCTTCCAAACCTTGTGCAGCATGAGTAAAAAAGTTTACAATAGATTCAATTGCCTCTTCAATACCATAGAAGTCAGCAAAAGCTGGATAGACTTTGATAGTACGGTTATAGAAAATTCGGGAAAGACGTTCGTCCTTTGACGTGTCCAGCTTAATGGGTTTTCCAATTGCTTTTAACATGCGCTCTGGAGCTGAAGCATAAGCAGAGCTATCTACTTTGCATAGATCTAGATAATCACGCATTGACATTTTTTCTGCGTCATGAAAGCTGTTTGAGAGTTTAATCTCTTCAAAGATATCAATTTCACCGGTCATGTTATAGTTTCCCTTTCAAGGAAATCAGGTTAAAATTTATAGGTTCCTAAGGCACGATCAATTGTTACTTTACTCATTGTAGTTCCGTTTTCAATGAGTATTTGTTTAATCTGATGTTTTTTGTATCCTAGTTTATACAGTTTATCTATTGCTGCTTTAGTCTTTGGAAAGAAAATTTTTCTAGGTCCCTTTTTTACGCCAATATCTTCAACGGGAGGTTCAAATTCATTCAAATGCTGAAAAGTATTTCCCTTTATAGCATTTGTTATCCTCTTTCTATCAGTTCTATATTCTGCAGCCAATAGCCTAAGCGAAGCTTCTCCTGATCTTAATCTTTGACGCATTGAGATAATGTCTTCGTCTGTAAGCTCAACCATTTTCACCTCTTGATAGACTCTTTAAATCCAAACTCACGCGCTTCCATGAGTAGATGAGCAATATGCTTAGCACAATTTTCGTCATTGCTCAAATCATCATACTCTGTATTTACCAGTTTTTCGATTAGGTTCCAATCTAGCTTCATGCGACCTTTGGAATCAAATTCATCTTTATAAAGAGTTTGAGTTACGGCTTCAATTTCAGATTCATCAACGAGCTCATTCTCTTCGTCTTTAGATTCATTTACCATATCATCAAAAGTAACTGATTTTTGATCACAGGGAACACCTGACAATTGTTGCTGAATAAATGGGTTATTAAGAAATAATAATGGATTATTATTTGAGATTGAGATATTTCCATAAGTGCTAGGTGCAATTTGTGGATTTAATACTACACCTGTTGATTGCAAGCCAGTAGTATTAACAACTGTTCCATCGTTTAGGTTCGTAGTTACAATTTTTGTTCCATCAAAGTAGGATGAATAGAGGTAGTTATCAGTTTGAAGCGGTACATGCGTATTAGATACAACATTGTATCCATAAAAATTTGTAGAGTTAAAAATATCCAAAACCACGTTCTTAATTCCTTATTACAAATTACAACAATTTTCCATTTTTTAAACCGTCGTCACGAGCTTGCATTAAGCCCAAAGCCATTAAATGCTCATCTTCCACGTCCTGATCGTTTTCTGTTTCATAGAATTTATGAACAAATCCAAAGACTGATTTCCAATTTACACTAGAATACAAGGTATATTTTCTACCTTGTATTACTTCTGAATCTTCATAACATGTTATCTCAGTTGAGTGAATGTCATCGGTAATAATTATTTCAGATTCAAACATGTCAACATCTCGATTATTGACATGAATTGAATAACCTTCCCAAACTCGACTATAGCTTTCTAGATCAATGTGTGATCTAAATCCATAATTGAAGGCAAACATTAGTGCTAAGCAATAGCTTTTTACCAATAATTCTTCAGCTTTTTCAGATTGGTACTCTAAACCTTCTTTTGTTACCTTAATTAAACTTGAAATGTCAATATCATTGATAACAAAATCAACTGTATCCCAATACACTCTAGCTTCATCAAAGTCATCCCATGAAACTAGCAATTTACTGTTGTAAAGGATCATTCCCTCTTGAAATTTTAAGGACATTATGTCCTCCTATTAGGCTACTGACAAGCCAAGCATTCGTCCGAATTGAACGAAGGAGTTTCTGCTTTGCTTGCTTTTAACACTCTATCCAATGTTTGAGCTTGTTGAACACTGGAACTTCTTACATAATATAAGCTTTTTACTCCTTTTTTCCAAGCCATCATGTGAATGTTATGCAAATCTTTTTTGTTGATATCGGCGGGTAGAAACAAATTTAAGCTTTGTCCTTGATCTACAAATGGAGTTCTATCAGCGGCAAACTCAACTAGCCAACGTTGGTCAATTTCTGTAGCCGTCTTAAAAATATCTTTTTCGTATGGGGTGAGAAATTCCAGATGACGGACACTACCCTTGTTTTGAGATATATCTTCCCAAACTTCAGAAGTATTCATACCGTATTTGTCCAACAACTCAGATAAATATTTGTTCTTTGCAATTAGTGTTCCTGCTTTGATAACAAATTTAAAAATGTTTGCAGCATTAGGTTCAATTCCTGGCGAGGACTGACCAGTTAAAATTGAAATGCTTGCTGTAGGAGCAATTGCCATTTTGTAAGAAAAGCGTTCGTTATATTCTTTACCTGTTCTGCAGGTGTATTCAACAGCATCAGGACATGGACCACGAAGCTCAGCTAATAGCTTTGAAGATCTATCAGTTTCCAACTTTAGATGTTTGAATACTTTCATGTTTAGAGATTTAGAGAGAGCTGATTCCCAAGGCAAATTTTTCTTTTGCAATAAAGAATGAAAGCCCATTACTCCTAAACCTACACTACGCTCTTGTCTTGCAGAATAAACTGCATGTTGCATTTCCGGAATAGCAGTATCGCAATACTCGATTAATATGTTGTCAAGAAACTCCATAATATCCGGAATAAATTGCTCGTTGTCTTTCCACTCGTCCCAATACTCTAAATTTAGAGAAGACAGACAACAAACAGCGGTTCGATCTTTTTTGTTATAATCTGGTCCTATAGGAAGTAAAATCTCGCTGCATAAATTCGAGCTTGTTGGAAACAAGCCTAAAGCTTGATGATGCTCAGGAACAGCTTTGTTAACATTATCTATAAAAATAATGTATGGTTCGCCAGTTTCAACTCTAGTAGTTAGAATACGAATCCAAACCTCGCGAGCCTTGACTATATCTATAATTGATCCATCTTTTGGTGAACGTAGATTATATGTTGAATTTGTCTCGACAGCCTTCATGAACTCATCATCAATTGTAATACCGTGATGCAGTTCTAACGTTTTACGTTTGGGATCCCCTCCTACAGGATTACGAATATTAAGAAATTCAATTATCTCTGGATGCCAAATAGGCAGATACATTGCAGCATTTCCACGGCGTAAAGAACCTTGTGAAATTGCAAGCGTCAAAGACTCACAAACCTTTAGAAAAGGGACAACACCGCTAGTTGAACCTACTTGTCCAACTTTTTCAGAACGAGAACGAACTTGTCTCCAAGAGACACCTAAACCTCCACCCTGAGAAGCTAACCAAGCTTGTTCCTGCCACTTGTCAATAATTGAGCGCATACTATCTTGAACTTCAGTTAGATAGCATGAAATGGTCTGGCCACGTTTAGTACCAGCATTAGATAGAATTGGTGTAGCTGGTGAGAACCAATGCTTACTTAAATAGTCATACAAACGCTGAGCATGTTCTGAATTGCTCCCCATCCAAGCACAAACTCTAGCATATAGAGTTTGTGGATTTTCACCTGGTAAGAGATAGGACGTGTTGAATGTCTCCATGCCATGTCCAGTGATTAAATTATTGCGTTCTAAATCAATGTCTATTGTATCTGGTGTTTTTCGCTGCGGACCAAATTTGAGTGAATTTGAGGTAGCAGATGACATTGCTTCAGAGTAGCGCATTTTGTTTTTAGTCCTTTTAATAAAGCAGCTTGACTGCTAATTATTCTGAAACTAGATTTCTAGCCAGATGAATTTACATACCGCGTTTTTTGATTGCTTGAAGAAAAATAATCGCGTGCTTGCATCCCCCAATTAGCTTGCGAGGATTAGTAATGTCAGGCGGCTCGTTTGTAGCATTTAAAACTGATGCTGACTTGGCCCAGAGAACCCAATTCCAGACAAACGTGAACCGAGGGCATGAACAGTTGAATACAATTGAAGGGCAGTCAATTATTTTACCACGATAGCTTGCTGGTGTGCAGCGAAGAGTCTGATCCCATTTGTGCTTTTGACGATATTGAGGCAAGTCCGTCAAAGTTGAACCTACAGCTCCAATGGACCCATTCTTGAAATTCTTTTTAGCCAAAGAACGGAGCGTAACATGTTCAGAGTTAGCTTCATCTGGCTGATACTTAATGCTATTCATTAATAGGTATTTGAAGCTCACAACTGAATCAGCTTTAGGCACTCTAGAATTGGGTAAAGCAATTGCTACTCTTCTAGGGTCAACAATTGTTTGTGAAGTTTTCTTTTTTGCTGCTAAAACATTAAGAATGTGAGCGGTAACGTTATCAACCATGTGCGCTCCATATATAATAGTCCTTATGAAAATTAGTCCGTAAGTAAAATTATATATTCCGAACCACGTATTAAACCGTGTTATTTATCATTTCATCCCAAGTGTTGAAAAACCCCCAATCCTTTAAGCTATCATCCAAAGGAAAACACCAGATACCTGGATTAGTCTTGTTGAATCCAATGTCATCAATTTTTATAGTCGCATTTGGACCGTATTCTAGTATATTAGGCAATCTAACGGACAGCAAAGGATAAAAATTGTCAGGAAATTTCTTGACCATATCTTTGATAAAAACGCTATATTTGGGAATTTCTATATCCAAAGTTACATGGTAGCCAAAAGGACTATCCAACAGATTAAAGATCAACTCTTCCCAATCATTAAATTCATCTTGATCATCCTCTGGATTAAAGCTAAAATTTGCTCCTAAAAAGATATGATCACATTCATTTGCTTCGGCAGCAGAAATAACACTAACATAATCTTGCAAGCCTACTACAAACAAAGTTTGTGTTCCATACATTGGAGTGTTACCTACTTCTTCACCTACATACATTTTTTTCATCACAAATTCCTTACTTTTTAATTGAGATTTTTTTCGCTTTTTTATTAGAGGAAGTTGACTTTTGAGCCAGATTACCTACTTTTTTGTCAAGCATAATTTTAACGGTTTCAGGAGCCTTTCCTGTTTTATGATATTTGTTATACTTGTCAAACACAGTCACCAAAAATTCGTCTCTTTTTTTCTTAATGGTTTTTTCTTCAGCTAATTCTTTTGAAAAAGAAAACAGATTTCTAAAATAGTGATGAAACCTACTATGTGCTGACTTCAAACCATGTTTATGTGCATGATTAACAAAATCAAGAGCATCCAAAGTGTCTCTAGAAGCTCTCTTTCCAATTTGTCTTGCAACCAAATCTCGATACTGTTCAAAATCAAGCTTTTGCAGCATTTCATTCATGAAATTGGTATAGCGACTAAACTGCCAATTGTTATGGTACGTTAATGCTGAGTTTATGGCTTGACCTGTGCAGAAAGTAAATAGGTCAGTATATTTCAGGGCTGCACAAACAGGACAGCAACAGTTTAATGTTCTAAAAGGTGATGAAATTACTCTCGATGGAAGATGTCCTGTCTGAAACGTTGTACCTAATTTTTGAAACTGATAAGGCTCGTCGTAATTGTGAGCCATAAAATATGTTTTGGCTACTGCTTGTTGGATTGCAGTAGAAGAATCAGAAGTTAGTAGAATTGGTTTCTTGCGCTTCTCATTTGCTAATTTGAAAATCCAATAATAGATTGGCAATATTTTGTTATTAAATACGCCTAAGATATGGACGTGATTGTAGTGCTTGCCTATATCAGACTCAAACATTAAATTATAGATCAGCTTGGTGGATGTAACTAATGAAGAGTGATAGACACCACCAATTGCAAGTTTATCCACAGTCGGCTCATACACAATTTTGTGATACAGCTCATACTCTGATTCATTTAATCCATGCAAAACGTTCATGAGCTTTGTAGGACTATTTAGCTTTGAAAAAGTTTCCAGCATTTTTTCATTGTTTTTCTTTTGTATCTTTCCAGACTCTTTCAAGTATTTGCTGCTACCTTCTCGACCTAAAGGAACATCCAAAGTCATGCCTACGTCACAGGTGGTACTGTACCATATAGCCAATTTTTCAGGATTAATAAAAGAAACGCTGCCTCTAGAAAGTTGAAACCCACCAGAGTCAGAAATAATCTTCACACGATCAGGAATATCTTTATAAGCATCCATGAAATGGTGATTATACTTGGGATTGAGATTTTGAAGGTAATTCATCATTCCCCACTTCATGCCTGAATCTTTTGAACTCAGATGCATAGGAGAAAAAGAAACAAATTCATCAAATCCTTCATCCAAAGGTCTGGTATTTCCGAGTCGATTGTTGTCGTTGACAAGTAACAACTCTCTATCGGGAGTATCCAAGTGAGTGTATTCAGTTTTGTACTTTAAGAGTTTAGGTGGTTCATTTCTTAGAGCGTGATACTTTATATAAACTCCGGTTCCTGAATGAGCAGGATTAAAGAGTGCTGCTGGAATATATTGAACTAAATCTTTAATCATATCATTTACATCTAGCCAAAAATTCAGATTTAAGATACGGGCTGGTTAACATTTCACCACGCAGAGCAGTAGTAATCATTGTAGAGGTTGGCTGTTTTATACCTCTAACAACTGCACATAAATGATTTGCAGAGATGTACACACCTAAAGCAGCAGGCTTTAAGGTCTCATTAATATAATCAGCAATTTCCTCAGTTAGATTTTCTTGTACCTGAGGACGTCTAGCAAACCAATCTACTAAACGAGCATATTTAGATAGTCCCAAAAAACTAGAATCTTCATTCAATAAAATTCCAATTGTTGCAAATCCCATGAATGAAAGCCAATGGTGAGAACAGACACTAGAGAAATTTATATCAGGAACAATTATAAGCTGATTGTACTTTTTTGTATTTGGAAAAACTGTTAGCTTAGGAGGTTCAGTAAATGAACCAGCAAACAATTCCTCACAATACATTTTTGCAATTCTAGCAGGCGTCTCTGCCAAATTTGGATCTTCCAAATAACTTGGATACATTTTGGCAATTAATGCTGTCACTTCCGGTAGTATATCTTCTTTATTCACAAGCATATCCTCAATTAGCTACAAATTCATTCTCAACGTATGGCACGGTTAGTATTGCGCCATTCTCACCATCCTCTGACACCGTAATTTTTATATCGCGTTTTGAATACTTGCCAATTAAATAATCATATAGAGAGCTAGCCATCATTTCACAAGATTGATGGTTTAATTCTAGCACTTTTTCATCATACAAAGCTTCCAATTCACGTTTAAGAAGAATAAATTCAATATCTCTATCGTGGTGGAAAACCTGAATTTCCACCTCAAAGTGAAACATGTGTCGATGAGGATGTTTGAGAAATTCCACGCCTTCTGGCGCAGCTGGATAACAGTGTATTCCCTCTTTCTGAAACTTTACAAAAATGCTAGTTTTCATTACTATTTCCTTTGCAGGACGTTAATGTATTGAATAATGTTAGACATGCCATTCCAATCCAATTTAAGAGTTGATTTCTCGCCAGCCTCAAAAGCGTGCATCAAACGTATTGCTTGTGCATAATCATCTCCAGGTACATTTAGGTAAAACATTAACCTATTATCGTTATCAACAAACGATGGATGTGAGGCGCATTTTGATAGCAATGGCATACAGCCGTAAATTACGCTCTCTGCTACACAAATGCCATAATTTTCTTCTGGTGAGTGAGAGACAACAATTGCTGCTTTCTCTAACTCTTCATGGTATTTCTCTTTTGTTAGTCCTATTTTTAGCTCTATCCCTGACTCCTCAATCAACTGATTGATATTTACCATGTCTTTTTCTGGATAGTTTGTACGGAATGTCTTTCGTGAAGTAGTGACAATAAACTTCCAATCAGGATATTCTTTGGCCAGTTTGGCAAACAGTGCTATTGTTAGGTCACAATTTTTCTCTTGATCAAACCTATTCGTTAGCAGCATTCTTTTTTCTTTTGGGAGGCCTTTAAAGGTATAATCACTCTTAAACATTGGATTTTTGGTAACATGGATTTTATGTATTAACTCGTTATTAAAGCCTAAAGGTTTCAGACGCCTTGCCCAAAAAGCTTGCTTGTGATATTCAGAGCCAACAAAAACCATGTCTAATGCTGCTACCCAGCCAACCTCTGTAAATTGTTGATATGGTGCTGCAATTTCAAAAGCATCCCCTCTAGTATAGGAACCTGCGTGCAAGAAACCTGTTAAAAACACCGGTACCTTGTTCATGTCAGATAATAGTCTGACCTGTTCAATTCCCCAAAATTCAATATCCGAGAAAAAGAAAACAGAGTCTTTATCAATCGCACCATGATGAAACATTTTGGCAATTTTTTGTAGTTGGCTAGCCTTGTAGTGACAAGTGCTAGAAATATCTAAAAAAGTGCCCACCTTGATATCGTCATTCAACAATGGATGACCGTCAATTACAACTACCTCAAAACCAGCATTTTCAAATGCAACGGGAATATTTCTATACCAAGACTCGGAATAACGTTCAGTCAAAGGTTCTATAGGTACCAGATAAATTTTGGTCATATCTCAACATCACCTTCAAACTCATTAGGTAAAGTTGTAATAACACTACTAAAGGGAAAGACATACACTTTTTTATCTTTTTCAATCTTAACTTGGTCAAAAAGACTGCTGAGTAAACTGATACTTTTGTAAATTGCTTTTGTCGGACAAAGGTCAATTCTAAACATGATTGATAGATTTTCTGTACCTAATCTTAACTCAGGGCCTTCTACTTTGCTTACTTCTAATGTTACGTGAAAACCCTTGAAAAGATAGGCGACCTGCCTGTAATTCAAAGTGTTCTCATGATCACAGATATAAATATGACCTATGCCTCTACCTTCATCACTATACAAAAAATCAAGTACTTTTTGCACAGGTTCATTTGCATCCATAAACAAAGTTTTGACACCACGTAGTCTACCTTCGACCTCAATTCCGTATTTCATGACTAGCCTTCTGCCACTAGAGTTAACTCGTTGTATTGAACCGTAACTTTACCTGTTGGGCAAATTTGTAGCAGTTTATCCATAATCTCTCGTGAATTGTATTCACCTCGTCTTTTAGACTTTATCGCTTCAAGACACTCTGAACAATACTCAGCAGGTACTGTGATAGAGTAGTCCCAGTGTTCAAAGGTCTCATAGGTATCGTAATCACACATTGTTATAGACTCAAACAGATAGTATTTTGCGTTTGTGTCCCATAAAGACTTTTGACTTGGATAACAGTCCTCCAATGCACGCCATTTTTGGCCAGAAACTTTCTCACCTAAGTATTTTCCATCAACCATGTCTACTGAATAGAAATGGGTAGCATATTTTCTGAATAAAGAGTTTGCTTTCTTGTGGTCTAAATGAGAGTCTTTTCTTGAAGGAACATATATCTCATCATATACATATTTTTCAATATGCTTAAAGGCTACAGCTTCACCTGTACCCAATTTATCTAAGGTGGATTTAGCTTTACCGATCAAGCTCATTCCTTCTAGCATTCTAGCTTCAGTTAATTCGTACAGCCAGACAATGCTAACGTTATTTTCAGGATTATTAAATACAGACCAGCAACCTATCATTTCATCATCAATGTGGGGTGCAATAATTAAAACGTTTTTCATTCTAAATACTCTCCGGAAAAGGCCAAGTTTTCTTTGTAGATCAAAGCCCAAACGTGATAATCTTGCCAATCAAAAATTGGAAAAATGAAATTCTTGCCAAACAGACCATTTTTAACATAACAAGTCATTTCGGCTCGGCTTTTTAACTCTCCATCAATCATTACATCTGTATGCCTGCCATCAGTCCTATCAAACTCACACATTTTTGTGCCATCAATCTGAGTAGCATATTCTGGAGGAGGCACAACGTCTCTAGGATGCAATAACACAGGACGATGTTCACCCATTGCGTATATAAGCTTTTGTGCTTCAGGATGAACGGCATTTTCACCTTTAGGTTTAGCCGAATGAAGAATAGGCAAAATACCAAAAACTAACCTAGTTAGATAAGTGACTGCAACAGAGTCTTTTCCTCCGCTATGGCCTATGTATAATCCAGCATTAACAAAAGGGTGGCCATCTAAAATTACTCTAGCCTTGTTAATCATGGCAGGCAATTCAGCTAATGCTTTCTTGCGTGTCTCGCCATCATATAGCAAGAAGAACGGATGAGTCATTTGAATAATCCTTTCGGCGCTTGTATCTTTGTTTCATTTATACTCTTTAGGTGAGCCTTATCAGAGTAAAAATATAGCTTATTACTTATCAACTTTGTATCAATGCCATTTTTTCTCAAAGAGAAATAATAGCCGCCCCAAAACGCATTGCGGCATGTAGTCATTGGTTCCCAACCAAAGGTACGATACAAGTCTTGCTTGCTCAAAGCTTTTTTGCTTAACACTTTTAGTGCTGTTTTTAGCTTCTCTGACCTGTCGCCCTTTGCTGATTGTATTTTACCATGTACAATTTCATCAACACGGTTACTGAAAATTGTCTTTGCTTTATCAAAATTAGGTAAACTGTTTAATGCTTGTATGTTCTTTTTGTCCCAGTCTGCTCGTTTTTTAGGATCAGAATATAACTTCCAAATTATATCGGGCACATCTTTAGGATTAACTGTAGTTAGTGATCCAGCAATTGTTGAAAAGGCTTCGTTAGGTGTAGTGTTAATATAGGTCATGCCTTGACGAATACAATCAAATACGGAGATACCAAATGACTCTATTCGTGAGGTACCGATAGTAATGTTGGCTGTTTCAATAAATTTTGAGTACTCTTTTGGATCAGATATAAAAGGTGAATATACTACAGTTTTTTGCAAAGACTCAGGAACAAATGCTCTAGCCTCTTTTTCAGTGCCTGATGCACAGATACGAATCTCAATCGGAACCTTGCTATGCTGTTTGTGAAATGTCTCAATGGCCTCAAAGAACATTTTTGGATTTTTGAGAGATATTAAGCGGTGGTTCCAAAGAAAGACCAAACCCTTTTTAAAGCTACGTGAAGGCTGAACTACAGTAGATGAGATAGTATCCAACTTGTAGTAGTCAGGGGGAGGTAGAACAACAAACTTTTTCTCTATTCGCTGTATCTGTTGCTTTGACAATACCTGAGGCATTGTTCTACGCAATATCTCAACTAGAACAGGACTAACCCAAATTAGATCGGCAATTAGTAAGTTGTTGTATATCTCTAAAACGTGTTGTTTGTTCTTGGTCCAACCGTTTGTTAGAAAATTATCTTCTTCAAAGAGTGAATGAGCAACTCTGTATATCTTTGGAAACTCACTGAAATAGTCAAAATGATTTCCTGATACATCCAGGGGTTTAGTCCACCCTAAAGAGTCCTCAACGTAAAAAGCATCACAATCCAATGTCCAAAAGTCAATATTTTGGACGGCTTCTTGGGTGTGCATTACGCTCTTAGTTTCTAGATCTATAGATCTAGATCTACCTAGATATAAGCTAGGTACAATTTTGTGGTGCGGAATGAAATGCTTTGAGCTACTCTGTAAGCCTAATACTGTTAAAGTAGGCTTCATGCTAATATTGCCGGTTGAGGACCTCTAGCTTGATGCTGATATTTTCCTTGATAGGGTTGACAAGTAGGATGATCTAACTCAAAGAATACAATTTGAGCAATAGGCATTCCTTTTCTTATCTCCAAAACGTGCTCACTTTTATTAGCTAATTCTAAGGTTAGCCAGCCAGTCCATCCTGGTTCAGCACAGGTGTTGAAAACGCTTAACCCTCTACGTGCCCAGGTTGATTTATCCATTACTAACGGCATAAGATGCTTGGGAATAGTAAATTTCTCAATTGAGCTTGCTAAAGCAAAAGAAGAGCGTTTAACACCAATAGCTTTAAGCATAAGATTACCAAGCGTGATAGGATATAAGGTAACATCCTGGTCAATACGAATATCATATCCAGCTGATGAAAGGCCAAAGGTCATACCTGAATTAACAGCACTTTCAGAATAAGGTGCCAACAAGGGCACCTGAGGTAGTTTATTAGGATATTCATATTTACAAAGGCGACGAATAGATTGAGCTGAAAGTATCATGACTAATTCCTTAGATAGATGCAGTTTTGTTTGAATACATTTTCTCTATTGTCTTTATAATTTTGCCGCTATAGCAGGTCTTGTCCTTGTGAAACGTACAAACCTTGTCAAAGAATTTGGGGCCCATTTCATTCTTGTAGTCAGAAGGCTTTTGACAGGGACGATTTTCCCATATCTTAGTTAGCAACTTTTTGCTTTGGGATTTTTCGTATTTTTCAACCAATTTGTTATTGGCTGTTTGTTTATCTAATAACTCCCAACGCTCTCTTCTCATTCTATTATTTAATTTACGAACAAACAGCATATGACCTTTTCTTTTTGTGCTGGTCCTGTCTCGTGAAACGTATAGAATGGCATACTGCTCGATTTTAATGTCAAATTGTTTTTCAAGCATTACTGCGTATGATTCAATTTGATGAAAATATTTTTTAGCTGGATAATAGCCTTTGTCTAATGCCAGTTTGGTTGAGTCGAATAAAAAAGTTGAGGTAGTTTTTATATCTACTAGATAATATTTACCATCAACTTTGAAAAGTAAATCGCAGTGACCTGATAAACCATTGTAATAAAGAGTTAGCTCTACATATTCAAAGTCACCTTTACAATCTTTCAATTTATGCGGACAAGAATGTCTTTTCTTTGCAGATTTATTGCTACAAAATTGATAAGCTTGAGCACATTTTGTGATTGTTTCAGATGGAGGATTAGAGTCTTGTTTGATGCTAATTATCTTTGAGCATTTCCAATCACCAATTAAGGTCACACCTTTGGCGTCTCTAGAAAATTTCTGAAAGAGCGAATGGAGCGCGTTACCGATTGCAAAATAGAAATGAGAGTCATATTCCATTTCTTCTGTTTGCTCAAGCTCTTTTCTGGCTACTAATTCAAGCAAAGGACAGTAAGGTAATGAACTTACACGAAAATCATGCTTCTTTTTTGCTATAATTGTGGTGGCTTGTACAGCTTGCACAATTTTCTCAAGAGTTTTGCTATTAAGCCACTCATCTGTTGTAGGTAGTCTCAAATTACTAATCCTAGATTATTCAACCATTCCTAGTGATTTGGAATAGAGGTAGTATTTCTCAATTTTTGCTTTCTTTACTTCAATGTAGCTTGAGGTTAGTCTCCGATTATTGAAACCAAACTCATCATGCAGTAGCAAAGCAATGACTAGAATATCATTAAATTCTAGCTCTAGTCTTTCTTTATTTGTCAGGTGTTGAAGTTCCTGAACTTCATCTAAACCAAATTGCATTGCTTTAGAACAGCGTTGTCCTACCTCATTGCACTCTTCTGCTAGTTTACCTAAAAGGTACTGTAGCCTATTCATTGCCATAAGGTATAACTCCATCTAATGTATAAACAACAGGAGAAAAGTGTTTAGCATTCCTTTCAATTATCATCTCAATGATGTTCCAATCGCCTCCTCCAAGACCCGCGCCAATCAAAGGAAAAGCAACCTTGAAATCAGCACAGTCTTCATTTATCTGTTTAATGGCATCATCTATTGCATCGTATGAAACATATCGCTTTCCATCATAGCCATATTCAGGCTGGCAAAACATGTTACCTACCTCTTTTCCTGAATTGGTTTGTACCCACTGCACTTCTCCTAATTTAATGCCGCCTTTATTAAACAGCTCAAGGTAAGCTTCATGTACCTCAGGCATTTCTTTTCGTATGACACCAGCTACTCCAGATTTAAAGCCACCCTTTATATTGCAAGAATGACAAATGTACATGCCTTTGAAATCAAGCAGGCTACCAGTACGATATATGATTTTCATTTTTATTTCCTAGTAAGCTTGAACATTATCTGTAATAGGCAAGCCTAAACCTGATGAAATATTAGGAGTTGCAGAGTACGTGGCTAATAGCTTGCCAATGTTATATCTAGCAATAGGTTCAAAGAATTCAAAGGCTTGGTGTCTATATATTTTTGGTTTCTTTAACAAAGCCTTCAAAAAATCAGCACGGTGATAATCAAGATCCGGTACATGTGAATACTCTAATCGAATTAGGCAGTTATTCAATTCAAATTCTTTGTACGGAGCAGCTAAAGAACACAGGTCCAAATCTAGAAAACAGCTAGTCAGGTCGTCACATTGATGTTGTGCTAAATGGCCAGATGTAGCAGTAATCATCTCATGCACAACAGCTACTGTAGATTCATCCTCTTGATCATGAAAATGTTTTAGCCACAAAGCTGCTGATTGCTCTTCATTTTGATTACAAGGCGCTTTGGCATCATATACAATATCATGATATAGAATTGCGTATATTATTCTATCAACATTAGTGCCAGAAATATAGCTTTGATTATTTTTTGTCATTTGCTTATGGCATTGGAACATTTGTGCAATATGGTATAGCCCATGATATAATCTATTTTTCTCTGTATATTGATCAAGGATAAAGTCACGATAGCTCATTAGCTTATGATTAGCCCAAAACATTTCATTAAATAGTGAAAAAGGTTTATCTACAGTAAGGTCAATTGAAAACGCGCTCAATTTTTATCTCCGTATCTGATGTTTCTTCTATTTTAGGCATAGCTAAACTATAAATGGTGTCTAATACTCCTAAAACTAAAGCGTGGTAAGCTTCTTGCTTTGTTTGCGCTTGTATATCAGATTCCGCAATATCCTCTCGAAGTTTATCTATATCTTGTGCTCTTAAGGAAATTGTCAAAAACATGGACAATAAAGCAAACACCTGCGAGCTATTGATAAGATCAGATGTTGGCGGCTCAAACAATTCATTTAAAGCTGCTTCAATTTTACTTTGACACTTTATTAATGCAGCTTCTGAATATGAAAATATTTTATCTTCATCTTCATTTTTAATGGCTTGTTTTATGCCTGTAGCATCTAATTCAATTGTCGAGTCATCTGCTGCAAAATATTGAAAAGATCCATGAATAATTTTTTTACACTCTTCAGCAAATTCAATTAAAGAACTTGGGTATTTTTTAGTAGCAAGCAAGCTTTTCATCTGTATTTCCTAATACAACCGAATCATTAACCAAATGTAGATAAATATATAAAAAGGTAAAAACAAAACAGCTCGATCAGGGTCCATTTTTCTAATCAAGCTAACAAAGCAATACGTTAATAGTAACCATAAAAACATTTTTAATCTTCTGGTTCAAATATCCAGCCTATAAGATAACTTATGACTAGCACTGTTAATACGCAACAACCTAAAGCTTTAGCATAATGAATAATTATTCCAATAATTACCACGAAAAAAGCCAAGATACAAAGAATTAGAAATCCTCGGATAAAGTGATGTAAATGTTTCATTAGAAATACCTTTGAATTTTTAGATCAGGAAGGTTAATAAATCTAGGATGACCAGGAGAACCGTTTTTGTTAATTCTCCAACAATAAAGTGTGTGACCAGCCTTTCTTAGAGCAGAAAGCAAATCTTCAGCCAAGTATTCTAAACCTTTCGGCAATATACCCCAAGATAAAACGATATCAGATTGCATATTTTTTAAAGAATCTAAAATAAATTTATGATTTCCTTTGCTGCTAGGATTTGAGCATTCAAGCATATCAAGGGGATGGCTTGTAATCATATCGCACACATTAAATTTTGTGTATCGTTGATAACAGGCATAAGACCTAGCCCAGGTATATTCTTTTCTGATTGTAGGATCATCTATTTCACCTGTTGCAATTGATGGATTCATCCCTATAGAAACTAAGGTCGTAGGCTGATGAGGCATCATTATAATTTCACCGGGTTTTGACCAATCTCTATGAAGAGATCGGCGCCTCTCTATTCCATCTTTTTCGTTATGGAACAATGCTGCGCCTTTGACTCCTTCTAGTATCTTCCAACCAGCCATATTATCTTTTCCTAACTTCTCTCATGTAAGCTTTAAAACAGTCTTCACAACGTCCTTTAATTCCCTTGTAAAAACGCTTTCGCTTATCACAGTGATGACAATGCTGCACAAGGCTTCTTTGGCATTCATTCACTAATCTAATGTTTCTTAAAGGAGAATAGATTTTTGTATTACTATAATTTTGCCAAACTCTAACTATAGTAGCTTTAGCCGGACCAAATTGTTTCAGGCTCATGATTTTTTATCTGTGCCATTTACCTATGTTCATCATTAGTCCCACCTATCAATTCTATATGTTGAGACAGCTTCACCAATTGTTACACGAACATCTAAATTCATGAAGCCAGAAGTATTCAAATTATAGCCACACGCGTCTGCATTGTCTTTACCAGCAAGATAGTTGCTATTTGAGAAAGCTTCAATTGTAGAACGTGCTGGATACAATTCACCTATTAGCGTTTCAGAGAACAAGCACATGTTTGGAGTTTTTTGATCTACACAGCCTTCTAACAAAAGAATTGCTCCTTTACCCAGATAATCATATTGCACGTCGCCCCAAAGTGTAGGATAAGGAATAACTGCCTTAACTTGTACCCAAGCATTAGCTGTTAAACTCCATTCATTAGCATATGATCCGTTTGTATAAACATACAAGGCAACAGGATTACGGTTATCTTCCATATCCCATTTAAGGATAGGTGGAGCATCTTTATACAGAGCAGTAGTCAACGCAACGTAATTACCTCGACTTGGGGCTTTAAACTCTAATTTTTGTGCTTGAGGTAAAACATCTTTAGAAAATTTGTACCAGGTCATTATACTCTTTGGTGCTGATAAAGTTGTATCTAAAGCCTTACGTGTCTTCAAATCACCAAATACTGAGCTGGGTTTAGCTCTTTTTTCTTGAGCGGGCTGCCAGGTAAACTTTAAAATATCTCCCATGTGAGCAAATCTACGATATAGAGATCTTTCAGCACCTAGCTTCTTGATAATATCTTCTCCAGCTTTAATGTTGCCCTCTGAAGGTGCTTCCTTTGCTCGCTGATAATTGTCAGATTTTGTTTGATAAGCAAAGTTACGCTTAACAGTTAAAAAATCTTTGCCTTCAGCTAAGTCAGACAACAGGCTGCCTACAACAGACGCACGAGGATGACAAAAACCATTTGGAGCTATAGCTACTTCCTTCCACAAACGGTTGATACCTTTATTACCTTTTGGTCTGTCCTTTAAATCACGCAAAAATTTGACCGGACCAATAAACTTTTCAGGGCGATTTAAGCTTTCGCTGGTAAACAAAGATAAAGCAGCATCAAGCATTGGAGTTTTGAACTCCTTTAGTGCTGACTCTACTTGTAAATAATTTTCTTTAATTTCAGCTGCACGTTGAAAAGCTGAAAGAACTTTACCTTTGTAAACCATCTCAGTTGGCATCTCTACAGCAAAATGATGCCAGTTGCCTGTCTTTGGAGTTCCCAAAGTTTTTTCTGAAGTCACAAATGGCCTGATGATTTTTGATTTTTCAACCTTCTTTTGAAGACGTTCAATTATCTCATTATAAAAATCAGGCACTAGCTTACTATTCCAAAATACAGATTGCAAGGTACCATCTTCTTTTACACGGACCAAGGCACCATATTGCTGGATAAATCTACGGCAAGCATGACAGGTATGAACTTTGCGCCCGGCCTCAGGTATTGCTTTTAAATATGTTCCATACAAATCATCTGCATCTGTCATAAAGAAAACTTTGTCCGCTGCGATTGCATTTTCAAAAGCAGATTTAACAGCCAGTCTTAATCCTGTATAATCCTCATCATGATTATGGTCATGCCATATCGCAACCTTGTGTTTCTCAATTACGGTCAATTTCATTTTCCTCTTTGCCATAGTTTATTTTTGATGCTGTTCAATTAAGCTAGCAATTGTAGCTTGCATGTCCACAATTGTGGAATTTTGAATTTTAATTTTATCGTTTAAAGATTGAATAACAAGAGTTTCTAGCTTGTTTTCCTGGTCAATTTCGTTTTGAAGTCTTGATACACTAGCTGTATTAATAGACTCTCCTATTGAAAGAGCTAATATAGAAATAGCAAGAACTGCAATTAGCCAGTTGTCCATTCTATCACCTATGCTCTCTTAGTAATTGTGTACACTAGCTCATCAACTTGATCCAATAAAACCTGGCTGTGTTTTGGATCAGCGTTCTCTCCCAATTTACCAGAATATTCAAACAGCATTTCATCTACTGCCTTTAGTCTTGCACCTAAGCCTAACTCAGAACTCTTTTGCTTCAACTCCAACAAATGCTCAATTTCTTGCAACACTTCATTACTAATATCTACTTCGGTTAGTAATTGATGCAATTCTATCGGAGGAACAAATCCTTCGTTACTTTCAAGCCATTTCATCACCAAGGTGGACCTAATACCGTAAAAATACTTTTTTAAATTTACCTGTTCGGTAGCCAAGTCCAAATAATCTCTAATGCACTTTATCAAAATGTGTCGATACGAGTACATTAGACGAGTTTTAACGTGAGTTCTCTCAGCAATTGCTGAAAATTTAGCAATGCTGTCTTCAAAATTTACATATACAATAGGAGACCTAATCCATTCACGAATTGCGTGATTGCCATTTAACAGAAGAGATAAAGCTTTACGAATATCCCAACCTGTGCAATCAATGTCATTTTCTTTGTCTTGATAATCTAAATGGTCAGGTATCAGCTTTAATCTAACATAGTCTCGAATAGGCCTAGCATAAACAAACCTGACATCCCAATCGCTATCAGGGCTAGCAAAGCCCCAAGCACGACTGCCACTTTCTACTGCAAATAGAATTTGAACAGCCTTTTCTTTTTGAATGTGGTACAAGGAGGTTAATATCTGTTCTTTCATTTTGGCCACCAATACTCTAGTTTAGGTTTTTCTTTCCAGTTGTAAGCTGAATAGGTCTTTTCTAGAATCATGCTAAATCTCCACGACAAGTTTAGGATCCCACTGTTTATTCTCGTATTCACCATTACGAAATAAATAGCCACGTGGATTACAAAGGATACGAGTCTTGCCGATATAATAATCGGTGCTACTATGAGTATGTCCGTTAATCCAAAGGTCTGGCTCTAACGCAATTAGCTCTTCTGCATTGCTAGCAAAGGCAGGATTCAAACTAGATTTTCCATACACAGGATTTATGGATTTTTCTGAAGGCAAATGGTGAGTGACTACTAAAGTTTTACCATCGAAAGACTTTAATAGCTCGTCTTTGATAAACTGATAAGACTTGTGATACCAATCTATACAGTCTATAGCTCGCAAATAAGGAAAATGTTCACCTTGAATTAAGCTAAAATCGTTCATACTACGCTCGGCAACATTCATGTGATTGTTCTGATCACCGTACAAATTGTAGTCGGTCCACAAAGTAGCACAGATAAAGCGAATACCTGAAAAAGTCACTGTCTTGTTTTCAGCAAAATACAGTGATTTGAAATTCCGTGAATCTGACTCAAGAGTTTTTATGGCTTCCGGTACAGACCTGAATGATTTGTAGTGTTCATGATTACCGGCAACATAAATAATATCGGCTGTAGAGTTACCTAAATATCCTGCCAAATTTCGAAGTGTGTTTAGGGACGCTCTAGAAAAATCACCTGCCATAACAATATAATCACATTCAGGTACGTCGGTGATAGGCAATTCTTGTCCAGTAATTTCAGTATGAAGGTCAGACATTATCCAAATTTTGATCATGCTCGATTCTCATTTATTAGATGTGAAATTTCGCCTTGTTGATTGTAGTCTAGTCGTTTGTATTGATACATGTATTCGGCAACAGCTTTCATGAAAGCTTTATCGTTATTTGTGCCATGAGCTAACTCAATCAAAGCCTTCCAGAGCTCATACATTTCTTGCGGAGTTTTTATGCTAGAAATGGTAGTAGGCGACTTCTTTCCGCCAATCTAGAATTTCAGGATGTAGTACCATCAAACGCATAAAAATGGCTGCCGTAAAAGGAACAGGAGAGCCTTTTAGCCAAGACAGTATAACCTTTGGTCTTTCACCCAAAACTCTAGCTAAACCAATAGGTGATAATCCAAGTGTAGTGAACACTAATGATAACTCACCAACAGACATGTGCGGTATAGAATTAATTGGGGTTTTTGGCTGACTCATTTTTTACTCCATTAAACACAAGCGGGGTGGTGGATACCCTTCCACCACCCCTATGTATATTTACATCAACGGGAATCGCACCCGCATCCATAGCTTACAAAGCTATTGCCTTACTATTCGGCCATGATGAATACTGGATCTATTCGCTGTATTCAGTTACTGTCTGCCTGATCATGAAAAATCGTACTCTACCACTGAGTTACTCTTCCATAAAAGTTTGGAGGAAGAGGCTGGATTTGAACCAGCGACCCGATTGTATTTTGGCTTATCAGAACATAGTGCAGCCTTGTCCAATAATTTTGGTGGGTCAAAAATAATGGCTCACTGCTTTCGACACAGGCCATCATTATGATAATTTTGAGATTTAGGCGTTAGGCTTAGTTTACCCTTGTGCATGGCTCAACACGTCAACGTCACGGTGAAGTTGACGGAACCATGTCTATTTGTTAGGTACCTGCATGTAGGTAAGTGAAAATCTTTTTACCCATTTCTGCAGGCACAATTTCTGCTTCATTTGCACGCTGACGTGCTTTCTTGAAAGCCTGGATCAAATTGTCCAACCTATCCAACAGCAAAGACTTTTCAGTTACAGACAACATGCTAGACCAAGTTGTAACTACACGCTCTGCAACTGCAACATCCTCATCAATTGTCTCCACCTGAGCTGGATGCTTGTCAGTTGCCGGAGATTTAACAAAAGCTTTTCGAGTTTTCTTTGTCAAGAAACGCTTTTCATCATGCTTGGCACGATACACACCCTTGCCTTCATTTGGATCAATTTCCCAAACCGGGCCTGGACGTAGTGTAGGAATGGCTTCGTACACGTCACGCAACTCTTTTAGCTTTGTCTCCATACCTAAGAGAACAACTACCGGAACATCCGTGAGAAAAACATTGCCATCTATTACCACGTCAGCTTTTGCGTGCTGATTTGTTGCTTCTTTTTGCAGATAAGCATCATAGTAACGAGTAACCATCTCGCCAACGTATTCCAATTTATCTCCAACGGTAGTGACAAGAGCTTTATACTCGTCGGTGTTTAGCTTAATGTCATTCTCATCAAAGTATTTTGTTACCGTGGCTGTTTTCAAGAAATGGTCAGGTTTTTTCGCCAAAGTATTTTTGGCTTCATCAAGAACTACCGTTGCGGTTTTCTTGAGGTCACCTTCAACAGCCAAAATTTCATGTAATTTGCTCATTTTTGATTTCTCCGGTTTGAGTTTGTTTTAACGTCACTACTTTACCAGTTTTATTCTAGAGTAGAGAATTTAGACCTTTGTCCTGAATGTAGGGAGCAATGAAAGCTTCAATTTTTTCTCTTACCATTGCAGGTGTTGGATTTACTTTAGGTCCAATTATAAACCCCTTATTATCTATAATCTGATAAGCATGGATTGTAAACAACCTATCAGCATCCACTTGCTCAATCTTATAAAACTCTATAACAGCTTGCCAGCTGTCTAGGCTAACTTCCTCACCGTCTTCTACAAACTTGTAGATTGGATACAATTCATCCTCACCTTCATCTTTGGCAAAAGTAAAACCTTGCTTTTTATGCCAATCATCGAACATGCACCAGCCAATAGCACAAGCAGAAGTGCCACAATCATGATCTTTTGCTTCTTCGCTTTCACAAGCAAAAATATTTAGATCAAATAATTTACCTTTAGCTTCAACCTCAGTCAAAACTCGAATAACTTGCTTTAATGCAGCAACATTTGGAGTATTTTCCATTTCTCTTCTCCAGTAGTTAAAGGTTCAAGCGTCTTGTTTATCAAAGGCTATTTTGTTATTTGTCATTAATCTGGTACCTTACAATTTGGATGATTAAATCCTGCACGATTTGCTAATTCTTGCACGTCATTTGCATATTCACTATCACCGTCAGGGCCAGCCCTAGCACAATCTACGTAGGCATTTAAAGCTTTTCTTGCATTTTTATCTTTTAATTTAATAACAAAAAATTCGTTTTCAGAATTTGGCTCGCCAAATTCAACTACAGAAAAGTCAGAGGCTATAGCCTCTGCCAAATCTCTAGGATTACGAACATCAAACGTATTTAAGTCAATTTTATCCAATCGAATAATTGCGTATTTGCACAAACCATCGGTGCGGGTATTACGAATTAATCTCATGGTTTTTCTCCTAAGTTAAAAATTGGCTCGGGTGGTTGGATTCGAACCAACGACCTGAAGATTAACAATCTTCTGCTACTACCAACTGAGCTACACCCGAATAAGAATAACATTTGGCGGAAAGGGTGGGATTCGAACCCACGGAACGCTTGCACGTTCGTCTGATTTCAAATCAGGTGCCTTCAGCCGGACTCGGCCACCTTTCCACATGATTTATTTACCACTTTTAGGTTACTGTTGAGCTGTGGCTCTCAACATCCATCTCATTTTACCATGTTGCTCCCACAACCCACCTAAGTAATTTACCAAGTCTTCTCTGCCCGCTTCCTTTGCAAGTCTAATTGCTCCTTTTATCCAAGCAATAGTAACTTCGTGATTACGCATCAAAGTTTCAGCCATTTGTTGAACAGACATGGCATGACAGTCTAAGATATCCTCACTTGCAGCAATTTTGCGTAAATCATAAGGTGCAACTGCATCTAATTGACGAATCTTTTCTGCAATATCATCCAAAGATTCCCAAATTTGGGTATATTGTTTTTCGAGTAATAGATGAATTTCGTAAAACGTTACTCCTACCGTGTTCCAGTGAGCTGAATGAGTAACAAAATATAGATTAAATTCTATCTCAAACAAACCATTTAAACGCTGTATCAAATCTTTTTCTTTTTCCGTCACTAAATTAATCTCCAAAGGCCATATAGATTGATCAAACAATAATAAGCCATCAAAAGCGTTAACCATAAAATGTGCTTCGATGCTGCTACACAACCAAGTATTATATCGCCTGCTAAAAATAACATGAATATTTGAGCCAAAGGCATTTTGTTTGGCATAAAACACATTAAAGTTGCTGCAATCATGCAGCACAATGTACCTACTATCTCATAAAAAATCATGGATCATAACTCATTAAGGCCCAGCCATTTTGCTCACCTAGTATTGTCCAATTAGGATGCTTCTTGGCGTATTCCAATGAACGAAAATGCTTAACGTGATGCACGTCATCAAGCAACAGAGTATATCTGTTGTACTGCATTATATTTATCGTAATTTCAAACTCTGCCCAACCTAAGCCTCCAGCCGAGTCCAAAAGAATTAGTGGATTCAAATGCTGAACCTCAACCAAATATTTAGCTAGTAATCCTTCACCTAGCCATTGATCAAGAGCTAATTCAGGGGTTCCCAAACTTTCTGCAATGTATCCAGGTCTAGTATCGCCCGCTCCGTCAATGTAAATATCGTTATATTGGTCAGGATTAATTAGAGCTGAATCTCTTGTTATAAACCAATCAACCAATTCTTTTTCAATTGTGGCACCATGAATAGGTTTTACAAAAGGATAAGCTTTTAGATTTTCTAAAGCCTTTTGGTAATTTTCTGTATTAGCTTCAAACGTATAAAAAAGAATAGAGTCTGGGTCAACGCCGGCTTCCAAAAAAGCTTTAGCAGTATTTGTAGTAGAACCAAGACCCAAATAGGTTCCGGTCTCAATTACTGTGGCAATTTTTTCTTGTTTAATGCGCTCTACAAGCAAAGAGTGTAGAACAGGATCAAATTTCATTTCCATGGACGCGCCAGGATATTCACTATACAGCTTCATTTAATTTCCAATTCGGAATTTGTTTACACAATTGTAGCATTTCATTTGGAGATATTGTTGATGGCCATCCTTGAACATGTCTTGCATGAGGATTGTTTACCCACCGTATATCTAAACATCCAGGATACAACAAGGCATGATGTTTAATTCCTAGCATATGTGCTAAATGAGAAATGCCTGTATCAATGGATACTAGCATTTTGCACTTGATTAGTAGGTCAGCTACATATGCCATAGGTTTATCAAATACTGGAGTAATGTTTGTACCTTCAATCCAGTTTAGTGTATCTGACTTTCCACCATTTGTTGCTGCATTGGGATAATTTTGATTTGACCCTAAGAGATAAACAGGCTCATCAAAGTTTTGAACTAGCTCTTTCCAATTGTCCAAAGGCCAAAACTTGTTACCTTGAAAGTCAGAGCCCGAATAAGGAGCAATTACAATTCCCGGCGTTAGATTACACATTTCAAATTTAATTGGAAAGCTACAAGGCAATTGAATTGGTTTTAGCCCGTTCATGGCAAAGTACGATTGAGCCATATGCCATTGCCAACCCTGACAAGCTGAAAAATTCATTGCCAATGAAGCATCTAATTTGTAAACGCAATCTTGTTGATTTAGGTTATTATCAAATACAACAGGAAAATCTAATCCAGAAAAAACCCACTGATTAAAGTTTGGTCCTATTGTAATAGGCTCAATTTTTGACTGTTCAAATAGCATAGGGCAAGCAGATAAACTATCTCCTATCATGCCCAAATTGGTCCAAATTCTCATATTACGGTTAGCGCTCTTTTAATTTCCTGAACAAAAATCTGTTCAGCTTGAAATGAATCTTTTAAAAATTGCAAACAATTGCTAGGTTCGGTGTGTTCACCGCATGTAAAAATATCAATAACCAATAAACCTAATTCAGGCCAAGAGTGTGAAGCTGCATGGCTTTCTGATAACAGAATCAATCCCGTGACACCGCTATTCTCTCCAAAAGAATGAAACACTTCTTTTACAATCGAAGCTCCAGTCATTTCAATGGCTCTAGTCAAAATTTTCTTTGTCGCTTCAACTGAGCACAGGTTTAACTTGCAGCCTATCAAATCTATTAGCAGGTGCTTACCTGCATAAACATAGTTTTTGTCCTTGATAAAATGTGTATAAGGCGAGCTCACGTCCACATTCCTTGGCGCATTTCAATTAACTCAACTAGTTTCTTTTGCTTCAAATCTTCAATGTAGTTGTAGCTATATTTATCATCATCCGGTTGAGGAATAGGCGAAGTAAAGGTAACGTATTTTGATCCCTTTTCATCTGTCTTTTCAATCATGGCAAATTTTTCATTTCTTCTATCTTGCCAATTTTCATAGGCGGCAATTTCTCTTGGCAGGTCAAACTTGTACCACAGCCACATGTCAATAAAGGTTTCATCACCACCATGTCTCATATTATAGCCTCGATAATGAGAATCAATGTGATAGTTAGGATGGTTTAGCTTAAATGGACCAAGCTCGTCTTCAATCATGTTTCCAAGTATAGAAAATACTGCATGAAAAACACGCTCATCAGGATCTGTATAGGTTGAGGGCTCAATGTTTAAAATGGTTAACTTGTGGTGCCTTACAAAAAATCTATAGTGTTGGCGTAATTTCCAATCATGAATAGGAGTTAGAACTTTAAAGTAGAGCCAGTATAACCACGGTAATTTTTCTTTCAACTTTTTACTGTATATTGGCAGCCCCATTATATGGGAACTGCTAGATCCAAAGCTAATCCATCTAGTGATAAAATAATCGTATTCAGGATTTTTGTCATTACCCCACTTACTAGCAATTTTTCTAGCTATTAGTACAAGTGGATTTAGAGTGCCGTATCTATTGCCAAAGCCAATACCTTGTTTTACAATTTTCTCCTCTTTCTCATTTGGCATTAATACTGCTTTAATCTCCGACATTTTTATCTCACCAAGGTTTGCGTTGAAACACTATTGCATGAGGAGCAATGTATTTTGCCGTGTCAATCTTTAAAAACTTTTGCTGTTCAAACAGTTTTGTCCAAAACTCCTCCGGTTTAACACAGTGATGCGAGGCTTCGGTTGTATCATCAGGAGTGGATGAAAATACGATATATTCCTTTGCCATGCCACAAATGCTTGCAACTGAGGCTTCAGCTTGTTCCTGATTCAGATGCTCTAAGACTTCAATGCAGGAAACTAAATCTGCCTGCCAGTCTTTAGGAACATGTGGCAAAGTAGCAGTTACACAGTTTAAACCGTTTTCTTGGGCAACGCTAACACCGTATTCTGAAATATCAAAACCGTAAGACTCAACGCCACGTTTTTCCATTTCATCAACTAGCAAGCCAATACCGCAGCCTGCGTCTATAAACGTTTTTGGATTATAGAGTTGTACAAACTCTTTTGCAATATTGCCTACGTGATTTCGCCAAGTTGGATCATCCCAGGTACATGGAATAGGACCTAGATTATTTTTGTAGTATTCTTCGTTATATAGATCCTGCATTAGTTTGAACTCCAGATTGACGCAAAGCGTTGCCAAATTGATTTGGATGCGGTAAAATGTTGGTCAGCCATTAACGCTTCACTGGCTTCCGAGACAGGCTTTAGTGTAGCGAAAAACTCTTTTGTAAACGGAGAGTCTTGCGTTTCTACAGCTGAAGCTTCAACCGTAGGCAATTCAATCCAAGCCTTGATTAACTCCATTGCATCTTTTTTCATACTGCGAGAGTTGCTTAGTCTCTTACGCAAGTCAGGATCAAACCGAAGTAGAATTTCAGCGACCTTTTCTAGCCTAAAAGCTTTAATTTTATTTTGCTCTCTGACATTTTGCTCTACAACGGAATACGGTACACCACGCATGTAAGCATAAGCCAACTGAGAACAACGAGATTCTAGCTGAACAACACTCACCCTATGACTCTGCAAACCACTCATTAGCTCAGCAAATTCGGCCTGTTTCTCTTCGTTGTATTTTAATTCTGCGGCTTCTTCTGGTCTAAGTGGATAGGCTTTACGTACGATATAGAGCTCATCCACACCATCACGGTGCCACTTTAAGCTACGTTTAGCTTTAAAAAATTCCTGCTTGATTATTCTTGATTCTTGAGCTAAAGATTTAATCTTGACTTTTAGGTATTGTTTCATCAAAATGACTTCCAAACATAGGTTGAACCATTTATCGTCTTGAACCGAACACATTCTTTTCTACGGTTTTTGTCCTCAGGTTCCTCTACCCATTGATCTAATATTTCAGCCACCATTGTCGTGGTCCAATAATCCTGAGCCTGCATTGTTCTACCATAGGGACTACCTACACGTAAAGAAGCTCCTACTACAGGAGGAGAGTTGTGGACGTATTTAACATCTACAATTATATCAGAATCCTTTTCATCATATATTGGATATAGAGCACAAGACATTTGGCCGCTGTCACCAGCACCGTCACTTTCTCTAAACAATGAATACGGCATAAACCACCCCTAAGCTTTAGTTTCTGGGAATTTTTGGTCAATAGGTAAAGTTTTCAAAATCCTGATTACTCTACCTACTGTAATTGGGCAATAAACGGCTTTGCCTTGAATAATTTTATCGTGAATATCTAAAAGGTTCTCTATCAAGAGTTCCAATTCGGTTTTATCATTTTTTGGATTTGCCATTTTTTATCTTCTTTTTCTTTAGTTTCTTTTTCTTCTTCACCTTTGAAATTGCTTGTTCTACAACCTTTACAATTACAGGCTTGATACACTCTCCGCATTTACCAGCTTTATCCGACACAAACCAACTAGAGCATTCTGAGCATTGAAGCATGGTTTTGACCCAAGGTAGAGGGGTTTTTATCAACTCTCTAGAATAGATCAAAACCATGCCATAATTTTCCTTATGCAAGTGTGTTTGCGTCTTCGTTTCTTTGCATCATGTAGTGAAGCAGATCAAGAGTCAGCTTTGGTTTATTCCCAGCCAACTCGTATACTCCATAGACATTTTTCTTTATATCATATCTAGGATCAAAATTACTTTCGGTAATTATCTTCCATCTGTCAACATATCTACGATCAGCTTTTCGACCATGAAAAGCATGTTCAATTGTACCTTGAATGTATCCAATGCTATAATTGCCATGCTCAACAGCTCTAGCTTCCCAAACACGCAAGATATCTAAATAAGCTTCGTTTATATAGCCAGGAACTGACATTAATATTTCGCCAACAAGGCCCAGAGCCATGTGATGATCCGCAGCACCCAAAATACAGATTTCAATTAGCCCACCAACACGTTCGATAAAGTCTCGAACTGCTGCCCAGCAATAGCCAGAATGTGGGTAGTCATATGGACCACCACTAAATTTCCACCAATTTGGTCCTTTGGGAGAAACGGGTTGTTTATGCCACCATTGATAGCAAAACGATTTATGCGCTTGCATGTGTTCATCATGTGGCCCCAAGTCATACGCGTCTGACCACGGCTGGATTATCTGATAACGCTGTAAGGCATGAAGAGTATCCATTACCCAGCTGGGTTTGCGAAAGATAACATCACCATCCATCCAGCAAACATATTTCCAGCTATGAGGTAAACGCTGAATGCCAATATTGATTAGATTCTCTTTTGTCCATAGAGTAGTGCTATGACGTACAGCAACGTGATTTATACCTGGAACCTTGTCCCAAATAAAAGCACGACCACCTAACGCTGCCTCAACAACGGTAACTGAGGCACCAGCATTAATTACATGCTGAAGTGTCTTTGAAAAAGTTTTTGGTCTACTATTCCACATCTCGTCATTTGAGTAAGGTAAAATGACATGAAGCATATGTGGCTTTAGAGAGTCTTCAGTGTTAATTAAGGAGACATTCATGAGAGATAGCCCTTGAGGTAATTGAATAGGTAAAAGGTTAGAAAGCCGCCAAGCCTTCGCACTATCAATTATCAATTAGACTTGTGGTATTAAAAACTTTACTTACCTAAACTTTTTTCATTCAAAACTATACAGTTGTCACGATCAACTAACAGCATTTGGTAATAGGTCAATCCAAAAGGTTCAAAGTGATTTAGGACTTGATCAGTACTAAATTCGGCGCAAGAGTATAGATCAAATTTAAATGAGTTGTCCCTATTCCAAAAATGCACACTAGCATGGCTAGTTTCTAAGCACACAATTCCGGTAACGCCTTCATTGCCTTTTGTAAAACAATACTCAGCTTTAGCTGGAATCAGTATCTTCATTTTAATCTTGTTAACCAACTCGGTAAGCCAGTCTTCAACAACCTTGGTTGCAAAAGGTGGAATCCTATCTATATCATTTTTAGGAACATTTTGAACAACGCCAGATAATAGCATGTGATGATGAATTAGAGTCACAGGTTCAGGTTCTTTCCAAGCAGATTGAGTGCGGTAAAGCTCCGTCTTGTTAAACGTTTTTGTAGTCTTATTAACCCAAAACATGGGCATAACTTCATATCGATTGTAGTTTATCTCGTGCCCATTTTTCCAAATTGTGCGAGGAACTATGCGGTGAATTATTCCTTCATAGTCCTCAGCTATAACGTATACTCTATCACCTTTTCTTGGCTTTACTCCAACATAATTTGTCTTGGTAGGTTTATCTTGCCCAATAGAAGGTCCGATATAGTCCATTGCTATTACCCCACGACTGGAAATAAAATTTTTTTAGTTGTCATTTTTCTTTCCTTACAAAATCTGTTTCATAGTTTAGCCATTTTATCCACAAAAGGCCACAAGCTGGACAACCACTACCATCTTTTTGAGTAATGGGCCCTGGTTTTGATTCCCAGGTTGCGTTGCAGTTTAAGCATTGATATTTTGCCAACTTTATCATCTTATCTTGTTCAATGAAAATTGCTCCATGCCTATATCATACAAATCTAATATCATTTCGTTAAATGATTGAATCTCAGATAAATTTCTAAACATAAAGCCAGTAAATTCTGGATCGTTTGTCCATTCACTACTGCCATCTTTATAGATATAAAACTCAAAAAGCAAGTGCAAATCCCAATTCAGGTCAACAATATTTCCATTATCGTCATTAAATATTCCAGCAATGTCCAATACAACACGCTCTTCAGATACAGACCTTAGTTTGATAATAAAATCTGTATTTAGTTTCCTTTCTTCACCTAAAACCATTTATTTTTCTTTCGCTTTATTTACCAGATACTCCAAGGAGTCAGCAATTCGTTTCAACGATATTGCAACACTAGCCCAACCAGCACTAGCATCAATGTGAGATATATCTGGTTCCATTCTATCAACCGTATCCAAATATGGATCTCTATACGGTTGATATCCTTCAACGTGTGGATTTCTAGACATTCAATGCACTCCAAAATTTATGCTAATGTGATGGCAAACCCAGATTAATATATCTATCAGTTTCCACAGTCCTAAAGGAATAAAGATAGCACACAGAATCATTAAGCCTTTGATTAATTCACCAATACCGTCTCCAATGCCATGGTCCATACTAACCTCACAAAACAAAAATTACAACAATAGCAGTCAACCATAGGATCATATGTCCGGTATGAACCATGCCGTGACTAATGCAATAAATTCCTTCTGCAATTAGACCTAAGATCAAAATTGCTCTTGATAAATATTTATCAAGCATCTGATTCACTTTCAATCTTACTGGATTTACTAGCTGCGATTGCCTTCATGCGATCAGCAATACTCAAAACGTTTTTAACTCGGTTACGGCTAGGCCATTCGTTTATAGCTTCAAGCTCTATAGCCAATTTTAGAAACAGGGAACGAAGCTTTAAATTTTCAGCGTTTAACTCCTTATTCATTAGCTGAGTAACTAATAGATCATCCAAGTCTTTCTCATACAAGCTCATTTACTTTTTCCATTTGTCAAACTGTGAAAACTCAGGAGTAATTGCAGTATCAAGCACCTCTACCGTATCTCCATTAATTAATGCAATTGCCTTGCTGTTCATCGGGCTGCCTATAATATTCCACATTCTTATCCAGATATCAAACGCCCAAGAGTTGTAGGACTTGATACCTGTCCATGAGCAGGTATGAACGAGAGGTAGATTATAAATAGCCATTTTCTATTCACCTTTTTCAATCTCGTGAATGTGAGCAATTTCGTCAGCAAGGCAGTCATCTTTGTGATGAGCTTCCTGGTATTGAAAGCCGTCAGGACCTTTATAGCTGAAGCCTTGAGCACCACACACTAAACAGGCAACTTTATAGCCCCAAACTGTTTCTACTTGAGTAGACAGTCTCAAAAGACCAAAGCTATTTAGTTCCTTAATCAACTCAATTTTGTCTTTTGTCCATTCACGTTTCATACAAACCTCTTTTTATTTAAGGATAGATCTATAGTCTCAGGTATAAAAACTATCTCTGAACCTGCTAAAGCATACCGGGGACGGTTCATTGACTTTATCATTGGGTTTAGCACTGCTTGTTGTATCTGTTTCCGAGTAAACCTACCATAATACCCTACTAAATTATTGCCATCTATCTCCCTCAAGGATTCCAACACTCTAAGATAGATCAACTGTCCTAGCCTTTTTTCTTGGTACAAAAATTGGGGTAGCTAGTCCAATCACACAATAAAAAGTAGGGTTCGTTATCCGTCATCTCGTAGATATACAGAGTCTCTGGGAAATCAATACGAGCAGGATCAACCAAAGGTAAAAAGTTTATCGCCCAATCGTCAGGTAATAGCATGTACATTTTATTCTCCATTGTATCTAAGCGAGTAGTCGCGTGAAGCTAAAGCTACCTCGATAGTAATACCTTCAATTTTACACATTTCTTTCCAGATTATATTCATGACAGTAATACAAAAATCACTACACAATGAGCCATAGACACAGTCATCAATTACTGCCAAAATTTGGTCTGATGTAATATTCTGCTGCGCAGTTAAAGCTTTTAGACGTATGGCAATTACTGGGTCCATTTGTCCTACGGGAGCTGCACTCATTTTTTCAAGCATGGATTTACACCAGTCAGTGTCATCACTCATTTTTCTTTCCTTTAGAAACAGAACCAGCCACCACATTTGCTACACTCAACACCAGACCATTTGGCAATTATCTGGTGGTCACAATCTGGATCAGCGTCGTACAATTCATTATCACTCTCATCATTTTCTGGTATTTCATCTTCATTGTTCATTTGATATTCGCCTAGTTGTCCACATGCTGACTTTACCAGATTCCAATTACTACTGTCTCTATTACATTAATGCTAATATCTACATCATTATTAATGCTTTAATTACTAATGGATTAATGCTTATATCTATATGGACCATTACTAGTAGACCATTATTAATGCTTATATCTCCATGCTTATATCTATATGGACCATTATTAGTAGACCATTATTAATGCTTATATCTCCATGCTTATATCTATATGGACCATTATTATATGTAAATAGGCAGATGGTAGGGAGTGAAATTTACAGTATCTAATCGTATTACTGGTATCTTGTGTATCTAATGCAGAATTGTGAGGCGTTTTAGGTTTCTGAATTTGGCTTGATTGCGGATAGTGGGTCATGCCACCGCCTTTTTAGGTGGATCTACACCCATTTTTCGCCGTAAATATGGACAAAACAACCGCCATTTCTGAGGCTCGTATATTTGTACAGGCTTGGTAGGTTTTGATGAGATTGAACGTTTTAATTTAGGTGCAAGAATCTGTATATCAATTAGATTAGCATGTTTTTCAATGTATTCATCCCTTTTTATCTGCAATTCTAGCTCTCGAATGACAGATTTTAGGTAAATAATTACCGAATCTACGTCATAATCTCTACCAGTAAATGTGGATACAGGAGTGTAGATATCATGCCAATTTAGCCTAGCTTGCACCAATCTTGAATTAATCAAGGGAATATCAAATCTATATCGATTAAAAGGCACCTCAGACGAAGATGGAACGATATTGCATTTGGCGAGATATTGTGAGAGTTTATGGATCTCAGCTTTAAACTTGACCGTTCCTTTTGCCTTTGTCATTGTGATATTTAAATCATGCCGCCATTGCTTTGCCTGTTTTTGTATGATTTTGTAGTCAGATACAGATAATACTGCATGATAATGCCGAATTAGGTCACAGCTTATCAAATTGTGATTAAGCTTGGATTTATACCTATCTTGAAACTTTTTTACTGAATAGCCTTGTGTAAAATTTGATTTCCTTGCCTCAGCAATAAACAGTTTGGATCCCTTTTCCCGGTGAATTTTGACACCAGAAATTGCATTTTCACCTATTAAAGCAAATTTTTCCTTGCAATAGATACGCAGCATATTTGCAATTTCTAGCTGTTCATTTTTTAGTATCGAAACTAAGGCAGGATTGTTTGAATCTGTAAATTTGTGCACCCAATCTAAATCAGAACATGCAAAGGTACAGGTGACAAAGGATCCTGTATTAGCTCGTAGATTGCTAATAAAGTTGCATCTTTGTATCGTATATTTTAGATAAGAAATTTGCTGTCGTATGTCTTGAATGCTGTTGAATTGATAGATTAGGTGAGAAACCCAAATGTCATCAAAAGCAGGACTAAATTTTTTTGGTTCTAATTGAATAGTCAAAGCATATATCCGGATCTAGTTTGTATTACAAATTATGATTTCTACAGTCAGTTTTAAACGGTGTGCAAAACTGACTTTACCAGGTTGATCTTTAATCTGGTAAAGTAATTGTGGCTGAATGTATCAACTCAAATCTTATTGGAGATGGCTATGCCTTCAAATTTGCCTGAATATACACAACAGGACATGACCATTACTGAGGCTGAAAAAGAAATTTACTACCTTGAAGAAATGTGTAGAGCAATGTGTGAAGAGGAAGGCGTCGATCCTGATAGAGAAATGACAATTAAGGAAAAGATATACCGAGTAGCAGAAGGTGTGACCTACAAGCTATGGCAATATAGACTACCAACAGCACGTAGAATAATTGCAGCTCTTGAAAAGAGAGATTTTTATCTTGGAACCGAAGCTTAGAGGAACAAATGGAAAATAGATCGAAAGAAGATATTATCAAGGATGCCAAAAATCACATTAAGCAGATGGAAGCTGGGTTACAACAAACCTGGAGTTTACCTTTGCTAAAAGAGCTTTTGCTCTTAATTAAAGAGCAAGATAAAGTGATTGAAAATCAAGAAGCAGCTCTCAGTCACTGGACAGATAAAGCTCAGGTTTTATCTGGAATGATAGATAACAGCGAAGGAATAAATTTCTAATGAACGAACGTCAAGCTAATCCATACGAGACTCGTGCCAGAGAGTTGTGCCTAATTGATGGTTTAGATCCAGATGAACGTGTACCAATGGGTGACAAAGGCAGGACCATGATGCGCTGGTGCTTATACCAGGAATCAGCTCGTCAAGAGTTCAAGCAGCATGAAGCAGAAAAATTTGTGGCACCACCTCAAGAAGAAAAATATCAAAACGCACCATTGCTAGTGTACGGCGAGCACGAAGAAAATACTAGACTACAAATGCAAAACTGCATGAAGGTTGGAAATGTTGTCAGTGGCGTACTATGCGCTGATGGCCATCTTGGCTATGCTCAACCTGTTGGCGGAGTCATTGCATATGAAGATCAGATCAGCATATCTGGTGTAGGCTATGACATTGGATGTGGTTGTGGTGCAATTCAGCTTGATATCGAATATCGTGATATTATGCACGACATTCCAGGTCTGATTGAGAAAATTACGCAACATATTTCATTCGGTGTTGGCAGAACCAATCATGAGCCAGTGGAAAGCGCCTTGTTTGATGACACCGAGAGATGGCGTCAAGCAGATAGGATGGATTACAAAAGCAAAGCAATGTCACAGTTAGGTACAGTAGGGTCAGGTAATCACTACGTAGATCTTCTGATTGACAAGACGCCTTTGGATGATCCTGAATTTGGTGGCTCAATTGAAGACTGTAGAATATGGATAGGAGTTCATTTTGGATCACGTGGATTAGGTCACTCTTCTGCAACCAAATATCTAAAAGCGGCTGGTGGCAAAGATGGCATTTGGGAAACTCCCACTGTAGTTAATGTCGCTAGTGAACTAGGTCAACGCTACATTTCTGCAATGACACTTGCAGGTGATTACGCTAGAGAAGGCCGTCGTTGGGTGCTTAGTAGAGTAAAACAAATCATTGGTGGTGAAGAACTTGACTACGTTGAGAACCACCACAATTACGCTTGGCAAGAAGAACACGAGGGTAAAATGTTGTGGGTAGTGCGTAAAGGTGCAACGCCAGCGTTTCCCAACCAACGCGGTTTTGTTGGCGGCTCTATGGGTGATGATGCTGTGATTGTTCATGGCGTAGAAAATGATAGAGCAGCAAAAGGTTTGTATTCAACTGTTCATGGTGCTGGTCGTTTGTTTGGCCGTAAAGAAGCCAAACGAAGGTTTTCAAATGAAGAGTGGCACAAGTGGTTGACTGCAAGAAATGTAACAATACATGGTGGTGATTTAGACGAGAGTCCAATGGCTTACAGAAGGCTGCCTTCTGTTTTAGGACATCACTACGGAACAATTGAAATTGAACGCACCTTACATCCGTTCGCCGTAGCAATGGCCGGTCGTGGGGAGTTTGACCCGTTTAAGGATTAATTTTGTGCTCAAAACAAAAAGCTACATCGAAGACCTTAAATTAGAACCTAATGCTCCTGAAAGTGATAATCCTTCAGGGCTATACTGCCCTAGTTGTAGGGCTTCAGGCTTTTCACACTGTTCAGATGTAGAACATTGTGGAGGTATGAAATTAATGAAGCTAAAGAAAGAATAGCAATGCAAAAACGTGTATATCTGGATACCTATTACGTGCAAATTGCTGGGGACTAAAAATGGAAACTAGTCGTTTAGTAATAAACCTAAAAGTAGGAGATGCTATTGCTAGCCAAGATAATGTCTATGATAAATATTACGGTAACTCTAGATGGGAATGGGTTCTATACTGGATTACTCATATTTCGCTGAGTACCAAGCCGGGTAAGCTAGATGTGACTATGCAGGTAAAATCTGGTGATAGAGAAATCAAACGTACTTTCTACACCGATGACAGAGTAACTATTTGGAATGGAGACTCACCTAAATGACAGTTAGAATATATGCAAAGCACTTGCCTTATGAGGATGGAAATCTAGGCAAGGTGTTTGACGAAATGGAATTAGCTGGCGAACCTACAATTCGAGTAATAGGTTATGGTGATTATAAAAAGCAATTCTTTGCTCTTGAAGGCTCCCATAGGTTATACCTAGCACACAAATATGGCATGATTCCAAAAATTTGGGTAATGACTCCTGATGTAGAATTGATAGACGAAGATAGATATTTGTCGATAATCAAAGGCCTACCTTACTACGATTTTCCTCACGTGTATATGCTAAAAGAAGCTAAGCTTTTCACAAATTATGAGCCAGAACCAGATGAACAATAGGAGATAGCAATGAGTAATGAAAAGAAGGCTGGTCATCCAATGAAATATTACGATGCTCAAGAATTAGCAAGGTTTAAGCATGAAGGTCAGCTTGACCTTTCAGGCAGACCTTACTTTGAGCATCTTAATAGAGTGTTTAATTATGTTATATCTGCTTGGCCTGACTCAACGTCTGATGACGAATTGTGTGCAGCGTGGCTGCACGACATTATTGAAGACACAGACATTACAGCTGTTGATTTGTTAATAAAAGGCTTTTCTCCAAAGACGGTTGAAATCGTTGTGTTACTCACACACAAAAAAGATGATGAACGTCCGTATCTTGAGTACGTGCAAGACATTATTGACTCAGGCAACATTTCTGCTATCAAAGTAAAATTAGCTGATAACTATGATAATGGAGACCCTTTTAGAGCAAAGCCACTTACTCAAAAGATTATAAATTTCTGGAAAACCAGATATTTTCCAGCGCGTATCATGCTGCATGAAGCTTTGTTAAATTATAAAGTTGAAGGGGTTTAAATGATTGATGTTACAAAACTAATGCTAGGCGGAGGAGCATTAGCAGTTATAGGTACTGTCTGGAGCCATATCAAAGATATCTATAACAGAGTTTCAGGCATAATTTTGTCTAGAGGCATTATACACCCTGGTTCAGGACTAGCCACAGATCTAGTAGAACATTTGTTTACAGAATGGAAAAGATTGCCACCTATAACAAAAGAATATAGCGCAAATTATCTTGAATTTAATTCAAATCAAGAAGGATCCAGGCATAGAACCGTACCTTTTAAAATTTCACGAGTGGAAGGATTAAACTACAAGGGCTTTAGATTTCTATTTGTAAAATACTCAGGTTATAACATTAACCTTACAGCTATTAGAGGTTTCAATTTTGAGAGACTGATTCAAGAATCTCACGAAAAACAATTGAAAAAAGAAGAGCTATATAGGCAAACTTTTGATTACTCTAACCGTAATGGCTTTGGAGTAAAAAACCAAATTGGCAGAGACATTTCATATAATAGAGATAAAATTTCTAATGAAGGTGACAACGATTCGATTGTTCCAAAAGGTTCAACTAATAGCCCTAGTGAATATTTGGATTGGGAAAAGGATCTGTCTTTTAACATTAAAGGCTCATTTCTTTATACAAAAGATCAATATACAATTAAAAAAGATTCAGCTTTCTCTCACATGTACCTAGAACCTGAGGTCATTCCTTACCTTCATCAAGCAAAAGAGTGGCTTGCAATGGAACAATGGTATTCTAAAAGAAAGATACCTTGGCGTAGAGGCTGGCTTTTACATGGTCCCGGAGGCTGTGGCAAATCTACTTTGGTTCGCGCGTTGGCTCAAGACATGGGAATAATGATTTATAGATTTCACTTGAACACAATGTCAGATCAGGAGTTTACTAAATTTTGGGAGCAAATGTTTACACCTTGCATTGCTTTGTTTGAAGATTTTGATGCTGTTTTTGATGGCAGAAGGAATCTAAGTAAGAGTAAGGATTTGAGCTTTGATAATATTCTAAATTCTATCTCAGGCGTTGAGGTACAAGACGGAATATTTTTGATAATTACCACAAATAATTTAGACAAAATTGATCCTGCTATAGGCATTAGCAAGAATGGTGAAACTCTTTCAACTAGACCAGGCCGTGTAGATACTGTCATATACATGGGTGCAATGTCTGAGCCAAATAGAAGAAAAATGGCGCAGGTTACTCTTTGTGACTGGCCAGAAGAAATTGAATTGGCCGTTAAACAGGGCGAAGGCATGACTCCAGCACAATTTCAAGAGTCTTTGATACAGATTGCGTTTCATAAGATTAATGAATCTGAGAAGGAAAAACTTAGAATGACTTTGGTAAAATAACTAGTAAGGTAATGACTTTAAGAGTTTGCGAAAATCTTTTATAGACTTTTGCGAAAGGTTTTGAACTAGACCTTTATTTTAGTTTTAAAAAGGAGTTTGTGATGAAACATTTTATATTAGGAGTACTAGCTTCCTGTTTTCTGGTTGTGTTTAATGCCAATGCACAAACAGGGACAGTTCAAATTTTAAGTAAAAACGCACCTGTTTATTCTGTGTACGGACTAATGGATTCAGAAGGTGTGACTACACAAATGGCAGGTACCAACAATTCATTGTGGACAGTATCCAATGTGGTTGCGGATCTAAATTATCTTGGGATTCACAAAATTAGAGATGCAGATATAACTGGTACCGATGCTGCAAATTTAACATTTGAGCAGATTGCTTGCAATTATGGTGGGAGCGGAACAACCACTCCAAACCAATTGGTTATGCTAATTGCAAGTTCAAATAGTTATCTTACAGCAGATCTTACAAATGGATCTTATCCACTGCCATATCGTATGGCAACAATTGATAAAATTAATGCGGCGTGTCCTGGATCGGTACTTGCCGTTGAAGGTCCAAATGAAATTGATAATTTCCCAATTCGGTATACTGCTACAATCTCAAATCCGAATTTTGGAATACCACCGCAAGGTATAGTTGCTGGGACTGAATACGGTACCAGTTGTGTTACCAACGGTCCAGGTAACCAGTGGAAAACACCAAAATCGTGTGTTTTTAATGACGAGATTAATGCTGCAAATGCTGTTATGCTAACACTTGCTCAGCACTATACTGGACAAGACAACTTTTATTATTCGGGCATTCAGACAGTATATTATACTGGATGGGGCGCTAACCAAGAAACCTTTCTACCTGATCCTTACCCCTATGTAGGCACAAATTATCCAAGTCCGTCAGTTGTTGCTTTTGCTGACAATCAACACCCTTATGCTCAAAACGGCAGCCCTCCAATGTATTGGGTTTCTAAATCAAAAGCATATAAAAATGAAAATGGTGGTACCTACTATGTAGATGGTGTTCCCTTTACATTTACTGCTGCTGATGAACCTGCTTATGCTACAGAAGAAGGTTATCCAATTGGATCAAATTATCTTTGTGACTACAATTATCCCTCCAATGTTACAGCAGATATTGCAGGTAAACAGCAATTAGACTATTGGTTGGATGGTGCAAGCTTAGGCATTCACCACATGTTTGCCTACAAGCTAATTCATGATGCTGCTGCTGATAATCCCAGCGACAATTTTGGCATCTTTGATAACAACAATCAACTTACAACAGAGGCTTTGTACATTCATAACTTTAACATTATTCTTAATAGTACAATGCCTTGGACTACAGGTGCAACCATCACAACACCTATTCCACAAAGCTGGACTCTTTCAGCAGCGGATTCTCACACCTATGCTGAAACTTTTGAGTTCTCACCAACTCAAGAGATGGTCATCATTTGGCGTGAAACACAACTTTGTAGCAACGCCAACTACCCTGGAACTGGATCAGTTAATCCGATCACACATGACTATTCTCATCTCTACGGGAACGGTGCATCTTTGATTACAGAATATGATCCAACAATGGGAACCGTTCCTGTAAAAACCTCAACAACAGGTAACATTCCAGTTGATGAAACTGATCATCCATTGATCTTTATCATTAAGCAATAACAAAGATTAAAATCTATAGAGTTGGTAAAATTACCAACTCTATAGATGGCTATTTTTGGCAAGTCAGATTTTAACCTAAATGCTAACTATTCAATGTCAAGCTAAAGAGTTGTCAGAATTTTGAAAGAGTAGTAAAACCAATGAATGATTTTGGATCCGCAATTCAATTAGCTGAAAAATATAGGCCACAAACCTTAGAAGATGTTGTAGGGCAACCAAATGTTGTATCAATTATCAAAGGTTTTTTAAAAAGCAAGCAAGTACCTAGCACAATATTAATCTCAGGTCAAACCGGTTTAGGGAAATCCACATTAGCGTATCTAATATCCTATCTAATTAACGAGTTACCTTATGGTACAGCAACAACTGATATATTAGATCATAATATCGGTGCAGAGGGTAACAAAGAGGACATTGAAAAATTAATTCGATTGGCTCAATTTAAGCCAAAAGCAAATTTTCGTGTCATTATTTTAGATGAAGTACAGCGGTTGTCTACAGCAGCGGCTTCAGCTTTACTAAAGCCTTTGGAAAAACCGCTGCGAAATACAGTTTGGATATTAGTGACAAATGAACCTGAAAAATTACTAAAAACAATTGTAGGGCGTTCTCTTCATTTAACTCTTAGAGGTTTAGAACCGGAAGATTTGGTGCCTAGATTAAGACACATTTGCAAAAAAGAAAAAGTTGATTTTATAAACGATAAAACTTTGCTTTCAATAGCGCGAAATGCTTATGCTGAGCCTAGATCAGCAATTGGGCTTTTGCAGAGCACTATTATGGCATATCATGGTTGTGGTAAAAACTTGAAGCTTGCCTTGGCACAAGCTTTAGAATCTTATGGCGCTGGCATAGATATGCTTGCAGCTAAAATGCTTGCTTGTGTCTATAGCAATAGACCAAAAGGAATAATTACCTCAGTACGGAAATTGAAGGCGAATGAATATATTTCTGTTGGCATGTATCTGTTATTTCATAACGGTTTTTTATTAGACACAAAAGTTGAAATTGATGGCTGGCAAAATGAAGCTAGAAAAAAATTGTTGGATGCTGTAAGTGTTGATAAAATACCTTTGAAAAAGATTGTAAAGGTGCATGAGGTATTGGTTGGAATAAAAAAAGAACTAGCAACGTTTTTGGTTCCAGAACAAGATTTGATAATGGCAAAACTACTAGCATTAACAGGAGAAGAAAAGTAAATATGGCAAACGGTAACGCAATGTTTGACGCAGGTTAGTGTAGTGACCTTTGAAGACGTGCTGATAATTGCTTTTTGTTTTTGTCTAGGTACTGAAATTAGATCAATGTACAACTGGTATAGAAAGAGACGGAAGAAATGATAGCTTGGCCTATTAAAAAACAACGATGGCATGTAGGTGATAGAGTTTGGATTATTCATCAAGAATACGGCAAAGATTTCAAAGCAATGGAAGGAGAAATTGAGGCTGTTTTTGACATTCGCAATCACCTATGTAATCCACACTATTGCATCAGCGTCTTTAATACAGGTGATCATATCCGAGATAACGATCTAGTTGTTCGAGATAATTCAGGTTTAGGCATTTGGTCAAAAAATCCAAATGCAGATGAAGAGTCTTTTGATGAGAGAAATTATGATGGCTGCTGAAGCTAGAGTTAAAAACAAATATACAATGTACGATAAAGAAATTGATATTGGGCCACACAATCACAATTGGCGGGTAGTAGACTGTTGTCATACGTACGATGACCAAGATATTTGTGAGTGCTCTAAGTGCGGTAAACAAGAGGTTTTCTCTTGCAATTTTGATGACGAATACAATTGAATAATATAGGTGTGAAAATGAGAGAAAAGGCAAAATATACTCTTCGTATGCCAAAAGTGTTAAGTGATCGGATTTCTTTTTATGCAAAACAAAAAGGCATATCAGTAAATAGGTACATTGTAGAGCACCTAATAGAATGTGCTGAAAATGCTGATCTTGAAGCTTGGACTAAAAAAGATACTGAATAATGAGGTTTGAAAATGACTATTGAAGTAAAAGTTGAATCAAAAGTAATTGATACTACCGAAGAAAATCTAAAGCATGATACTGAAGCTCAGACTTTTCAAAAAGAAAGCTGGCCTGTTAGGAGAGAAGTTTTTAAAGAACAGCGAGAGGGTGAATTTGGAATAAATAAGCTATCGGTTAAAAATTGGCTTAATACAATTGAGCATATTCAGGAAGATAAGAAGACCTTAATGGTCTTAGTCGATGGCACCTTTGCTCATTCCGCCGCTGTATATTTTGCAAAAAAGTACATTGATTATCGAAAATTTCGAGAAGCAATTTTTCCTTATGCAAAAACCCTTCACTATTTCTCAGCCAATCAGGATCAAGATTCAATTACCAGATTTTTGCATTACATTAGCAGCATTGAAGGCTGTGAAGTGATTGTTAAAAATTTACCTAGATCGACTGAGACAAACATTAACAAATCTGTTTATAAAAGTGTAGCTGTAGACATGACAATTATAGCTTTGAGAGAAGCTTATGATAATCCTGATATCCAACAAGCTTTAATTCTTAGCAGAGATCCTGAGCTTATTCCTACAATTAAAGAACTAAAAGATTTGGATATTAAGGTAACCTTGGCAAGATGCAAAGATATTGCAACTTCAAGATACTTGTTGCAAGAAGCAACAGTTACTCTAGATATTTATGATCTCTTTGAAACTTTAAGTATCTATTCAGATACTCAGATTAAAAAACATGAAGAACAAGATGAAAAAAGTTAATACTGATGACAAACGCTAAAAAGCATGTTCTATACCTGCATTACCAAAGCCCGTTGTATAGCATAAAAGCTTTAGCTTCTCTATACTTTTATCTAGGCAATGCAAAGCATAAAACTTGCTTACCTGCTGACTATGAGCACAAAAAGAAGGTGCATGATGAAATTATTAATCGACTACATAGCATATAAGGAAGTCAAAATGTCAAAGGTAACAAAACGTTTTATCTCTTTTTGGCTAATAGCTTTAGGACTAATTCTAATAGCCACATTTATTTTTACAACTCCAGGGTCACAAGCTGCACAAACAGCGTGTTTGATAAGTATTATCATTTTATTTTCGCCTCTTTTTATACAAGCTTTTATTGCAATTGTTTATTTTTTACTAAGCTTTTGGAAATGGGTAAATACAGATGACTAATATTAAAATCCTTTTCTATGTCTTGTTAGGTTTTGTAATTGTGTACGGAATTTTTTACGGTTTAGGTATTCTACAAATCAATAATTATTGAGGGCAAGTTGATAAAGCTAGATAAATTTGAATTGAAACGATATCATCTATATCAGGAATTTTCTTGGAGCATCTCTTCTGCACCTTTGTGGGTTGTTCGAGGCATCAATTTAGATGCAATTAAATCAGGTAAAAAATATTCCGGAAATCGTGCCGGAAAATCTATGCTGTTCAACGCTCTAATTGGTTTATGGCTCGCTCAACCTCCATTTTCAACCAAGAAAAATTCAGCCAAAGAAATTGTACCTCAAAAAGGCTCAGCAACTCTATATGGATCATCTGGCAAAAACAAATTTGTCATTACTCAAAAATACGACAAGAAATTAGATTACCAGATAAAGATCAACGGTAAAGCTCAAAAGGTCATGAAGATTGATGACCAGCGTAAAACGATTCAAAAGCTACTAAAGCTAAATTCAGACCATATCTACTCTTTTCTCTATATTCATTCCTTTAGACCTTCAGTGCTTCAAATTGGGAGCTCTTCAGCTAGATATGACTATATAGAGTCAATTTTTAATCTCCGTATCTATGACGTGATTAATAAAAAATTGCTACGAATAGCCAATCAACAAAAAATAGCGCGTATGCAATTACCTAAGCTTGTAAGCCAGAAAAAAGAAATTAAAGCTTCTCCTAAAGAGCAGCAAGAACTGGCATTAAAGCTTGAATCTATATCATCCAAACTACAAGATAAAGTTCATAAACTAGATAAAATTGGAGCAACTCTACAAAAATACAATTCCTTGGTCACTCTCTTTTCTTCATTAAAGAGCGAAAAATCTTCTGAAACTTTGAAAAAAGAACTAAAGAATATACGCATTGAGACTACCAGAATTGAAACTGATCTTGAAGAAATGCAGATTGCTTGGGGTAAACAAATTGCCGCAGAAGAAGCAAAATTTAAACGATTCAAATTAGAGCGAGAAAAAACTGCTTTAAAGCGTATCTTAAAAAAGAGCGGAAATTTTACAGAAGCTGATCAGGAAAATTTATACGAGCAATCCTACAAAACTCTACTATTGCTAGAAGAATACCCAATTCATGAAACAGATATTTTGGCTTGGAGGCATTTAGATCGTAATAGTATTATTTCTAAAGCAGAAGCCTTACTAGAGCCCTATGAAAAAATTCATAATTTAGAAGAGAAGATAAATGAAGCTATTAGTGTTATTAGCTCAAATTTGTTTTCTAGCAATTCAACAATTGCTGAGTTTACTCAACTACAAAAGAAACAAAAATGCCCAACTTGTTATCAGATTTTATCCTCATCTACTGTTGATAGACTAATTGCAGAAGCTAAAACCGAAAAAACGAAATATCTACAACAGCTTGAAGTGCTGGAAAACTATTCCAGGATCCAAAGAGTTAATCAGTTAGACAAACGTTTTAGGGAATCAAGTATTGAAGAATTACATTCAGAGTACACTGACGCCAAACAACTACTTGTTCATGTTGAAGAGCATTTGCATACGAAAGGTGAATTACAGCGTGTGCAGCGTCAGTTAAATGATCTACCCAAAAATAATTCGGTGCCTGTTTCAAAAGAAGCGCTATTATCCAATAAAAAGAAACTTGCACAGCTTACCAAGCAAGCTGAATTTATCACGTCTGAACTCGCCGTCCATCAAAGGCTCGACCGGCAATATACCAAAACAGAGCGTGAGCAAATACGAGAAAGATATAAAGCACTAAAAGAGACTCATTCTGAATTGTCTAAATCTATAATGCCGTTGAATGAAACGGTACAAAGACTATCTGTAGCTGTTTCAACTGGAAAAATTGATCTTAACAATTATACTAGATTAAAAGCTGAAATCCAACAGATTGAACAAGAGACAGAAGACTATAAATTGATGCAAGACCTGGTTGAAATTTATTCACCCAAAGGTGTTCGTATTCAACACATTCAGACACTAGTTAGCAATTACATTAATCTTTGCAATCAATATGCTAGTAGTATTTTTGCAGAGCCTATTAAATTCTCTTCCAATCTGAAAAAAAGTAATTTTTCAATAGTGGCTGAGAGATCAGGAGGTATTGCAGACGTTAACTCGTTTTCTGGCTCTGAAAGTAGACAATTTTCTGCTTTGTCAGCTTTGGTTCTTCGTATTCTAATGCCAAAGGAACTACAGCCAAATATAATAGCTCTGGATGAAGTTGAAGCCGGAATGAGTGAAATAGATAGAAATTATTTTTTTCAGCACTTTATCCCCTTACTTCAACAATTTGTTCCGATCGTAATTATCCTAACGCCTCATGATGAAAAAGTGGTATCGTTACCTACAGCCTCGACAGTCCTACTAACTAGAAAAGATAATAAGACTACTGCTAAAATAAAGGTCAATGCTCAATGAACTACATTCTCCGCTTCGACGCCAAAGCTACCAAATTAGGCATCTTTTTCAATGACACTGCTGCATTAAAGTCCAAATTTTCATTGACCAAAAGCAAGGTAAAAGACATTTCGCTTGCTGTCTACAAAAATAAGATAGTGGGAATGGAGTTTAATTCTACAAAAGTGACTGACTATGAGGTAATTAGTGGGTTTTTAATTGATCATCTTAAAATTCGTGAAGAAGAGACAGAGGCAATCCTCTCACAAATCATTGGCCTCAGTGTTAGGCACACTGATGAAATTTCTGACACCTTGCACTAGGGATCTGGTAAAATGATTACACCAAAACAGCTTAAAAATAAAAATTGCTTTATCTATTGTGGGCCTGAACACTGTGGACTGTATTGCCGGAAATCTGATTGAGGAAAATATGACCCAACAAAACCTTAGTCTAAAGGACTATCTGGTGTTAAGAGATAGACTAATAGGTACAGCTTTGTTTACTAACGTCGGAATTACTGATGAGTTGTTAGATAAAAATTTAGATAAAGTTTTAAAGAGCACTCAAGAATTTCATGATACGATACATGAGTGTTGGATAGAATACATAAAACAAACTTTAGGAAAAGATACTGCTAAAAAATTGAAAGCTTTTTGTGAAACACCTTTAGACTTGAGTTAACTCTTAACAGTAAAGATGCTACATGACACTGACGAAGGATAAAACTAACAAAAATGTTTATAGGTGTTAAATTTAAACTGTATCCTAATGAGATACAAAAACAACAGTTTGAACAAAACTGTGGAAACGTGCGGTTTGTATACAACTACTTTTTAGATAAGAGTATAAAGCACTACAAGAAAACAGGTAAAACTTTATCGTTCTTTGACATGACAAAAGCTATAGTCAAAATGAAAAAGCGTAAAAAGTTTGAGTGGTTGAAGCTTACTCCTGGTAATACACTCTATTGTTCGTTGAGAGATTTGACTCAAGCTTATTCTAACTTTTTTGCCAATTTAAAGACGGGTAGAGCCCCTGGATTTCCTAAATTTAAATCTAAAAATATAGGCAAGTTGTCGTTCAAAATTTCACAGGCTTGTGATTATACCGATGAGGGTTACCTATGGATGGAGACCATAGGCTGGGTTAAATGTAGAAACGAAAAAGGTTTAGAGAGACTAAAGTGGGGGAAAATTAAATCTATAACCGTTTCTAAAGACTGCGGAGAATGGTATGCTTCATGCCTAGTTGAATGTGAAGATTTTAGATATGAAACTGAGCATACAGCTAAAGCTTGTGGTATTGATTTAGGTGTAAACAGCCCTATTACAATTGCCAAATCTAATGGAAATGTAGATATCATAGGTAAGCAATTTTCAACAAGACTAGCTAAAATTGAAAAGAGAAGACGTAAACAACAAAAAGCATTAGCTAGAAAGCAAAAGGCTAGCAAAAATAAAACCAAACAGAAATTAAAGGTGGCAAAGCTTTATAGAAAAGAACGTAACGTTAGAAAGGATTGGATAGAAAAAACGAGCTATCATTTAGTTACGACCTTTAAGATAATAAAGTTTGAAGATTTAAACATTCAAAGAATGACTGAAAATAAAGGAGAATACAAAAAGAAACTTAACCATGACATGCTAAGAATGGGCCACTCAAGCCTAATCACAAAAACCATAGCGAAAGCCAAGCTATATGGTAGTAATGTCATTTTAGTAGACCCAAGGTTTACGAGTCAGCGTTGTAGTGAGTGCGGTAGCACCAGCAAAGACTATAGGAAAGGTACTACCTTTCACTGTAGCAGGTGTGGAAATACTGCCCACGCAGACAAAAACGCTGCGCGTAACATTCTAACTTGGGCTAAACCCTCAGTACCGACAAGAGGTCGGGAATTTAAGGCTGTGAAACTACGTTCTTCGGAGCGTCTAAACAGCAAGAGAGGAATCTCACTTTGACAGCCGTAATAAAAGGCTCTGTAATCAATACAAAAATCCATATTCCAGCCAAAAAAATAGATGAAAGCAAACTCCACAAACACTTTCTTGTACGCTTATATCAAGAGAGCATGTGTGCCAAATGTCCTTTGCTAAGTCTAAGACACGCAGTAGAATGTTCTACGTGCCCAGGATTTAAATCGGAAATTCAGCTGTGGCGTGAAAAATATATAGGAGAGAAAAAGTATATCTCAATGCCCCCTTGCAATCTTGAACGATTGCAAGACGTATTAGGTATCGAGCTTGAGGACATTGATGACCGTAGACCAATTTACAAGCTGCCTTACAAACTAAAATTTACGGGCAAATTGCATCAAGGTCAAATTGAAGACGGTAGGCAAACTGTAGATCAAAAGAGCATTGTTGCAAAATGGCTTCAAACCAAAGAAGGTATTATTCAAGCAGCGCCACGGTCGGGTAAGACCGTCTGTAGCGTTGCAATAGTTTGTGAATTAAATGTCAAAACTTTAATCGTAACTGACAAGATAGATTTGCTTAGACAATTTTATGCAACCTTCATGGGAGATGAAAAGAAAAAACGTAGAGCAATGACAAACATTGCGGATCTTCAAACGAAAAAACGGCCAATCATTGGACTAATTGAAAACCCAAAAGACATTAAAAACATTGATAAATACGATATTGTGTTGCTAAACTATCAAAAATTTATTCGTAAAGAAACAGCTGTTGAACGTATCAAAAAGCATTTAAAAGGAAAATTTTCTCTATTAGTTGCAGACGAGATTCATCAAGGAGCAGCACCAGCTTTCAGCAAATTTATTTCAAGATTAGATTGTAAATATAGGCTAGGGCTATCAGCTACGCCAGTCCGAAAAGATGGACGAAGCATATTACTTGGCTCGTTAATTGGTCCAGTAGTTGCTAGAGCAAATGCTCAAGCCTTTGTTCCAAAGATTACCTTGATTGAAACAGGGGTGTACTCAAAATACAATCATAGGCTTTGGGTATTTGCCATGAAATTTTTGGCAAAGAACGAAAAGAGAACAGACTTGATTATCAATCAAGTCTTTAAAGACTATGCAAAAGGGCATCGCTGCATAATTATCCCTGTTGATTTTAAAGCTCATGCTTTTGAATTACAAAGATTGATCAACAAACGGGCGGTTCAAGAAGGCTTGAAAGAAAAATTTGCAGAGGTATTTCATGCCGGTTGTAATCGAGAAGACATATTACTTCGAGCAGACCAAGGAAAGATTCCAGTCTTAATTGGAATAAGGTCTATGATCAAACAGGGAATAGATCTTTCCGCTCCCAGTATGATTTATTTAGTGGTCCCTATGTCAGCTATAGCTGGTATTGGCGCACCTCTAATGTACCAAATGTCTAATCGTATTGCAACGTGGCTGAAAGGTAAAAAACATCCAGAAATAAAGCTTTTTATTGATGGAATTGGTCAGTCAACAGGGTGCTTTCGAGGTCTTTTTACAAAAGAAATAAGACCACATTTAATTGCACCTAAAGGAGAAACACCAAGGTACAGCATGTCAGATACTGAGCTAAAAAGAGCTTGGCAAATTATTGGACAAAAAGACTACAAACCAATTAACCCTGCTGGAAAATACTGGAGTAGTAAAACAATATTAGAGAAATTGAAACAAAATAAACCTGTGCGCGGAGAGTTCACTTTAACTAAACGTAAATTTTAAAGGAAATACAAAATGCTTATCAGCTTACTCGTTACTTTACTAATCATGGCTTTAGTCTATTACTGTGTAACCCTAATTCTTGGCCTGTTACCTTTGCCAGGTAACATTAAACAAGTCATTCAAATTATTGTGGCTGTTATCTTTGCCATTTACCTAATTCAACTCTTGTTAGGTTTAGGTACAGGTGGCATTGGATATTCTAGACCCTTGCTATAACATTGGCGCAAGTGGGAGCTATTACGCTCCCACTTTTTAGTTAGGAAACAAGATGACCGAAGGTTACAAATCTCAAAACTATAGACCCCATTTACGTGGGGATGGAATTCCTACAAGGTGTGACATTAGCCATCACACCTTGGCTGAGTCAGCAATTTACTATGCTATATCCGTTGTCGAAGCTGCAGGTGCAAGCAAAGCCTTAACCGATGCTGTATTGTTATTAGCACAAGCCATGAACCGAGTTGCAGATCATTGTGAGGGAATAGAATGAAAGTTAAAACCACTTTTACAATTGAGGTTATTTGTAATTTGGATCAATGCGTAGCTCATTCAGTTGTAATGTCTGGTGAGGATGCTGACCATGAAGCTAAGAGCATGGAAGACACTGTTAAGGAAAGTTTATACAATGTTTGGGATGCAAGGCCAATACTAGTAACCTGTATTGACGTACAACGTGAACCTTTGTTAGACTGGTAAAATTGAGCACGACAAAAGATTTTGAAGGTTTGATAATGGATATTATAAATAGGCTAAAGACGTGAAATTCTCCTACACCGAAGAGAAAAAGAGATTGTTAAAGTTAACCGGAGTTCCCTCCGGTCTTTTGTACGATTGTACCATTAAAATTAAAGACCATGTTCGTTCTTACAATGAGGAAATTGAAGGTAAACCGCCATTTACCTTATCAATTGCTGATCAAATGAAGGTCTATACGAGTTTAGATAAGCTACCAGGTCAACCTAGACGAATTGTTTTGAGCTCAAACGACGATATCACTTTGTTGCGTAAATTCATGGTTCCTTGGTTTTATAATGCTGTGGCTTTTGCAAAAGAAAATTCTAACATTGCTTTAGGTACTCTTCCAGTCTGGCAATATGTAGATTTTTCCTTTAACGATAAGCTATTAGATGCTTTGCGTGGTAAAGATACTGAATTGTCCTTCAGTGAATATAAGCCGCTTTTGGTTTTAGATGGTATCTCAACAGACTCTTCTTCCAATAAAATTGAAAAGACTCGAGATATATTAAACTTATCTTTAGACCATACAGTTGTTTTGTTGTTGGGTGGGTCCAACCCTTTCAATTTTTGTCAAACTCGTTTAAGCTTTACTCCAAAAGAACTTGCGATATTTTCAACTGCTAGAAATAGGTCTGTGTTATGAAAACAGCTAAAGACTATGGATGGAAAGGTAGAAATATTGTATCCTAAGGCAAAGAAATGATCAAGTGTGTATCTCTACCATTAGAATTAAGAGTAATTAGAACTATTGCAAGTACAAGATCACAGAAAGAAGCTTCAAAGCTGTTTGCTAGTCTAGGTGTCGATTGTTTTGCAACAAAGTCTGGAAAAGTTTGCTTTGCCAGAATAAATACAATGCTAAAAGAAAGAGGTGAACTAATTTCATGGGGTGAGCTTACAACAGATCCAATTATTCCTGAGGTTGTTAGAGAACGCTTAGTTAACTTTAAAGAGAAAGCAATTCCTCCCGAGAGTGTTGATAAGGCAATTAGAGTATTGCACAAATATCGACGTATGCGTTCAATGTTAGAAATGTCTCAATATATTGCCAGAGAGTTTACAACAAAAAAGACTTTGGATATTGAACAATTAGAAAACAAAGTATCTGCAAAATTAGTAGAGAGCAAAAGTAAAACAGGAACAAATTCAGATAATTGGTTTATTCATGTTGGAGCAAAAGACCGTAGTGACGTTAAAGCGGTCAAAAAAATGCTGGAATATGATCCAGATAGAGTTATCCCAACAGGGATAAAAGCCTATGATGACAAAGCCTTAGGTATTCCAAGGACCTCGCTATTGTTAATTGGTGGTTCTACAGGTGCAGGCAAATCAATTGTGATTGGGCAATTGGCACACAACATGGCTAGAGCTGGGGCTCGTGTTGCAATTGTTCCATTAGAGATGAAAAACGAGCAGATGCTTAGACGTGAGATATCACGTTTGACAGAAACAGACATGTCACGTCTAAATGACCCTCGTACTTTGACAAAGTTTGAAAAAGGTAACATTTTATCTAGATATGAAAAATTTAGAGAAAAATTGGTTCGAGTAGGCGCTACGCTCTCACTGTTTTCTCCTGATGAAGATTTGACTGCTGAAGAAATATTAATGATGCTAAAGCCTTTTGGCTTTGATGTTATTTTCATTGATTACATTGGCTTGTTAAAGGGAATTGATGGTGACGATCAATGGAAAGCAATGCGGAACGTTACTAGATTCTGTAAACGATATGCAGCCATTAACGACATGATTATCGCGGTTGCAGCACAGCTGAACGAAGAAGGTTTAATTCGTTACGCCAAAGGCATGGTTGAAGACGCCTCAAATGCTTTCTTTTTTACGGCCAATGCAACTACTAGAGAAACTGGAATAATGTGGATCGACCAGCCAAAAGCTAGAGAAAATTTAAGCTTTCGATTTCCTGTCAAAATAGATTACAAGACAATGACTGTCAAGGATTTGAGTGATGAAGAAAGATCTGAAATTGACGAAAAAGCTGAAAAGCGCAAAGATAAAAAAGGTAACAAAAAGCTCAAATTTGGACAAGTCAAACCCAGTAAAAACAAAGACGACAAATTTGACTTTAACAGCGACGAATAAGGTAATACCTAGGCATCAAGATTTGTCTGAGTCTGAACGTACAGCACTAAAGCTAAAACGCTCAATTAAGCTACAGAACAAAGAGTTTAAATTAGCACAAAAACAGAACAGACCAAAGCTAAACAAAGCAAGGTCGCTTCAAGAATTTGGTGAACATGCTGAGGAAACAGCTAAAGCCCTTTCCTCTTTAGCATTAAAAGTAATGTCCTTGCAAACTGCTTTTGGGTATGCTGAGGAAATGATTAGGTTGGACATTGATGGTGAAGGAGTTGAATGGGATAATAGCGCTTCTCTTAAACTGGCAGAAAAAATACAGACTATTCGAGCAACTGAAATTATGCTAAAGCATTTCAATGTCAGCAAGTCTAATAGCAATAAGATAATAGAGCAGACGATTGCAAAACAATTTGGTATGCCTGGTGTAGCCATACAGCCCTCAGCACCACCCAACACCCCTGCAATACCAACGTTTACCGCTAAAGATATCAAAGCAACATTGGAAGCCTACGGCAAAGAGTTAGGAAAACCAGAATGAGTATCGAGTGGCCGGATCACAAATGCGAATTGAGCGTAACGCATAATGCTCACCTGAATAGGTACGTGACTGTTCAAGAGTATTTAGATGTGTATGACCAAAATAGTTGGCCTAGTGAAGAAGAGTTGGCTAAATCAATTGCTACCGGAGAAGTTTGGGAAATTCAGTGGTATCCTGATACTCCTGTTGGATTCTATAGAGTCTGTGCAGCCACCTTTGAAGCAGCACTTGAGTGGGCCAAGACAGTAGGTCAAACATGAGCACAAAATTATCAGATTTTGGTATAAAAGACTGTTGGCGTTGTCAACGTAGAAGAGTGTGTACAGCTGAGATTAACATTACAATAGATGCAGCCAGTTCGTCTCCTAGCAATTACAAGCCTATATGCTCTGATTGCTCTGCAACTCTCTTCGGACAGCTCTTGAACCAGATTAACTACAAGGAACAAAATGTTCAACAACCCACAGTATAATCAAACAGTAGCATATGAAAAAGGCTTGCATAAAGCTTCAGCAGCTCTACTCCAGCTATTAGCCTTACAAAGAGCTGGTATAATTTCAAATTCAGCGGATGATTACAATTTACCTAGGCTAGTTGTTGCAACTTATCTAAAAAGTACAGGTAGATTGGAGGAGGCCAATGAGGTATTAGCTATTGGCTGCAATGCACCTCCTAATATTGAAGACTTGAGATTAGCAAAAAATGCTTTGTAGAGCATTTAGTTAGGTTTTAAAATGCGGTCAAGATACGGCGAAAAACGGTATAAAATAGGCAAAAGAATAGATTATTCTTGCGATAAAACACCCATTTTAGCGCAAACGTACAAAAGTACAGCAATTGCGTTAGATTAAGATTTTTAGGTACAAATGACATGATTCATGGAGTTTCGGGTACTACCTCAATTCCCACAGAGTTTGGTCCACTAACAATAGGCCAGATTGCTACTCTACAGCCCACAGATACAAACAATTTCTCGGATTACATTGGTCCGAAGATATTCTTGGAAAATGGGTATCTAACAACTCCTAGGCTGTTTTTGATAATTAAACCGGAGAATCTGGTTGAGATATCATTGGCTAATGGAACAACAGTAAAAGCTAGAAAAAATCAACGAGTTTTGACAAAAAAGGGCTGGATTCCGTTTTTTAGACTAAATCCAGGAGATTATGCAGCAACAATAGGTAAAGCGTTCACTTTTCTGTGTTCCTCACCTAATACCAGTAAGCCAGCATATAGCTTAACTCTACACCCAGAATACGCTCCCCCTAGCATGGAGTGGACATTGATTACCAGCTACAAGGTACAAAATGTAATTGAACCAGCATTTTCATTATCTGTACCGTACTACATGAGATTCATTGGAAACGGCGTCATTTTAAAGGATTAAGGTAAATGTCTTTGATAATCTTGATTGTTATTGTGTTAATAATTGCGTCTGCTTGGGATTAAGGTGTAAAATGCACGCTTTGCTACTAATATTTTGGCTGTTGTTTGTAATTGTAATCTGTATTCTGGGAATGGACATGTAAATGTCCTCATTCCTTATCCTTTTTGCAATCTATGCTCTAATTGTCTTTCTCTTTCTATTGTTTTTTGCAGGGGTTAAAGATTAACTATGAAAACTCTTGAAGAGCTAACATACCGTTATCAGTGCATGGAGCAGGTTTCACCTAATCTGACAGCCTTTGCAACTGAGGTTTTGAATACCTTAACTGATTATCTTAAGCCAATGATTACAGGCAACGACGAAGGTGAATTGTCTATAATTTGGATTAAACGCGGTGTATTTAGTGACTCCATTCTAAATGTTCAGGTTGAACCAGATAATACACTACTTTGGGTGATGACAGAACGGGACATTTGGACAGGTGAGGTTACTGACGCTTTAAAAACCCAGTTGAATAAATTTTTGCCAGACTAACCAGCATTTAAGCTGAGGCTAGCAACAGGCTAGCTATGTATCGAGTATGAATTTTGACCAAAGGAACTACACAGAAAAATTGCCTAACATGCTCACTCTATTTAGCATGTGCAGACAAGAAAAAATCATTTAGCTACGTTTGTAGCAAATATCTATCATTTGAACGAGCTGAAGCCAAAGCTTCCAAAAAGAAAAAAGCCAACAAGCCAGTAGCAAAGCCCAACCTAGTAATTCAAATTAAAAAAGATAAAGGTGGTGACTTTGACTTTGAAAATTTGGCAGAGGATGTATTACAATATGAAAAAACTTCCCCTCTGCCACGCGATCTCAAAATTGATGATCGAGACATTCCCCAAGCTCCAAATTTCTACACGTTTCTAACCTCACCTAAATACCTAAACATTACTCCTTATCCGTTTGCGAAGCAATTGGAGATAGGTACAAAAATGTTTGCCGAAGCGTGTCCAGTATGCTCAAAAGAAGGATATCTGGATAACGTGCCTGTTAGACACAAACCAGAGAAATTTCTAGAAAACGTACAGCTACTAAAGTTTGGCATATGCCCCAAATGCAAGAAGACAAAGTCAGAGTTTCATGCTGAAGGTTTAATCAAAGTTCCTTGTGAATTAGCTGGCTTAGCTGGGCAGCGATCTGGAAAAAGCCAAACAGTCGGAATGCTAACAGCTTACCACATGCACGCATTTCTAAAATCTCCATCACCTCAAAAAATGTATGGATTACTCCCATCAACGGATCTCCACGGGCAATTTACCGCGTTAACTTGGCAAAAAGCTAAAGATCTTTTGTGGGATCCTATTGTAGGATATTTAAAAACCGCACCATTCTATAACTCGCTACATGAAATACTAGATCATTATGGTCAAAAATATGGTGAAGAGATATACACAGTTAAAGATACCTATGCTAGGTATAGGCATAGGTCATTGTTCTCTTACCCTGTTGGCCCTGATAAAAATAAGATTCGTGGTACAACTGCATTTCAAGGAGGCATTGACGAAATTGGTTTATTCTCTGTAGAAGAAAATTCACAAAAGATTAAAATGAATGGTGAAGAAGTTTATAAATCTTTGCGTAACTCCTTTCAAACTCTTCGACCTGCCTACTACAAGCTATTGAAAAAGGGCTACAATTCTTTATTGCCGCCATTTATGGCCTGCATCTCCTCGCCTTTGTCAAAAAAAGACATGATTGTAAAGCTGTATGAGCGTAGTGAAACCTCAAAGTATATTTCAGGCTGGCATTATGCTACCTGGGAAATGAATCCCAACATTACTCGAAAGGACTTGGAACAAGACTTTATAGACGATCCTATCAAAGCTCTTCGTGACTTTGGGGCTGTACCGCCTAACTCTGCTTTACCTTACATTGAAGATCTGGATCAAGTAGGAGCAATTGTTAACAAAAAGCACAAAAATGCTTTTACAATTTATGCTACTCCTGATACCAGCAAATCAGGTAAACCTTTGATTACAGGTAAGGTAGTGTTTCGTTTACCTCCAGATAGAAACAAACGAATACTAGCTCTGGATGCTGGTGAAAAATTTAACTCCTTCGCTTTGGTTACTGGCTATTGGGATACTGAATTAGAAATGCCAGTGTTTGATGGCATTGCGGAAATTCAACCAAAGCCACAACAGCCACTAAATTTTACCTTTATTTATGAAGATGTTCTGTTACCTATTATTGAGCGCATGAATGTTCAATTGGTCGTAGCTGATCGCTGGCAGAGTTCTAAACTGTTAACCGACCTAGTTGAGCACTGTGACATTGAAGCGGAACAATATTCGGTAAAATATCCTGAGTTCATGTCGCTAAAAGAGGATATAATTAACGGTCGAATTTCAATACCTAAGCCCGAATTGGAACCTAAACAAATTGAGACTGCAGGTGACTCAGCTTATCCTCAAGGGTTTTCAGGTAAACCAATTTCCCATTTAGCATTTCAATTAATTACCGTTCAAGATAATGCCAAGGTGGTTAGCAAAGGGGAAGGCACCACTGATGATATTTTGAGAGCTTTGGTCTTAGGGTATTCTTATCTAATTGACCCAGATTTTCGAGATCTATTGTCAGGAAAAACAATTGGCGGAGGTGAGATTAAAACCGCACTAGGAGCTGTTGGCACTTATGCTGGTGGCAGAGGTAGTAGCGCTGCTGTAAATTTGGGGATTGTGGGTAGTAGAGGAGGCATGGGTTATCCTCGTCGCTAATTTGAAATTTCAAATACCTTTAGATTATCTTATAATTCATAGTGTATTCACAACTACACTAGGATTAATTCAAATGGACGAAAACACCCCTACCCCTTCAAAAAATATTCGTAGAACCACCAGACAAAGAGTATCTCGCAAGCCTGTTCAAGAAGAAAAGGCTACCTCACCTGTAGATTGGGTTCGTCCGCCAAAAGAAGAAATTTTTGATGAAATCTTTTGGTACGTTGTCCAGATTCAAAAACGTTTAATTGAGAAACATTTTAAACCTGTTACGGTTGGTAACGGTAATATTACAATACCTAGGTATTTCAATTATCAATTCCAAAAGAACAACCGTAGTCCTCATGAATTTCAAGCTGCTTTGCAGTCAATTAAAACAGAGCTTGATTACCTTGGGTTCAAACCTACTCCTACGAATGCTTATCTTTATTATAATCCTAATTTGACTGGTCTTTATATTTTTGTAAAACGCTATACTCAAGCGTCAGTATTAGGTCTATATGTGATGAGGTTCTACAACTCTAATGTGCCGAATGCACTTGATTTAATGTAATCATGAATACTAAACAACGCTTAACTCTAGCTAAAATTGGTCATCCTAAACATTTAGACAAGCTAGTTTCAGATCCAAATGTGTATATAAGACATGCAGTAGCTATAAGTGGAAACGATTCCCATAAGGATAAGCTAGTTTCAGATCCAGATTGGTATGTAAGACGTGCAGTAGCTATAAATGGAAACGATTCTCATAGAGATAAGCTAGTTTCAGATACACACTGGAATGTAAGGGAAGCAGTAGCTCAGCATGGAAATGACTCTCACAAGGATAAGCTAGTATCAGATTCAAATGCAGGAGTAAGATATGTAGTAGCTAAGCATGGAAACGATTACCATAGAAATAAGCTAATTAAAGATCCAAAATGGAATGTAAGATATGCAGTAGCTGAGCATGGAAACGACTCCCATAGAGATAAATTAATTTCAGATCCAAATCCGAATGTAAGACGTGTGATAGCTGAGAATGGAAACGACTCTCATAGAGACAAGCTAATCTCAGATCCAAGTGAGTTTGTAAGAGCAGCAGTAGCTTGGGATGGAAACGCTAACCATGCAAGAGCTTTACTGAACGATAAAGATGATAATGTTAGGCCTATTGCAAGACATAGATTAAAAGAGTTAGGTGAGTCATGAGCTCTGATTTTGCAAACATTCCTGCACTACAGCAACAAGCACCAGACAACAAATCTGGTGCATCTTTGCGTAAAGTACACCATCAAAAGTATACCGAAATACGGTCAGGTAACCCTACTGCTCTTTTAAAGTATGTTAAAGATCCAGATCCTTTGGTTAGAAAAGCTGTGGCCATGACTGGAGTAATTAAATTTGTATCAATGCTTGTGCATGACCCTGAAGCTATTGTTCGTATTGCTGTAGCTAAAAATGCTGATCGTAATTTAGCTTCAATGCTAACAAAAGATCCTAATGACACCGTCAAAAAGTATGCAGCACAGAAATTGCAAGGTACGTCATGACACCTAACCAACGCATAGTTTTAGCTTTAATTGGTCATCCTAAGCATTTAGACAAGCTAGTAAAAGATCCAGAGGAATATGTAAGAGCAGCAGTAGCTGAGAATGGAAACGATTCTCACAGAGATAAGCTAATATCAGATCCAAATAGATATGTAAGACGTTCAGTAGCTAGGAATGGAAACGATTCCCATAGAGATAAATTAATTTCAGATCCAGATTGGAATGTAAGACATGCAGTAGCTAGGAATGGAAACGACTCTCATAGAGACAAGCTAATTAAAGATCCAGATGAGAATGTAAGAGAAGCAGTAGCATGGAATGGAAACGCTAACCATGCTAAAGCTTTACTAAAAGATGAAGATGATGATGTTAGGTCTATTGCAAAACAAAGACTAAAAGAGTTAAGAGAAAAATAAAAATGACACCTAACCAACGCATAGCTTTAGCTAAAATTGGCCATCCTAAGCATTTAGATAAGCTAGTTTCAGATCCAGATTGGCATGTGAGATATACAGTAGCTCAGCATGGAAATGATTCCCATAGAGACAAGCTAATTTCAGATCCACATGTAGGTGTAAGATATGCAGTAGCTGAGCATGGAAACGATTCTCATAGAGACAAACTAATTTCAGATCCACATGTAGGTGTAAGATATACAGTAGCTCAGCATGGAAATGACTCTCATAGAGACAAGCTAATTTCAGATTCAGATTCAGATGTAAGACAAGCAGTAGCTTGGAATGGAAACGCTAACCATGCAAGAGCTTTACTAAAAGATGAAGATAAATATGTTAGGTCTATTGCAAAAAATAGACTAAAAGATTTAGGAGCACAGTAATGACTAGAGAATTAATTGACCCATTGTTTTGTAATCCTGAAGCCGACAAAAAAGTAATTAAAGCAAAGGTTGAGGTTATTAGTTCATTGGTGGCTGCTACAGAAAAACCTCCTCTTTCGTCAGCATCAAAACAACCTATGCAGCTCGTTAAAGGTTCTTTCCAGGGCAAGGAATTTAGCATGTGGGTTGATCTAGGAGCTAGAACCTGTATCCCTGTTAAAGAAGATTAAATGAAACCTAACCAACGCCAAGCTTTAGCTGAAATTGGTCATCCTAAGCATTTAGATAAGCTAGTTTCAGATCCAGAGGTAGATGTAAGAGCAGCAGTAGCATGGAATGGAAACGACTCTCATAGAGATAGGCTAGTATCAGATCCAGATTGGCATGTGAGACGTGCAGTAGCTTGGAATGGAAATGACTCCCATAGAGACAAGCTAGTTTCAGATAAAGATCGAGATGTAAGACGTGCAGTAGCTGAGAATGGAAACGATTCTCATAGAGATAGGCTAGTATCAGATCCAAATTGGAAGGTGAGACGTGAGATAGCTGAGAATGGAAACGATTCTCATAGAGATAGGCTAGTATCAGATCCAGAGGCATATGTAAGATGGGCAGTAGCTGAGAATGGAAATGCTAACCATGCAAGAGCTTTACTGAACGATAAAGATAGCGAAGTTAGGTCTAGTGCAAAACAAAGACTAAAAGATTTAGGATTACAGTAATGTCAGAGCCACTTGCCCACCCTTTAATTTTAAAAGCTAGCAAAGTTTGCCTTGGCAAAAAAGGCTGTGGCTACACAATGTCTATGACAAAAATGGGCAAGATCACTGATCCTGAGTCTAAAGAAAGAATCCAAACCACAAAGGTTGTAATGCGCCATGCGGCTGATGATATGCCTTTACCTATGCACAAATTTTTACGTCAAGAAATGTCTCCACTAGTACCTGGCAATAGAACGCATTGGGTTTCACCTAAACGTGATGTATCAATTCAGATTAAAAAGACAGATGGTGGTCATGAGATTCACATGCACTCGATAGGATACACTAAATGACACCTAACCAACGCCAAGCTTTAGCTGAAATTGGTCATCCTAAACATTTAGATAAACTAATTAAAGATAAAGATTCGTCTGTAAGATATGCAGTAGCTGAGAATGGAAACGATTCTCACAGAGATAAGCTAATTTCAGATAAAGATTCGTCTATAAGAGAAGCAGTAGCTAAGCATGGAAACCCTTCTCACAGAGATAAGCTAGTAAAAGATCCAAATAGATATGTAAGACAGACTGTAGCTGAGCATGGAAACGACTCTCATAGAGATAAGCTAGTAAAAGATAAAGATACAGATGTAAGATATGCAGTAGCTGAGCGTGGAAATGATTCCCATAGAGATAAGCTAGTAAAAGATAAAGATACAGATGTAAGATATGCAGTAGCTCAGCATGGAAATGATTCCCATAGAGACAAGCTAGTTTCGGATCCAGAGGAATATGTAAGATATGCAGTAGCTGCACATGGAAATGCTAACCATGCTAAAGCTTTACTAAAAGATCAAGATAAAGAAGTTAGACTTGCTGCAAAACAAAGACTAAAAGCATTAGGAGTTAAATAAAAATGACACCTAACCAACGTCAAGCTTTAGCTTCAATTAGCCATCCTAAACATTTAGACTCTTTAATATCAGATCCAGAGGCATATGTAAGACGTGCAGTAGCTAAGCATGGAAACGACTCTCATAGAGATAGGCTAGTATCAGATCCAGATTGGCATGTAAGAGAAGCAGTAGCTACTGATGGAAATGATTCTCATAGAGATAAGCTAGTTTCTGATCCAGATGAGTATGTAAGAGAAGCAGTAGCTAGGCATGGAAACGATTACCATAGAGACAAGCTAGTTTCAGATCCAGATTGGCATGTAAGATATGCAGTAGCTAGGAATGGAAATGCTAACCATGCTAAAGCTTTACTAAAAGATAAAGATAGCAAAGTTAGGTCTAGTGCAAAAAATAGACTAAAAGCGTTTTTAAACTTTGCCAAATAGGAATACAAAATGATTAAGCTAAATCGTAATTTTACTGTAGCAAGTACGGACACAGGCCCTACTTTAGTATCTAATCTAAAGCCTGCTACTCAAAAACGATTAGAAATTACGGCTGGTGTACAAGCTCAAGCTGACAAGTTGAGAAAACATAACGTGGAAGCTTGGGATCAAACTCAGCAAGGAGGTAGAACCTCAATAGGGCAAACTCAAACCAGCTCAAACGTTTCAAGAGCTACTCTCGAAAATATTTTTGTTGAAGATCCCCGTATTAAGCGTAAGATATTTCGTGACATGTACTACCATGATCCTGTGTGTGGCGGAGCGGCTGACGTTTATGCAAATTTGCCTTTTTCTGATTTTCATTTATCAGGTATTAAAGATAAAGATATCCTTGAAAAATTTCATCAATCTTTAGAAGGTCTACATTTACGTGCGTTACTACCAGGTATATCTTTAGACTATCAGGTATTAGGTGCGTTTATTGGTAATGCAATATTTGAACAAGACGAAAAAGTATTTACAGCAGTTCTTCCGCAATCAATTGATAATACTGAAATTGTCAACATTCCTCTCTTTGGCGTTGATCCTATAATTGACTTGATTATGCCTAAAGACTTGAGTAAGATCATGCAATCAAATGATCCTCGTGTTGCTCAAGTAATGTCACATATTCCTCAAGAATTCATTGAAAAGATCAAGCAGGGACGTATTCCGTTAGAGCCAGCCAACACTATCTATATTCCACGTAGAACAATGACTGCTGAACCATTTGGCGTTAGCATGTATGAAAGAGTTTTGCCTGTTCATTTAATTGAAAAAGCTCTAATGCGCGGTACAATTGACGTGGCTAATAGACGTCAAAGAGCTTTGCTACATGTAATGGTAGGTGGCGATGACGAATGGATTCCAACTCAATCTGATTTAGAGTCTTTTCGTGATTTATTTCTACAAGGAGATTTGGATCCAACTGGTGCTATAATTGTCACTCGTACAGGCGTCAATACAAACGAAATTCGTGCTGCTGGTGAGTTTTGGAACGTAGATCAAGTTTTCGAGTATGCTTCAGCAAACAAGTATAGAGCCTTTGGCTTATCAGAGGGTATACTAACTGGAGAAGTTTCTCTTTCAACTTTGGATGCTTCTCTATCAGTTATGCTTGATAATATTCGTACTTTTCGTGCTAAAATTACTACTGGCTTGTTTTATGAAAAGCTATTTCCCGCAATTTCAGCAGCTAACGATTTTAGAGAAGAACGTCGATATCAGGTAACAGGCTCTAGTGGACCTCGCATTGAAACTGATGATGAACGCATTTATCGTATTGCTAATAGACGTTTATACAATGATGTAATCCCACGTCATCGCCACAAAACAATTGCTGGCGTTGATATGGATACGCATGACCTGTTAATTCCAAAGGTCGTTTATCACAAACACTTGTCGCCCGAAGGAGATCAAGCTTACTTGCAAATGCTAAACGATATGAACGGTATGGGTATTCCTGTTCCCATTGCCATGCTTGCTGCTGCTGGTTCGTTAGATATCAATCAAATTGTTGCAAATTTTCAAGAAGACTTGGCAATGCGAAAAAAAATTGCAATGTACAATGCTCAAATTGATGAAATGACGCAGCAATTGCAGCAACAATCTCAGCAAGAGGCTGGTGGCGATGATCAGTCTCAACAATTTGTTGGCTCTGCTTTAAAGAGCATGTCAAGATTTGGTGTTGGAGCAAACATGTCTCTGCATAGAGATTATGATCCAAGTGTTGACACCGGCGCTTTTGGAGAAGGTGGAAAAAGGATAAACATTTCTGCCAAAGGACAAAAGGTTATCAAAGAGAAGACCATGAAAACCATAGCTAAAGCCTTGGCGGATAGAAGAGCTAGAGCACTAGCTTTAAGAAAGGCAAACAAGGTTGTAAAAACTTTGGTTGAAGTAGGTAAAAGATGAACTGGGATCAAGAAATAGCCAAAGTTAAAATAGGTCACCCTAAACATGTAAATAAACATCTAGACTCGTATCAAGTTGAAGACGCAAATTGGGATAATGAACGACTAGGTCATGCTTTACTAGATCATGGTAATGAAGAGTTTAAAGAAAAATTAAGTGATCAACTGCCAGCGTTTAAACCTAAAACTATACAAGGTCAAGCAACTAAACACAATCTAGGCTTACATTTGGCTGAAGTAGGTAGTGACAAAATTAGACATTTTCTGTTAGATAAAAAATGTCTTAATGCTGTCGGTAGATCTTATATAGCTTGGCATGGTAACGATTCTAACAGAGATAAACTAATCAATGATAAAAGCTATCAAGTTCGAAAATTTATAGCCCGTCATGGTTCTGATGCTCACAGAGAAAAATTACTTCAAGATCCTGATAGACGCGTTAGATTAAACGTAGCGCAAAACGCCAACAAAGAACATGCTGAAAAACTAACCCAAGACTCTGTCAAGCAAGTTTCAAATGCAGCAAAATTGCGCTTGAAAAGACTAGCCGGTGTAAAGCCTAACAATCAGGTAACAGCTTCGGTTAAACCTGTACCACCTGAAATGGGCCAGTCTCCAATACCTGAAGGCCGTATGCGTAGATTTCATGTTACCAGACCTTCAAACATACCTAGTATTGAAAAACACGGATTACGCTTATCAGATGCCAAAGGCTATGAAGGACCATTAGGTATTTATTCGCATGACAAAGCGTCTCATGCTAAAAGGTATAGTAACGGATTCGGCTCAATTGTAGAGTTTCACGACGACCCTGATCATTACAAATATTCGCCTACCTATTCTAAAATCGATGTACCCTCTGAAAACATTGTAGCAATTCATCATCCTTGGCATGAACAGTACCGATACATTAAAGAAAACAAAATACCTTTGTCAAAAGTTGAACCTCATAGAGATGATCCTCATTACAAAGATTCATATGACCAATTGAAGGCTGAAGGTTATGGCTAAGGAAAAGCTAAAGAGTGCAATCAAATGGGATAGTATACCAGCGTTAATACAAATTGGTCATCCAAAGCACATTAAAAAGTTTTTCAAGAATCCTAGATATCATGTAGACTTGGCTCAGTATGGTACAGATGAACACAGAGATAGACTGATCAAGAGCAAGAATCCTTTGGTTAGAGAAACAGTTGCTGAATTTGGCAATTACGACCATTTGAAAAAACTGAGTCACGATTCAGATCTTAATGTTAGAAGTCATGCTCATGATAGAATAGCTAATGAGTTTACAGATTATACTCTTCCCTATTAAGGAAATAAGGTAAATGAGCCTTAAAGCAAAGATACAATGGCTTGTAGAATCTGCAAAGGCAAATTTGCCTTATACTCCTGAAGAAAGAGAATCCATCCGAAACTATTTACACGGTGACGCTTCAACCTTTAATGATTATCTTAGAGGGAAAAAGAATAGTAGTTATGTTGAGGCATATGCAAAAAGACATGTAGACAGAATAAATTCAGCTTTAGATAAAACGGCTAATCATCAAGGTTTCATGACACATAGGGCAATTCGATCAAACACCAAGACAAACTATAAAGTGGGTAACAAGTATATCCATTATGGTTACATGTCTACTACAAAAGATCCTGAATTGCTTCACTCAGATAAATTGAAGCGAGATTTAAATCAAGATAAATTAGACATTAACATGCATCTAAAGGTACCTAAGAATCATCCTCACATAGATTCCGCTTTTGATAAAAACAACCAGTACAAATATCAAAAAGAGATGATACTACCGCACAAAACAAGATTTCAGGTTACCAAAATTGAAAATAAAGGTAACGTTAAGCACGTTCATGGTAAGGTGCTTCCATACGAAGGTGATGATCATGACTAGACCGCATTTCGTCCAAAGCGATGCAATTGGCCCAAGAGGCATTGAATGCTTTGATCTAAATTTATTCAAGAACAAAGAAGGATTAAAGGTATTAGCCAACACATCCTTAATAGACTCGGTACGAGATTTGACAGACGATGCCAAATTTTGGCTACCCATTGCTGCTGAAAAGCTAAATATTAGCAAGAATATCCGTGACTATGTACTAACTCCTGTTATTAGCATGCCTTCAGATTTGCCTAACAGAAACGGTCAAGCTTTTCCTTATACCGAATTAACTGGATGGTGCACCGACGGTGGTCAGCCTGCTTACCGTACCTGGAAAGGAAAATCTTCATACCTTGAGCACAAAAATGACGATCCTTGGCAATCAAAGGGTGTAATTGTCGATTGTATCATGCGTCCTATACCTTGTACCTCAGGTAATATTTGGAAAGTTATTAAGCTAGTGGCTTGGGATAGAACCAAAGACCCTTTACTGGTGAATGATATTTTGAGTAAGAAAAGAAATTGTTATAGCATGGGCGCTCATGCTGCAGATTTTTCTTGTTCAGTTTGTGCTAAATTGTTGTCCAAAGGTGGGTGTGAACATGTCACCCACGGTAAACCTTCCTACAAAATTGATGCAAAAACCGGTCGTCTGGGATACTACAATACGCTAGATATCTGTGGCTTTGAACTATCGAGCGTAGCTACTCCCGCGTATGCGTCAGCTAGCGAAATGCCATTCATGGCTTGGTTAAATTAGCATGAAAATAACCTCAGGAATATTCACAGGTGGCAATATTGAAGGCACAAATGCTCAGCATAAGCTTGAAAAGAAGCTACACAAGGCTAATTCTACAGTGGAACGTTCAATAGCACACGGAAATTTAGCTAATCATCACGGTCATTTGTCTAACTATCATTTAGGTATGAGCAAGATAAAAGGCGGAGAGTTATCAAAATTGCACAAAGACATGAGTGATATGCACAATAAAATGCAAAATTATCACAATGAACAAGTCGATAGATTGCATCAATTCTTGCCACCTAAGGTACAAAATTTTCTAAAAGGCAAATAAATGGACTATATTGAGAAAATTTTAGCTGAAGTGTTGCCTGAAGACCAAACCTTTACAGATTTGGTTTATCAAGAGCTGTTGGCTTCTACACCTGTTTTTGCTGGCAAGAAAAAGAAATCACGCAAAAAGCACATGCACTGGTCCAAAGAAGATATTGAGATAGTACCTACAAACCCCCGCAAGTCTCATTTGCATTGGAGCATTTCAGATATCAAGATTAAAAAACCTGGTAAGCATGAGGTAAAATCTTGGGAAGCTGATTGGCTAGTAGATCGTAAAAAGTATCAAACAAAAGTTGAGCAACCTCCCATTGCTCATTTGTCTCCTTGGCATAGAGAAGCACTAAAAGATCCAAAGCATAAAAACATTGTCCAAGAGCATACCGATAGAGCGTTAAAGAAAGCAAAAATTTTTTCTCCTAAGGATAGAGAACACGTTGAAAACTATCAAGAAAGCAGCAATGAGTTAAATCGGCAGCTTAGAAAGAATGGTACAGTTGAAACCGATTTAAAAAATGGGTGGACGCCGCACAATATTAAAAGAGGCTCAAAAGCACATGCTGAATGGGCTAAAAATCGAGATCAAGAGATCAAGGATCAGGTAAATTCTTTGGATAAAGTTACTAGCCACTCTTTGAGGCATAATACTGTAACCTATAGAGGTGTTGATGAAGGTTTTCGTACTTTACCAAAAGGTACAGTGTTTCAAGACAAAGGTTATACAGGAACTTCATTAGATAGAGATATTGCTAGCGAGTTTTCAACTGACACTCATTCAGATGAAGGTAATACTACCGTAGCTCGCATTTTTCACAAGAAAGGTCATACAGGAGCTTACCTACCCCCTATTGCAGGTAGCCATCCTGGTGAAAAAGAATTTCTACTACCTCGAGGCTCTCATTACAAGGTTTTAGGCCATTCTTGGGACGCAAAAGATCCTAGTATCAGATATGTTGACATGGAACGTCATGATCCAGAGCCTAAAAAACCGGTTAAACCTACATCCAAGCCTGCTCCTGTACCTGTAACTAAATCTAAAAAGCCTGCCGTAAAAGAGTCGCAGACTAGCAAAAATCTAAAGAAAGCTCTAGATCCAAAAGAAAAAGCCAAGCTAAAATCTGTGATCAAGAGCCCTACCAAAAAACCTGCTTCGACTTTTATACCCAAAGGCAAATCACCGTTAGATGTGGTTGCTCCCGTCAAAAAGAAAAAACTGGTCAAAGCATTAGTAATTGGCCCTCATCAGAATACCCAGCGTGAAATTTCTAGCCTAATTAAACACCACGCAGCTAATTTAAAAAACACAGCCGAACATTCAAAATTTTGGCACCTTGCAGCCAAATTGGCTAAACAAACGGCTACTGAGGATGTTTTTTCACCCGAATATAATCATCGAGTTCAAATGCTGCGTAACCACCTGTCAATGGGTCCAAAACCAGATAGAGAAATTCATTCACAAAATGAAAGAGATGATCAGTTATCAAATTCTGCAAAACTTACAGCAGGAGACGCATTAAATCATAATTTTATTCATCACCACTTGTTTAACGGTCATTTGGCTAGCTTGGCTGCTCCTAATTTAAGACGAGCTGCTAGGCATTTGCACATGTCAAATTTATTTAAAGCTGGAAAACATATGCAAGCTCATGATTTTTACCATAGATTAGGTCAAGACACAAAAGAGACGTTTGGACCTTTGATCAAAGGTCATCTTTCATGACACCTAAACAACGCAAAGCTTTAGCTACTATAGGTCATCCTAAGCACTTAGATAAGCTAGTGTCAGATCCAAGTGAGTCTGTAAGAGCAGCAGTAGCTAGGAATGGAAACGACTCTCATAGAGATAAGCTAGTTAAAGATAAAGATGAGAATATAAGACATGCAGTAGCTACACATGGAACCGACTCTCATAGAGATAAGCTAGTTTCAGATCCAAATGAGAATGTAAGATATTTAGTAGCTGAGCATGGAAACGATTCTCATAGAGACAAGCTAGTCTCAGATCCAAGTGAGTTTGTAAGAGCAGCAGTAGCTGAGAATGGAAATGATTCTCATAGAGACAAGCTAATTTCAGATCCAGATAGATATATAAGACATGCAGTAGCTAGGAATGGAAATGCTAACCATGCAAGAGCTTTACTAAAAGATAAAGATAAATATGTTAGAAATACTGCAAAACAGAGACTAAAAGAGTTAGGAGTTAAATAGAATGCCTTTGGTAGTTGTAAAGCCCTACACCAAAAGGGTTAGAACTAGAACAGGATTTTCAAAGCTAGTTAGCGTTAAAGGTAAGTCCTATTACCGCAAGCCTAGTATGAGAATAAAACGCCGTACTAAATTTGGTAGTAGAGTTAGATGAAAGATTCAGTTTTACCTGCATTAGAAGATGATCTAATGTGGAATGAAGATGAATTTGATAATAAAGCATTAGCTGAAAATCAGCAACGTCGAGCCAAGATAAATTTTTCTGGTGATCAGTATCTAGGTCCGCCATTAAAAGTAGTAGAAGCAAAGCTACCAGTAACTAGGCTCGACCACGTTGATAAGTCTCTTGCACCAAAAGACTTTAGTAAAAATCAACAGAGTTATGTTCACAATAAAGACTGGTCTCATTCAGGTAATGCTCAAGGACAAAAATATAGTGCTTGGAAACCTCATCAAAAAGTAAACAAGGGAACTTTTGGAGGTTCGCTTCATGAGACCGCTCCTTATGCAGCGCCTAGGCATGTACCTTGGTTGCAATACAAGCACCCTAAAACTGGAAAATCTACCGTTGTTTTTGACAAGAAGCATGAGCAAGAAGTTCGTAAGGCTAGACCTACTCTATCAAAGTGGAGCAATGGTAAGCAAAGCCGGTTTAAAGTTTTAGACTCTGGGGAAGACTTTTCAAATAAACCTGGTCGTCCTACAGCTCAAAAAATAATTACAGACCCTGTTAAACACATGCAAGATAACGGGCATAATGTAAAATTTGTAAACAACATTTATAAGCACCGAAAAAAGTTAGAAGATAGAAAAATTCCATTTAGCGCTGAATGGCCCAATAATGAGATTAAAGCAAAGGATTCCAAAATGTCGTTAAAAGAAAAAGTACAAGCAACGTTTCAAATTGAAGCTGCTCCAAAGCATCAGTCAGCCAAAAAACATCATCAGCGTATGATGAAGCTGCATCAAGCTGAAGTAGATCATCACGGCAAAAGAATTGAGTACATGAAGAACTACATTGCAGATCACCCTGAGCGTCCTGAATGGAATAAAGATTATGAAGGTCCTATAAAAAAACATGTTGCCTTCAAAGATTATCATGAAAAGATGGCAGCAATGCACGCTAAAAAGTGCAAGAATTGCTAATTAGGAGGCTATAATGGTAATTTTACCTTCTGAATGCTTAGGTAATTATATAGAAGAGCCAATTGAAATTACTGCTGCTCTTGGTGGTAGTAGATATACCAATGATAAAATTGCTCGAGATCATGAACGCTTTAAATCAATCTTGGCAAAGCATTATCATACAATTGACTCTTCAGGTAAAAAACGTTCTCCAAAATTCAAATGGGCCAAAATCTTTACGCCAAAAAGAGTGGCTCATCATTTTGTTCACGGCAATAAAAAAGCAGCAAAAATTGTCATTAAGCGTAGGCATATAGGTTTACCAGGAGAAAAACCTAAATATATGATTCATGTAAAAATTCCTCATGTAATCAATGGCAAAATTCAATATACTGCCAAAGGAAATGTGAAACACATTTATAACCGTAAATTTCACACGCATGAGGATCCTAGTAAACATTTGGATCGTATGCTAGGTGAAGCTCGTTGGGCTCAGCATAACGGTAAGCAATGGCGTAGCAATCGCAAGTTGATCAAATCTTCAGTAGTTCAAGCTAAAAAGCTAACTACTGAAGAGCGCAATGCTTTGCCTGACAGTGATTTTGTCTTTCCAGATAAGCGCAAATTTCCTATTGCAGATAGAAATCATGCAGCCAATGCTTTATCTCGTGCTTCAGCAATTGGTGGCAAGATAAAAGAAAAAGTGTTCAAAGCTGTAAAAGAGCGTTATCCAGATTTGGAACACAAAGATTAAAAACTCTGGTAAAAATAGAATAAGGCTTGGAGTAATACAATATGCTAGGAAATTCCGTCTATTCTTTGGGAATGAACAACCAGCCCCGTGAATTACATATTGGTGCCTACCCTGATTTTCAAACAAAAGGAGATATTCTCAAATATCTTCGTTCTACTGGTTTGTCTGGGTGGCCACATAATAGCACAAACATTCATCATTTACATGTCACTTTGCTTCATAACTCTCATTTAATTTTACCTATGGATTTTCCAAAAGAACAGCCAATAGGTCACCCAATTGACGTTTCTGGCTTTAAACATCATGTCCGTCCGTTATCTTTAGGTACTCCTACTGATGGTGCGCCCATTGCAATACTTTTTCCTGGCATGAATAGATTTAGGTCATTATCTGACTTACTGCATAAAAAGTTTAAGCTACAAATTGAGCTTCCACATTATATTTTTCATTGCACAATAAGTAACATTCAAATGTTTCATCTTAAATCCAAACAGTATGCCAAGACACCATTCAAACGAATAGCTGATTATTTTCATTTGCCACCATATGAAGGTCGTGCAGTCTTTGATACGCTAAAGGTCAATTATGATTACCGTTGACTTAACTTCATCTCATCCTTATTTGGCTATAAAGAAATCAAAACGTGGGGGTCGTGGAGTATTTGCCAGAACAAACATACTCAAAGGTACAGCGTTCTTGGTAGATCCAATTATTTTTGTACCAGAAGGAGACTGTGCAAATTATATCTTTATGGACAAAGGGAAAACGTTTTTAGCATTAGGCTACGGATCATTGATTAATCATGGATACTATCCTAATACAAATTGGGATTGCAAGTTAGATGGCAATTTACCTACAATTACATTTTATGCTTTAATGAATATTAAGAAAAACGAAGAGATAACCCATGACTATTGTTGGCCAGAATTTCCTGAAAGCTTTATCAAATGAAAATAGGTGAAAGGATGAGATATGTAGCATCCTCACTAGAGGATAATGAGTATGGCTATCATATCAGTTCTCCTAAAAATCATGAGTCTATAAAAAAGATAGGACTAAGAAGTGTCAATTATCCTGCTGGTCGAGTTTCGGATTTTTCAAAGACAAATCAACATTTGCTTTGGTATAGTGTAGATGCCAGGAAACGCAAGTTCAAACCAAGTATCAAACATTATCGCTTCAAATTAGATCATGTGCCTGTTAAATCTATCATGCCTCAATCCGGAGCAATGTCTGATAGATTAGCTTTTTCAGATAAATCCTTTAAAATTCCTCCCAGTAAAATTGAAGTTTTAAATGAAAAATCAAAATGGGAGCCAATTGAATGAAAGCAGGCACTAGAGTCCTAATTAAAGCAGGTCTTGGTTTATACAATCTTGGTATTGCTACGGCTGTTCAGGGAAATGAGGCAACAATTCTTTTGGACAAAGGTACAACTCAGACGTCAACATTGGACCGCGTTATTCCTATCTTATACTTTGAAAAATTTATACCAAAATCAGTAGATAAAGAATGGTTTCGTGCTCACGAAAAGTTAATCAAACCCATTGACTTTGATATTCGCTCCTTTTTCTTGATGAAAAAAGCTCAGGTATGCACGATTCCTCTAATGACTTGCATGTTTTATTGGGCTAACAAATATATCTGGCAAGATAAATTAACTTTATGCAATTTAGGCACAGCTACTCGCAAAGGTGCTTCAGGAATATACAAGCCAAAAGAAAATTATTTGGGTGTTAGCAATAAGACAAACAATACTGTATTTGATATATTCGATACGTTTCTGCATGAGTGTTGCCATCTATGGCAATTTACCGTTGCAATCAAGACTGGTGAGTTTAATCCAAAAGCCGGTGCTCATGGCAAAACCTTTCAACAATGGGCCGGTCCGTTGAAGGAAATTGCGGGTGTCAAGCTAACTGTTACGCATGATCTGGATAGCATTGAAGTCGATGAGGCAGAGGCTGGTGACGATAAAAAGCCTGGCATGTTTATCATTATTGCAGTAATTCCTAGTAAAGGTAAAACCTATTATCGAATTGCCAAGAGTGATAAATTGGAAAACATTGCTGCAGCTCGTACAGCTTTGAGATCTGAATTTGGCATGACTGCAAAGTATTACACTAGAACACTAAACAATCCAGCATTGCTGAACTTGATAGCAAACTGCAAAACCGGTGGTGGAGCAGCTTCTGGTAAGATATCAGGTTTTCATTTTTCATCAGTAAACGAGAAAACGTTTGCAGCCATTAATGCTATAGCAAAGCCAATTGAGTCATGAACATTAAACAACGCATAGCTCTAGCTACCATTGGTCATCCTAAGCACTTAGATAAGCTAGTCGAGGATAAAAATTTTGGAGTAAGATTAAGAGTTGCTTGGCATGGAAACGACTTTCATAGAGATAAGCTAGTGCATTCTGATAATCCTGATATAAAAGGTGCCGTCGCTATCCATGGAAATGATTTCCATAGAGACAAGCTATTGCATGATGAAGATTTTACCGTAAGACGAACTGTCGCTTGGACTGGAAACGATTCGCACAGAGACAAGCTATTGCATGATTATTCTCCTGAAGTACGAAGAGCTGTAGCTATGAAAGGAAACCTTGACCACGCAAAAGCTCTATTGAATGATAAAGATGAGTCTATTAAACACGCTGCAAGAAATAGACTAAAAGAATTAGGAGTAAAGAGTAATGATTGAGAACATTTTTGCTTGGACAGCTACACAGGGCTGTTATCCTGAATACATTTCCATTAACAAATATCCAGACGGTGGGGTTTACGTTACAATTCGTAGCAAGCCTCATCACAATTTAGAAGGCGTAGTTGTTAAACAGGGAGAACAGGCTCACATTCAAATTGATAGAGCTCAGCTTAACGATATGGCTGTTGCTCTAATTAAATATCTGATTACTGCCGATGACTAATAAACCTCACATTATTCCACCCCACGTTCAAGAATATTTGGACATGCTCGGCAAAGGGCACACTCAAACTGAGGTTGCAAAGCATTTTGGCAAATCTCCTCCTTATATCTCAATAATTACTCGATTTCATACTGATCCTGAGTTTCGTGAAAAAATTAAGGAGCAAAAAAGAGATCAATTTAAAAGATACAGGGAAGCAAATCCAGAAAAGCATAAAGCACAAGTTGAAAAACAAAAACAAAAATATCAAACAAATCCAGAAGAGCGTAAAAAATATTTGGAGTATCAACAAGCTCGAAATGCTAAAGTTAGTGAACATAGAAAACAAGAAAAGCTAAAAAAGCTACAAACTTTACCTGACCCTGAAGAATTAGGTGAACAGGCTACAGCAGGACAAAGGTATTTAGCTTTACGCAAAAAAGGTCATACTCTTAAACAGATTGGTGATATGCACGGTGTATCTAGACAAGCTATTGATAACGTGATTAAATATCATGTGAAAAAAGCTGTCAAATCTTTAGATCCAAACCATGTAAAACCTAAAATTGGAAGACCAAAAAAGATTTTATCATCGGATTTGGCTCACATTCCAATGTTTGCAAACGTGGCAGTTCAAACAGGTACTCCAGTCTCATCTATTCGTCCTGGTTTTTCTGATGGCATTACTTTAGGTAAACCTGGTCATCAAGGCAGAGGAAAATTGCGTGATAATTCAGGTAATCCTAACGCCAAGGAAAAAGAGCCAAATCCTACCCAAGATGATGACACAGCTGAATTTTTTAATTTTGAAAACGTTGCAAAGCGTGCTAACGTTCAAGCTAGTGTCACTGAAGCTGAAGTCCGTAAAATGCTTCAAAGCCACGATCCAGACGTTGTTACTCTGGCAAAGGCTTGGCTACATAATAAAGGGCTACAAAAATGAATAACAAAGAACTAATTTCAAATTTAGCTTTATACCACGCCTCGAATGCTAGGCATCACCATGAGCAATGCCAGCTTTGCAAGGATCATTTGTTGCCTCACGGTAGTCAATTTCAGGCAATTTTTAATCACCACCAAAAATTGGCTTTAAAGCATCAAAATACTGCTGAAGCATTAATTTCTAGAGGTGCAACCACTCAAGATGTCAAACATGATTAAGGTTACTGCTGACCTTACACCAAAGCAAAAGAAAAAAGTCAGCACTTGGATTCGTCCTGAAACTTATCCAGCTCAAGACTCAGCTTCAAGAAAAAATCATTACACAGAAATTACCAAGCCTATCTCGGATCACGTATTCGGAAATAAAACACGGTTAAAATTGCCTAATAATATTGTACATTCTTCTTCAAAGCCTAATAAAGATGTATTAGACTATTTAGAAAGATATACCAGCTATGAGACAAGTCCTGATAGATACAAACAAGGAATTGCTCATCATTTATCAGATTCAGATAAAAAACGTTCGCTAAAAATTGGAAAAATTTTAGAAGCTCAAAAAGCGCCTGTTAAGATAAAACAAGCATATATAAATGATCCTTATCGTAGTGCTAGTAAAAGCCATTTGGATACAACAATTTCACGTCATCCTTACGATGTGGCAGGTATGAGCACTGATAGAGGTTGGGATTCATGTTTAGATATGGACAAAGGTGTCTACAAAAAAGACTTGCATCACGAAATTGAAAACGGTACTCACGTTGCTTATTTGCATCATAAAACAGATCCTAGTATATCTCATCCCGTAGCTCGCGTTGCTTTACGCCCTTTTGAACACCCAGGTCATAAAACTATCTTAAGAGCTGATCTCAAAGTTTATGGTACATCCAATCCTGAATTTCATAAAAATGTAAAAGATTGGGCTGAGCACGTTTTTCCAGCTAAACCAAATGTTATCTACAAACGTAATCCTAGTGTCTATAATGATACAGATGAAAATAAACAAAGCACACCTGATCACATTCTTAACCATACTGACAACAAAGAGTTGTTTAAGCACAACTCTTTGGAACGCATTGAGGGTGCAGCTGATGATAATTTGCTCAAAAATCATCCCATTAAATACGAAGATGTTGAGCATGTATTACCTAATCTACACCATCAACGACATGTTTCAACGCTAGGCCATATTACCGATAATACTGTAAAAGAAGACCTGCCTAAATTGGCGCATCATGCTAATCCTGTTGTTAGACATGATGTAATTGATAGATGGCAAGACCTACCTAGAGAGTCAAAGCAACATATTCTAAATGATTCTAATCCCAAAATTCAAAGTAGATTAAAAATGAAGAGAATAGTGCCTTGAACATTTGGCAAAGAAAAGCTTTAGCTGAAATTGGTCATCCTAAGCATTTAGATAAGCTAGTATCAGATCCCGATTCGGCTGTAAGACATGCAGTAGCTGAGAATGGAGACGATTCCCATAGAGACAAGCTAATTAAAGATCCAGATTGGAATGTAAGACATGCAGTAGCTAGGAATGGAAACGACTCTCATAGAGACAAGCTAGTATCAGATCCAGATGAGAATGTAAGACAGACTGTAGTTAAGTATGGAAATGATTACCATAGAAATAAGCTAGTAAAAGATAAAGATCCAGATGTAAGATATGCAGTAGCTAGACACGGAAATGATTCTCATAGAGACAAGCTAGTTTCAGATCCAGATTGGAATGTAAGAGAAGCAGTAGCTGAGCATGGAAACGATTCTCATAGGGACAAGCTAATTAAAGATCCAGATTGGTATGTAAGACATACAGTAGCTGAGCATGGAAATGACTCTCATAGAGACAAGCTAGTCTCAGATCCAGATGAGAATGTAAGACATGCAATAGCTGAAAAAGGAAATGCTAACCATGCTAAAGCTTTACTAAAAGATCAAGATGGTGATGTTAGTACTGCTGCAAAACAAAGACTAAAAGCATTAGGAGAAAAATAAAGTGTACGAGAAGCAATTTACTAGGATTGTCTCTAGGTTGGTTCAAACCAATCAAAAATTGCATCCTATTGTAGCTAATTCGCAATCTCTTTGGGACGCAACTTTTACAATCAAGCTAGGTGAATTGATGAAGCTAGCTGAAAAGTTGGGGGTTTTGGAATCCTTGATTGAAGCTAAAACGTTTAAATTAACAGCCGGATATTTTGTAATGAGTATGACAACAGATGAATTTATTACTGCATTAAAATACTTTGCTGTTTTATCTTATTATTTGGAAAAAGGTGAAGCTCCAAATATACCGATTAAAACAATATTAGAATGGCAGCAAGCAGCAGTAAATGTATTTGCTCAATTTAAGGTTAATTTGCGTGTCCCTATTGCCAAGATAACCAAAGTAATTTCTCATCCCAATGTTAAACTAACAGATAAAAAAGGTGATCCTCTTCCTAGCTATGAAATAATTTACGATCAGACAAAAATTATTCGTGATGCTTTGTATGCAAAGAGAGCAAAAATACTAGCTGATCCCGGTGCTACTTCTGATTTACGTAGATTTCTTGCCAATATTTTTACCTATTTTAACAATAGAGCTGAATCTAAATCAGAAAAAAGTTTTGATAGACTAGCACAAAATGTTAGAGTATTAAAAGATCCAAAGCTTTCAGGTATAATGCATCCAAGTGCTAATGTAAACATTGATAATACTCCCATTGCTAAATACCAGCGTTGGATTGCTAAAAAAACAGATCGAAAAAATCCACAATATTTGATTAAAGAAGAAGTTGAAGCCCTTTCACCAAAAGATGCTGAAATTCATAACAAGCTAAGATTAGATCATAATAAAGCTTATAAAGCAAAACTTCAGGATGTCATTCGTTCATCTCAACAACCTCATTTACCTGCTCTACAAGTTAAAAAGCAATTGGAAGAAAAAGGTTTTCCTTCTTGGTCTATTCCTAAAGGTTTTACTGGAAATGTAGGGGAAAGAGGTGAGCTTTACACTCATACAGGTATGCCTTTGGACAAGGGTCAGGCTGGTGGAGTAATGGAAATGAATCCAAATTGGCATAAAAATCAGTCAGAATTTTATGCTCGTGGTCGTTCTAATTTTGCTACTACTCCTGCTTGGCAATATTTCCAAACTATGGATCACGTTAAAAATAAACGTAATGATGACAAGCAAAGAGCTGCAAACGAGTTAGAAGAAAAGTTGCCAATGCTTCAACAGAAATGGCGCAAAGACTTGCGTTCCAAAGATGAAGGCTCTCAGCTTTTTGGTGCAATTATGGAAGCGCTATATCAGACTCAAGCGCGTATCGGTGGTAATTCAACAGGCAATGCGGCGACAGGTAAGGAAAAAGCTTACGGTGTTACTACTTGGCTAAACAAGCACATTAAATCAAATGCCGCTGGAAGCTTGATTATTACTTATCCTGCTAAATCTGGAATGGTCCAAAGGCATGTCATTAAACCTGATACACCTGAGAAAACCGCCTTCATTCAATATGTACTTAAATTAAAGGATGGCAAAGGTCCAAATGACCCAATTTGGGTAACCAAAAATGGTCTAACTGTAGGCTCAGGTAGGATTCGAGCTTACATGAAATACCTTGGATTAGAAGACGCTCATCCGCACTCTTTTAGGCACGCAGCTGGGAACGCAGCATGGCAAAAAGCTATTACTGAAAAACCTTTGAAAGCAAAAAATCCTACTCCTAAACAAGTAATGGATTACTATAAAGACATTACTCAAAAGGTTGGACAAATATTGGGTCATCAGCGTACTAAAAAAGACGGAACAACGGAAAATGTAGGCGGCACCGCGGCTAAGAGCTATGTAGACCCTCAATTACAGGTTCAATTCTTTAGGGATAAAGGCGTTCCTGTACCTCCAGCTTTAGAGAAAATTGCAAAAGACGAAGAATAATAGACAATACAATCTAATTTACTAAATTAAGGCGCATTGGCAAAAGCTGGTGCGCCTTTTCCTACGGTCAGATTTCGGTAAGATTTGCATAATTTCAAAACTTTCAAAATCTTACGGAAACTTTACTAATTTAGTAAGTGAACAAGCAGTTAAGCTGTTCTGCTTGTTTCGTTTCCTCCGGTAACCTTGAACCACGCGCATTCAGTTGTGCGTGGTTCCTTTTCTCAGCTAATCTCAAGATTGCGTATTTAATTCCCTGCTTTTTCAAAAAGGATAATTTTTTAACATGAGCGATTTAATCTTTCTCAGCTCTCCGGCAAAAAGCAAGGAAGCTGTAAAAGCGACCATGTATCGTTGCCCGAAAACACACGCCCAGGTTATTGCCAACGAGTGCATGATTCCAATGTCACCGTATGTTGGGCAAGCCATGCAGCGTGTTACTAATTCACGTATTACTGTTTCTGCTTCTGAATTAAAAGAAGATGACATGAAGCGTGTCGGTCACTGCAAAAACTGTGACCATACTCTATTTGCTTCTGCTAAAGCAATCAATTCTTTAGCTAAAACCAAACCACATTGCATAATGTGCGGCTCTGTTGTTGCTATGGCTCCTGAAATGGCTGAACAAGTTATACCTCAGGTAATCAAGCCTGAAGACATTGGTGATGATGTAGCTGTGCATAATGATATGCCTGATGCATCTGACGGTGATGCCAAATATGCCAAAGTCGGTCTCAATGATCAGCTTTTAGCTTCTGAAATCTTAGCGTCTATGGACGATGACGAGGATGACGACGGCGATTCTGAAGATGAAGATGAGGGCGATTGGGACGAAGACGGTAATGACGACGAGGATGATGAAGACCTCGGCGAAAATGACTATATGGATGATGACGACGATGAAGATGAAGACTCAGAAGAAGATTATGGAGACGAGGACGAAGGTGAATTAGGTGGTGGTTCAACGCCTGATGAAGAAGCTGAAGTCAATGACTCTGATGATGATTCTGATGATGACATGGACGCCACTGCATCTGATTTGGGAGATGACGACGATTTCTCTGAAATGAACGATGCTGATGGTCTTGATGATACCCAAGCAAATACTGTCAACATGGATGACATGACGACGATGCAAGGTAACAGAATGGCTGACGAAGCTGCGCAGAACAAAGTTAATATTGGTTTGACGGCTGCAGATGCTCTTCATTCAATTGTCTCTTCAGATTCTGCCATGTTGGCAGTTCTTCCCATTGATACTTCTTCGGCAATGGTCTTAGCAATGGTCAATGACGTTGGCTACATGCCATACATTGCTCTTGAAGCTAGCAAAGCTTCTGATAACATTAAACCGTTATTTGCTAATCCTTCCAAATTGGTCGAGACAGTTAATGCTGTTTTAGCTAACTCTGAAGGAAACCTAATTAAAGACTTGGCTTCTTTCGGTGTTCGTCAGCTAAACTATTCAATTCGTGCTTCAGCGTTAATTGAAAAACGTATCAAAGAAGGCGTGTTTGCTGCTACTGAAGCTTTGAATGATGAAAAAGGTCATTTAGTTGATGACCTGCGTCAATGCTTAGCTATTGCTGCTACCGAAGTAATGAAAAATTTAAAAGAAGACGCAACTAACGTTGTCGCCTCAACTCTTTCTGATTCTTTGAAAAAAGTAGGAGTTCGTGATGCTTCTTTGCTGGTAGACCAAGCGTTTACAGCTCAGGGTCCAGAACTAATGAAAACTATCATTGCTCGTGCTCTTGAATTGATGGATAAACCTTATGATTCAAGAAATGAGATTGCGAAATACGTTACGGCCGCGGTTGGGCGTAATGTTCTCGAGACTGCAAAGCCTACTCAAGGTGATGTAGTGGCGAAAAACTTGGCTGAAGGCAGTCTTCCTGTATCAGTCCATGCATCGGCTGGAAATGTTGTCGAGCCGTCCAGTGCAGCTAATGTAATTCCAATTACTGCATCATCTAATATTGACTACTCAAATCTCATAAAAAGCAAGGCTGCGTCTTTAAGACATCGCCAAGCTCAAAACGCTCGATAATTATTTCAGATTATTATTCAGGAGAAATTTAAGAAATGTTGGAACTTTCCCTTACTAAAATCCTTCTTTCTCAGGAGTTGCCGCTGTATGTAAACGCTGCTGCTTTTGATGAAGGCACTGCACTTGAGTTTGTAATGGGTACAACTCAAGCTAACACTGGCTCACCTGTTGGTGCTGGTAACGTTGTTCAGCCTACTTCAGGCACCTCAGCATTTTATGCTGGTTGTGCTTTGAACGTCTTCACTCGCCCTTCAACTGGCGTTTGGGTTGACACTCTTGTTGTTGGCTCAACTGTTCCTACAGTAACTTTGACCCAGGTTCCTACTGCTACCACAACGGTATCTGTTGTCCTTTCTGGCGCTCAGTTGACTCAGGTAGGTTCTGCTCCTACTTCGGCGCAGTACACAATTGGTGGCACCAACAATCAAACGTTGACGTTTAATGCTGCTAACGCTGGCCAAACTGTAGTTGTTACTTATCGCTATGCTTTGACTGTTCAGCAAGCTGAAATCTTTGTTGGTGACGGTGTTGCCGGTGGTTACTCACCTTCAACTGTTACTGGCACGGTTGGTTCCATTGAACGTGGTATCGTATTTACCTCAGACTTTAATACCTCAGTGTATTGGGGTGCGGGTAACGTTACAAATATTACTGGCGCAGCCGGTGGTTTGTACACAACTGGCGGTTCAGGCGCTGCGGTAACTGGCACTGTATATCAGATCCCAACTCAGGACATTCCGTTCCTTGGCATCTATTTCAAATAATCTATTGGTATAAGGAGAATATTTTCAATGAACGCGATTACACCTATCAAGTTGCGTAGATCTAAACTACACGCCACGGAAATCAACCGTGCTGGCTCTAAAGAAAAGCTGGTCGGCCGCGGCGGCGAGATCAATGCTTCAGATCGTAATGACGCTCTCCGCGCTGTCGGTGAGCTTCTTACTGCAATGTCTAATGGTCAGGTCATGTCTTTGGAGGAAGCTAACGCTGCTTCTCCTCAGCATACTCTGACTGCTGCTGAGTCTCATCAGGCTCTTACAGCCGCTTACAATCAAACTAAAGCTGGTGACAGCCGCGCTTGGATGGAAATTGGTCAGTCAATCGGTACTGAGCTGTACGAAACTGCTAACCGTGAAGGCTTAATGCGCCGTGCCCTCATGCGCGCTGACGTTGTTCAGGGTAGCATTCCTCGTATTCCTTTTGCGTACAAGACTTCGTTTGCTTGGCAGGCTTCTTCTGCTGCTGCAATTCAGCCTACGCTTGTTCGTAACAAGTACCTGTTGCCTCCTGAGTTCTACATTGAGTCTCATCTGTGGGTTGAAGAAAGAGAAATCTATCAATCACCTGGTGACATTCTTGAAGAGAAACTGATGGAAGGCCAGGAAGCAATCATGACTCGTGAAGACGCAATCATGATTAACCTCTTCCAGGCTCAGGTTGGGGCTTCAAACTCTCCGCTGACAATTGTTGGTGGCTTTACTCCGCAGAACCTTGGTTTGATGCGTTCTGAATTGCTGCAATGGAACCTGCCAGCTACGCTGCTGTTCTTTGCATCTAACATTCTGAATTCTATCACAACCAATACAACGTTCGGCACGTTCTATGATCCAGTAACGCAGTACGAGGTTGTTCAGACCGGCTACATTGGCCGTATTTTGGGCATCTCTCTGGTTACGGATGCTTATCGCGTTCCTCAGCAAAAGGTGCTTAACGCTGGTGACATTTACTTGCTCACTTCGCCTGAGTTCCTTGGTGCTTACACCGATCGTGGTCCTGTAGTTGCAAATGAAGTGAATGCTTCTTCTTCAGGTCATGGTGTTCCGGCTCGTGGCTGGCACTTGCATGAGACAATGTCAATGACAGTTGCCAACTCTCGTGGTATCGTTTACGCCAACGCTACTACCTAATAAGGTTAACTTGGTGGGGCGGGAAACTGCTCCACCAACCTTTTGGAGTTGACCATGAAAATTACTATCAAAGACAAGACAATTACAATTCCTGTTACTAGCAAGCTTCATGCTGGTATTAAAGCTGTCTTGATTGAAGCTGCTGCTCCTAAGCTAACAAAGAACTCACCACCTGCTGCAAAATTTCATCGCATGATGAGAGAGTATCACAAAGGTGAATGCAAGACTTGTGATGCAGAAATGAAACCTATGCACAAACAATGTGCTATGGAACACGATGCTAAATACAAAAAAGCAATGGGCGTCAAAAAATAAGGTGTACAATGACTGATCTAAACAAAGCAATTACACAAGCTTCTAAACTAATCATTGCGGCAATTGAAGATCAGTCGCCTGAAACTGATTGCCGTACTTTACCTCGTAAATTGCATGAACTGGTTTCAACGACAGTATCTGCACAAAATTCTTCCGCTGTTACGATTACAGCGTCCGAAATTGCCCCTAAATTATGTGTCGCAGCTGATGGTTTGGCTTGCGCTCATTCCATGTATTTGGCTGGTGATAAGACAAACGCTTTGCGTATGGCAATGTTTGCCTTTGAACAGCCTGACTGCATTGCTCTAATGACTTCTTTGTCAGAGCTAAACGAAGAGACTGATCCATCTGATCTTGATGTTGTATTATCAAGAGTAAACAAGGGTGAAGATGATGACTCTGAAATTACTGACGATCATGATGACAATAATGTCGATAATCAAGTCTATGGCGATCCTGTTGATCCCGTCAGCGTTGCTCCTGCAGATGCAAGTAATGATGCTTTGGTTGGAAATCCTGCAGCCGAAATTGACTCAATGCAAGATCAAGATTTGACCGACAAAGGAGCTGAGGCTCCTTATGCTGATTACGCTACCTATGATTTCTTGAACCAAGGTATGCCACCAGATTCTATTCAAGTTCTAAAGAATGTTTTGTCAGGTGTCTTTGATGAAGATGCTTTTAAAGATCCAAATGATTTAGTAATTGCTGATGGCAACATGATCAATTTGGACGAAGATTTAGGCGATGAAGATTATGGATCTTCTGATTTAGATGATATTTCGTTCCCTAACAATTATGTCTTGTCTGATGCGGTTGATGACATGGTGCCTAGCATGGACGATAATCAGCTTAGCAATATTACAACTGATCCTGCTGAAGGTGTTGATTGGAATCCTGCCAACTGGGATTTGAACAACGATATGCCTACTCGTTCTGATCCAATGAATATGGATTTTGATGACATGGCCGCTGTTAATCCTGGCATGACTGATTTGAATGGCATTGATAATACAGTTTCAGGTAACCCTAAAAATGAATCTGATACCGCAGCTTTGGATTCTCAAATGGGTTTAATTCCTACATTGAATCCTTCACAATCTATTATTGCAAAAATTACGGATCCCCGTATTAGAGCAGCTATCAATATTCTATCAAGCAAGAACGACGAAGCTACTAAAGCTAAACTGAATGCCTTCATTAACATTTACTGCCTACGCCACAATATAACTGCTTGAGGTAGTAAAATGAAAATTACTATCAAAGACAAAACAATTACAATTCCTGTTACTTCTAAATTGTACTCAGACATTAAAGCTGTTTTGGTTCGATCTTCTGATCAGCAAAATCCTAATTATCATATTCACACAGGTGACATTTTAGACGGTGAAACCTACAGAAAATATATGCGTGATTACGATATGTCGGGTTCAAAAGGTAAACCCTCACAGAACAAATCTGGTATTTCAAGCCAAGATATTCATGATCAGTTGCACTCCCACCACATGGCAAGTGCAGCAATGAATAAAACAATGGCTAGAATGTACACAAGTAATAAAAAAGCACATGAAGACTTGGCGAAAGCGCATGAAAATATGGCCAAAGCTTTACAGAAAAATCATGAGTTTCAAAAAACAGTATATTAATTTGCCCTAGCTTACATTTTAAAACCGTTGCACCATATTTCAGCAACAAACACATAATTTATATTGTAGGGCGAAAAGGGTCGCAAGCGGTACGACGTGTACTCGTTCGCGACCCTTTTTTATTTAAGGTAAGACATGACCCAAGTTTTTGATATTACTCAAGCTCGTGTTACCGAATTGAAGGTTTTAGAAAACTGTATATCTTCTCTAAAATCATTATTGGGTAATGCAGCGGCTGAATATGGCAAACCTCCTTGGAAAGTTGTTCATGTTGCCGGCAATCAAGATTTTCGCGAAGTGGCAAAAAACTACAAACTAGTGGATATGCCCTTTATTGCAATTATTGTTAACACAATCCGACCTTCCGAGGAAGGTTATAACGATCAAGCCATGTATAATGGCTTCTACATGGGTCAATTGAACTCTAATACAGCCACACCTAGCAACGTTGTTCTGCATTGTAGACCTACAGCAGTGGATATGACTGTTAGAGTAACTGCTCAAACGTTTTCTGATATTGCATATTTTGCTCAGCGTTGGATTTTTCGTGAAAGAGATGTACAGTTTGCCTTAAAGACTACACAGTATAATTTGCCAATCAAAGTCAAATTTAATACTGACTTGTCTATTCCAGAAGAAGAATTTACGGAAATGGGTAATTTGTTTGTGATGCAAGCTCAGCTAACATTTTATGCGTATGTAGGAGTATTAGAGTTGCAGCAAGCTATAACAAAGGTCAATGTTAATATTGATGCGTATGACCAAGCAACAAATGACTCTATTCCAATTGCAACCACTACTATAAACCGACCAAAAGGTTCAGCATGAGCGATACAGTATCTCTACCAACAATTAATCCTAACATCAATACAACCTTCACTGTAGCGTTACAGTTTATAACTACAGGACTAAACTTTAGAAATGTTAGAGCAAATCAAACTGTAGGTATTCCTGTAATCAACAATCAAGATGTAACCACTTTATCAATTGAACCTAGCGGATCTCAAATAGTTTTTGCTTATCAATTGATCGGTATTATATCTGATACAATACTAAATATTACCTGTACTCCTGATATAACCAACTTGGTTTCAAATCCTGGCACTTCGACAGCTTCTGGCTATATTTTTGTTTTTTCAGGGTCTTATTCAGCTTCAGGTATTCAGCTATATAACCCTACAAGCTCTGTAGCCACTGTTCAAGTAGCTACTGTATCCTAAAAAGGAAAAATTTATGGATAATGTTATTACTGTAAAAAATACCTCTGATAGACCTCAGCCCATCACCACACCGGAGGGAAAGACGATTACAATCTATCCTAAAGCTACCACACAAATTGATGCTGACTTTGCTACTAGCTTGCCTAGAGCCGTTCGCATTCTGTCCGTTTAAGGAGAACATACATGAGCGGTGCAGCTACAGCGGCAGGAATTACGCTTCAAGAAATTAATGTCTCACAGCTTACTGGAGGTGTAGCCACAACAATTGGCGCATTGGTAGGTGGCTACAAGCGTGGTCCTGTTGGTCCTAATTTAGTAACTTCTGGTAATCAGTGGTCCACACAGTATGGGCCTATGGATACTACTTGGGGATATTTTGGTGTATCAGGTCAAGCGTTTCTATCAAACGCTAATCAATTATGGGCAAATAGAGTAATAGACGGGTCAACTTGTTGCTATGCTAGTGCCGATGTCTTTAACGGCTCTAATCCTTTAGGTAACAATAATTATACCTATTCCTTACCTGCTCCAAATTTGAATTTGTCTTATTCAAATGCAAATGTTGCGTCAAATAACGAATTATTGACCTATACCTTTTATTTAAATGCTCCTTTGGCTTCAGGAGCAATTGTAAATTGGTCAGCTAATGTCCCTAATGCTTCAGGCTCAGCTGCCTTACCTCTAACTGTAGCTCCAGTGACATATTCAGGTAGTAGTGATGCTACTATGGTAGCAACAGCTAATGCTTTAGCTACTGCGTTAAATAACGCAGGTGTGCCAGCAACTGTTTCGGCCATCAATGCAACAAATTCAAATACTTGTACTACGATTCAAATTTTAGTAAATTACTCTGTTGCTAATGCTCAATATGTTTCGTTTGTTGCTAGCATCACAAATTCTTCTTCGTATCTAGCTCAACAAAAGACTGATTTATTTCAAGTTTACGCAAAAGATCCAGGGTCTTTTGGTAATAGCATTGGTTTTAACATTACTAACGCTAACACAGCTTCTCCGCCTCAAATTTCCTTGTTAATTACTTATTCTACTCTTTCAGATGGAATGAGTATCTCAGGTAGTATCAACTATAACGGCAATATTGAAGTAATTTCAGCTTCCGGGTCTTCAGCAAGTGCAGCAGCTCAAGCTTTAATTAACAAAGTATCTACTGTTTTTGGCGGAATTTCAACCGGCGTTTATTCAGTTTCGCCAAGCGGGAACTTGCTGTCAATTTTATTGTATGCTCCTGCTTACGGTAATAAATGGACTGTAGGTAATACTGCTTTTACAGCTACTGATACAACTACCTCTACTGTCTTAGCTATTACCACAGGCAACAACGCAAATTCTACCTACAATTACTTTACTTTGAACGTGTATTTGGCTGGGTCCACTACTCCTGTAGAGACCTTTCAAGTTTCTTTGGCTCAACAAACTGATGGGTTTGGCTATCAACAATTTATTGAACAGGTTGTAAATGTAGGAACTAGAGGTTCACCCAGCAATTATATTAGAGTAGTATATGCCAATTCTGGTGGTACGACTAATTCTGCTGGTAATGTTTCAACTAGCTACTTGACTGGCAATGTTACCAGTAACTCTTCACCTATTACGTTCTTAGGTGGCGGTCAAGATGGTGTTCAGCCAACTGATGCTGAAATTGTGGCTGGTTGGCAACAATTTTTATCAACTGATGCGTACAAGATTGATATCTTAATCAATGGTGGCTATACCGATGTTGTAGTTCAGCAAGAAATGGTATATTTGGCTTCTACTCGCCAGGACTGCTTTGCCATTTTGGATATGCCTCCAAACCTACAAGCTACGACAGCAGCTACAACCTATGTTGGGACCACTTTGGGTGTCAATTCTTCTTATGCGGCAATTTACACTCCTGATTTGCAAGTATTAGATACTGCAAACAATCAGCTAATATATGTTCCTCCTTCAGGCTACATTGCCTCGCAATATGCTTACACCGATCAAAACTATGCAGTTTGGTTTTCTGCTGCTGGTCCGGTGCGTGGCGTCCTTAACAACGTTGTTGGCTTGTATATTACATATAGTCCTGGTGACAGACAAGCCATGGCGCCGTACAACATTAATACAATCAAGGCGGCACGTAATGGATCAGGTAATGTCATTTGGGATGTGTTGACTCTTAGCACACCCATGTCGTTACTGTCATATGTTTCTATTCGTAGGACTTTCTTGTACCTTGAACAGAGCATTATTCAAGCTTGCCAAACTTATTTGTTTGATAACATTACGTCTCAAACTGAATTTTTGATTACGCAGTCAATTAATAATTTCTTGCAGCCCATTTTAAATCAGCAAGGCATTAGTAATTTCTACGTTCTTTGCAATTCGATTAATAACACGGCAGCTTCAATAGACTCAGGTACGTTAAATATCACAGTTTATATCGTACCTGTCGTACCAGCTAGAGTAATAGCTCTAAAGACTGTCGTAACGCCAAACTCGATAAGTTTCCAGGAACTTATCAGTAACGGAATTTTTTAAGGAAGCTGATTGATGTCAGAAGTTAACGCAGGTTACAACCAGCAAGTAACAGCTCTCTTTGGATTGGGCGGAGACCCAAAATTTTCAAAGAAGCTTGATAGAGGTATGACTCATGATGATATGGCTGACCTGCATTCCTACGCAGGTCAGCACCATCATGAGCTTGCAAAGTATCATTCTCAAATGGCTAGACTTGCTGACACAAAACAAGAAAGAATTGCTGCTAAAAAAGAAGCTAACAAGCATGGTAAGCTGGCTGAAAAGCACAAACAATTAGCACAGCATTTTGAAAGATCTGCTCCCTCTAATAAACCTAGTATAGTGAAACCAGCTATGCCTACCAAGCAACCTTACACCCCTCCTAGTTCGTCTACCCCTTCTTGGAGCTCAAAACCTTTTCCACAAAATGCTCCAGCTAGTGGACCTAGCTCTAGTCCTCAACATTCTCCTTCAACACTTCCCTCAACAAATTTAGCTGGTCCGGGACCAACAGGCCCGTCTAAAGCTTTCAAGGCTGGTCAAAAAGTTGCAAAAATTGCTGACAACTACAACTCTAATTTAGGCACTCCTGCTAGAGCTGTAGGAAAAAGCATGGCAAAACTTTGGAAAGGCTTGTCACCTCATGTTAGAAACAGGTTTGTTAAGGCCAAACCTAATAAGCCAATTTCTCAATCATGGATGAGAGGTAACCCTAGATTGCCTTTACCTGCAAATGATTTAGCAAAGATGCACCAACAACAAGCTGATTATCATGCAGGTCAAGCTACTCAGGCAGTAACACCTGAAACAAAATCAAGTCATATTGCAGATGCAAATCATCATGCAAAAATGGCTCAAGGTTGGATCAAGAAAGCTGTATCTGAAAAATCAGCACCACCTCAAGCTACTCAGGTGACTCCGCCCAATGTACCTAAGCCAAAGACTGCGCCAAAAGCTGCTTCAGCTCCTAAACCTGTAAAAACTAGCCCAGGTGCCAAGCCTAAAGCAAAGCCGCCCTCTACAGTCAAGCCTACACCTAAGCCGGCTCCTACAAAAAAGCTAGCCAAAGCCCCTACTAAACCAAAAATGCCCACGCCTCCTAAAAAACCTGTGAATAAGGTAAAGCCGATTAATCCGGCTAAATTGTAAGGTTAGATAAATATGCCCGCACTTACTCAAAGCCAAATGCAAAGTTTACCGGACGTTCTTTCAACAGATCGTTTCACAATTAATTTTGGTGTTATTCCTACCTTTGGAGATACTTCTACAACTTTATTGTTGAAGTGTATGGATGTTGCCATTACTGGCGTTCAAAACCAAAGGTTTCCGGTTCCTCTAGGCACAGTTATGCGTAGCTTTAGAGGCAAGAAAGAGTTTGACCAAGGTACATTACAATGTACCTTTGTTGAAACTGTTGATATGTCTACTTTGGCAGCGTTAAGACAATGGCAAGAGTTCATTGTTGGAACCAATTCAGGTTCTTCTCAAGGCTACATTAATAGCTATGCAACTACTCCTGTTATTTCTACTTATGATACCACAGGTTCGGTTGCAGATACGGTCACTTTGTATCGTTGTTTTCCAGACGCCGTTCAAGCTGTACAGCTTTCTACCCAAGCTTCTCAAGCAATGGCAATTCAATGCTCATTCTCATTCGACTACGCGGTCTTCGGTAACGTTCAGGTTCTTTAATGATTAGCCTTTGTATGAGTATTTATAGATCAATACTGGAAATGTTGTTTCCTTGGTGGTATTAAATGTCAGGTCTGATTACAGATGTAACAAACTCACTGACCGGGGCTATTAGTACAGAAACTGCAACAGGTTTAGTAGGTTTGGTCGGGTCTTTAGTAGGTATTGGAGGTTTTCCTACAACCTCACAATACGAAGGCTTGCAAGATCCTGCGCCCAACTGGATGTGGACAGCTGATATAACTAGTGTTCCTGGTCTAGTGCAGTTGGAAAATATTTACATTAAAGACATTAATTTTGGCTATAATTCTATTACTGCTGAACAGCGTTATCGTAATGGTATCTATCAAAATTTTCCAAAGGGGATGCAATCTCTTAACACTAATCTGATTTTTTATGAGCCTCAAACTTATTCCATCTCTTATTATTTGGAACAATGGCGTCAGCAAATTCGTGATAAAGTAGGAAATTGGTACACACCTAGTAACTACATGGGATGTATTATAATTAGACTATATGATACTACTGGTCTGCAACAAATGCAGGTGCAATTAGATGGCGTTTGGCCTACTCACCAACAGCAAGTGGATTTAAATTACTCTCACTCTGATATGGTAATGACCGCTGCAGAGTTTGCCGTTAATGGAACAACCATTACTTACATAGGTGAAGGGTTTTCAACTTTATTATCTGGTGGTTTAACAACAGGTCTGTTAGCTGCTGGCGGTACAGCTTTAAGCAGTGTTACAAAAAATTTGGTTCAATTAATTTAGGTTGAAACAAGTACAAATTAACAGCTATTTTAATATAGGGCGACATCTCCTGCCCTGCTTTGGTTCATTATAACCAAATGATAAAATTTGAACCTTTAGTAAATTGGAGCAATCCGTGAGACAAGCCACTCAACCTGTTCAGCAGGTACCTTTTCCTAACCAACAAAACAAAGCACGTCGCGCTGTTAGCGTGAATGCAGCTTTGGATTCAAACCTACGGCTTCCTACACCTGAACAGCTTCAGCCAAAACGCGCTGTACAAGCTAATCCACCCATTCAACCTATCAAGTACAACCAGCCAAATGAGCATTTACCTGAGCCTACAAAGGTTTTAACAAATTCTCCTGACTTGGCTTTCTTTAATGAAGAAGCATTTCAGTTAGAACAAATGCCTGATGATAACGTTGAAATGCGTCCAACTGAAAAAATGTCTCAAGACAGCATGTTCGGTGAAAGATTAGCTTTACCTTCAAACAATATTCTATATGATGCACAAAATGTCTTTATCCGGCCGTTCAAGGCTCCAGAACTAGCAATGTTGTACAAAGCAAAGAAACGTAGGGATACAGTCTTGCTTTACGACACTTTGGACAAGACCTTAAACGTTTCAATTCGTAAGCTTTGGACAGTTGATGCTCGTTGGGTAATGTACTGGCATCGCATGAATAGCTTTATCAAAACTCCTTACCTTGCTACCTGGCAGTCAATTTACGGCAATAGCAATAAAACTAAAATTGCCTTAACTGACGTCTCAGTGACCCCTTTAAAAATGACAAAGGAACGTTATCAGGAGTGGTATGCAAAAGGATACAAAGTACCTGATGTACAAGATTCTGAACATTACTCTACTTTTTCAGGCAAATTGGAAGAAGATCAAGCTTGGCTGTATGAACGTGCAATGTACTTGCAAGGATCGGGACTGCACGAACAAAAAGCAAAGTTAGATAGTGAAGAAGGAGTTGAGTTACTTTATGAGATTAAAGAGTTTATTGCTGAATTATCTGATAGCGGAATCTACGAAACAACACAGGTAAAAGATCAACATTTTGTGTATGATGAAGCATTAAAAACTCTTGCAGCTGATCTTGAAATGCTTAATAATGCACTAGCTACTGAAATTAATCTCGATCCTATTACTGAAGAGCTTTTTTACAAACGCAGAGATGCTGTTCAAAAAGAATTGACTAGATTGATATCTAACCCGGGTGAGGCGGAGCCGATGCTCGAAACCATTAATCTAAAACTAGGAATTTTAGATTTCTTTCCCGATCTTTTCTGAGCAAGATATACTCAATAGAGTTTACTCGTTAAGTGTAGGTATGCAAAATATTCCTGATTTTATTTACAATAACTCTGCAATGTTTCTTTATTTTTCTGATCTTTTCAACCTGGATAGAATTAAAGCAAATAACAGGCAAAATGTACAGGCTAATTCTGGCAAAAAACAGCCTTTACGTGGAGCAGCTTTAGCTGCCGCTCTTAATGGAATGAAGTAATAGATGGTTTCTACTACCGATGCTCTTCAAGTTAGACAAGCTTTAATGACCAGTTTGCGAACCGAGTTTGCAAAACAAGAAACCCGTGACCGTCAAAATTCTCAAATTGGCAAAGAGACAATTACCTTACTGAAAGCCATAAATAACAATTCATCTAGCAATAGCATGGGTAATGTGGTAGCTTTTCAAGCAGGCTTTACTGATTATATTGCCTTAGAAAAAAAGCACATTGTTATTACTGAAAAATGGCAAAAGGCTACCTATACTATTCTTCAAGATATTTACGATCTTTTAGCTAATGGTGGAAATAAAAACGGCAAAGGTTTATTTTCATCAGGTGGGTTACTTGGCGACCTAATGGGAGCGGCCGCAAAAGCAGCTGCCGCAAAAGCTGCAGCTGATAAGGCAGCTAAAGATAAAGCGGCGCGCGATAAGGCGGCTAAAGATAAAGCTGCCAGAGAAAAAGCGGCAAATGATGATGCAAAAAATTATCGTGATGCCTCTAAGAATCATTCAGGAAGAGGTGGCCAAAATACTGACAAAGGCTACAATCCGGGCTCAGATAAACCTACAGGATCAGATAAACCTACAGGTGTAGATCATGCTTCAAAACCAGACATTAAATCAATAGGTTCTGGACCGGGAGATGAATTAGGATCAGCAGGTAGAGCTATAAAAAAAGCTTCTTCAGTATTATCTCACATTAGAGATTTAAATGTCACCAAGAGTCTTTTAACTGATCCTTTTTTGTTGCCTGCTGTAGGAATGGGGTTAATAGGTGAAAATGCGGGTCGCGTATCAAATAAACTACGGCTAGAAAGTGTACCTGCTGATAATCCAAAAAGGCTAGGTAATTCAATCATTTCTGTTGGAGGACAAGCCGCTCAAGATGCTGCTGCAGGATCTTTATTAGGACCTTACGGAACAGTTGGTGGAGCTATAGTTGGAAGTTTGATCGGTTATGCTGATACTGAAGGCGGTATGCAACCCGCGTCAGATTTACCTACAGGCATGGCAGGTTGGAGAACTGGTGGTACTAGAAAACCTTTAATTCCAAATTTTAGTTCTATTAATGACACCTCTACAATGGCCTTAATTAAACATCACGGTTTAAGAAAAGATTTGCCTGCAGTAGGTTCAGCTGGATCTATGCCTTCTCCAGATATGCCTATTCTTAATTCAATGATTAAAGATACTGATTATACACCTAATAAAAAGATTATCTTAGACAAACTGTATGTAAACAATTTGATCTTAGGTGATGGAACTCAGCCTCTTTCAAATAAAGCTACTTCTATCTCTAATTTTTCAGACCAATCCAGTAATTCAAATACACCTCAAATAATTCAAGCAGCATACATGACAGGTGGAAGTTCGTCAGTAGGTGGGCCTTTGTCTTTTTTAACAATGGGTCCTTCTGATAATGATGCTACAGCTATTAGCGGAACAATAGGTAATGGTCAAAATATAGGTGCTAACTCTTATTCTTCTTTTCAAGCGATTGGTTCAGCTTCAAATGGTGACACTAATACTGCTGATTTATTGACAAAGATTGCGGGAAAAGAAAGCGGTTATAATCCAAATATCAAAGCTGGAGCCAATGGTGTACCTACTTCTGCAAAAGGCTTATTTCAAATAACTGATTCTACAGCAATAGGCTTAATTTCTCAATATGGAAAACAGTTAGGTATAACTTTATCCAATTATAATTGGCAAGACCCCAAACAACAAGCAGCTTTAGCTGCAGCTTATTTTTCTGATGAAAAGAAAAGACTAGGTAAAAATGCAACAGCTACAAACTTGTATGATACCTGGTTTATGGGGCAATCTGGAGGCGAAAAATTCATACAAGATTTAAACGCCAATCCAAACTCTATTGGAGCTCAGCTTTTTCCTAAAGCTGCTGCAAGCAATCAAAGCTTATTTTATAATAATTTCAAGAGTGAAGGAACTAGCCAACCTCTAACTTTGGCTCAAATTCAAGCTAATATGACTTCAAGCTTAAATTCTCAGCCTGATTTTGCAACAGGTTTAGCAAATTCTAGTATAGCTTATAATAGAAGTAAAGCCACACCTTCGGCAGTAGTATCTACTCCTCCTGTATCTACACCCAGTACAAATACTACAAAAAATCAAACAGCAATGAATAATGTTGGCTCTGGTTTACCAGGAATGATGCCTTCTATTGATGAGATTCACATGGGGATGGGCTATGATCCGTCTATGACAGCATCTAATTCTGCTGTAGCTTTTGGATAATCAAAATGCCAGATATTTTATCATCCGTTGAAAATTCTTTAGGTAACGCTTCAACATCAATAGGTAATTCGTTATCTTCAGCAGCAAATAATTTCTTTACTCCTCAAGGTCCTTTGCCTGTTTACGCTTCAGGTTCAGACGCTAGTGCGGCAGGAACTACTCCTACAGGATACTTGGTTGTTTTATCCGGACAAGATGAAACTGGAACAAAGATAGGTTACAAAAATTCAGGATTTATTACAGCGTTTCTCCCTGAACAATTTGAAATTTCAACAACTTCTGATTGGCATACTCTGATGCCTTCTGATTTAGGAACATTGTTAGGCACAGGTAATTTATCTTCTTTTGCTCAAAACTCTCTAACTGCACTTCGATCCTTGACTGGAATATCAGGACAGATTCCAGCCTTTTCACAATTATTTTGGGTCAATACGTCTCCTATCTCTTTCAATTTGAATCTGCAGTTTAATGCTGTAAAAGACGCTGCTGTTGAAGTTTCAGGTAATATTCAAAGCCTGCTTTCTCTAACTTTACCCAGCTATGTTTTAGGGGGCGCGGGAGGTTTAGGTATTTTAAAAGCGCCTGGTCCTACCTTAATTCAAGGTGATGGACCAGGTGGCGGTTATAACATTAATCTATCCATAGGTTCAAATTGGTTGTTTACAAATGTGTTAATTCAAGACGTTTCTGCTACAATTGATACTTTACCTACTGCTAAAGGAGATTATATTTCAGCCTTAGTACACGTTAGAGTATCAACAAATCGAGTGTATGCTAAACAAGATTTAGCTGCAGCTTTTGGTGGCAAAAAACAATCTCAAGCTCAAGTTGATGGAGATTTTATAACAAAACTAACTGGGCTAACAGGATCTAAGGTGGATGACGCTTTATCCTCGTTTAGCTCTGATATTGCAAAATTAGCTGGCTCTTTTTAAGGAATGTTTTAGATGGCGGGCGGATATCCTAATGTTACTTTATCTACTTCAAGTACAAATGAAAATTCGCAATATCTGCGTAGCAATTTTATTCCTTACGTTCAAATTGAGACCAATAACAAACAGGTATTAGTACCTGATGTCTTAAGCAAAACTTATCTATCAGTTATAAACTCTCTATCTCCTACTGCTTATTACACTTTTTCTACTGGTCAGCAATTAACAACCCAAGCTTTTAAAGCTACGGGTAATACATCTACTTGGTGGATGATTGCAATGATGAATGGGTACATTCATCCTTTACAAATGAACAATGGTGACATTGTATTAATTCCTAATGCTGCAACAGCTATAAATCAATCTAACATTCAAACCAATGCTCCTACACCTTCAACAGTAAGTTTTTAATATGCAAATTGATGGTCAAAGCAGATTAAATTTTTATATTAGTGGAGTTAATTTTCCAATTATTTCCTTGCCTGGTTGTCAGTGCATTATCACCACAAATGTTAAACAGCCTTTACCTTCACTAAGGATAGTGATAAATGATCCTATCTCAGTAATTAATACAGCGTTACCTATTGTAGATGGTACTCTTTTGGGCGTTATTATGGATGATACCAGTACAAATGATCCTACTCAGGTGCAGTTTAGGGCTTTTGGAACTCCTAAAAGATCTCATATGCCTAATCATTCAGATCAAACGGTTTATACTATTACAGGACTATTAGATAGTATTCCTTTTATCCGTAGCAATCCTAATACCACCTTGACTGGAACCTCTAACACTGTAATGAAGAACATAGCCACTCAAAATGGCTTTAATTTTGTGACAAATGTTTCAGGAAACGATAGTATGACTTGGCTTCCAGCCAAGAAAACTTGGGCAGGGTTTGCAGAATATGTTTCAAAACATAGCTATATAGACAATAATTCAGTACAAAGTTGGGGTATAGATGAGCAAAAAAACCTATATTTTGCCAACATTGTGCCTTTGTTTAGCAAGCCTCCTGTAGCATACATTTACTTTGGGGCACCTAATGCTTCAACAAATTCTAACCAACAGACTCAATCTAATACCTTTGTAGCGTTGCAGTATCGAGCAATTAATAGATCTGGTCTATTTAATTCATTAGGTGGCTATGGACAAAGAACTGTACAGCAAACACTATCAGGGCCTAATCAGAATAAATATTTAGCAACAGATGCGACAGTGACAACTAATCAATTAGACATTAATTCAAATGTTTCCGGTGCTATTAAGCCTGTTTCAAAAATGTCTCTTCCAGCAGCTGATTGCGGTAACTCGCATGATAATTATATTCAAGCTAGGCATCAAAACCATAGATTAAAATGTACCTACGTTCAAAATGTCTACGTAATGTTATACCAAAAGTCAGGTTTAAAGTTATTTGACACTGTTTCTTTTACTTCTACAACTGAAGGAAATAACACAAACTCTTTGGTGAATGGGACCTATATTGTGACAGCTACAAGTAGAGTGTATTGGTCTAATCGCTATTACGAGAAATTAGAACTAACTAATAATGGACCAATTACGGCTAATACTGTTTCAGGATTGCTCTCATGACACCTAACCAACGCCAAGCTCTAGCTCAAATTGGTCATCCTAAGCATTTAGATAAGCTAGTTTCAGATTCAAATTTTAATGTAAGACAAGCAGTAGCTAGGAATGGAAACGACTCCCATAGAGATAAGCTAATATCAGATCCAGATTGGATTGTAAGATATGCAGTAGCTGAGCATGGAAACGATTCTCATAGAGACAAGCTAGTAAAAGATAAAGATTCGTCTGTAAGACAAGCAGTAGCTAGAATTGGAAATGACTCTCAAAGGGACAAATTAATTTCAGATCCAGATTATTCTGTAAGATATACAGTAGCTCAGCATGGAAATGATTCCCATAGAGACAAGCTAATTTCAGATCCACATGTAGGTGTAAGATATGCAGTAGCTGAGCATGGAAACGATTCTCATAGAGACAAGCTAGTAAAAGATAAAGATCCAGATGTAAAATATTTAGTAGCTCAGCATGGAAACGACTCTCATAGAGATAAGCTAGTAAAAGATAAAAATTCATCTGTAAGATATGCAGTAGCTAAGTATGGAAACACTAACCATGCTAAAGCTTTGCTAAATGATAAAGAGAAATATGTTAGTACTGCTGCAAGAGTTAGAATAAAAGAGTTAGGACATAATGTATGACCATTTTGAATGGATTAGATAATCAATCTCAGTCTTACAATTTAACAGGTCAAATTTTATTTGGCTATGTTGTTAACAATAATGATCCAATGGGAATTCAACGCTTGCAGGTACGTATTGGATTACTTCATCAAGGTTATCAAGATGCTGTCTTGCCTTGGACCTTACCTATTCAAAATCTATTTCAAGGGAATGCCCCAGGCATAGGAGGTTTTGGAGTACCTGTAAATGGTAGTAAGGTTGCTGTCTATTTTCCTGAAAATGATGCTGTGAACACTTATTGGCTTGGTAGTTCAATGGATCAGTCTAGTAAACTAATAGATTTTACTGCACCTACTCAATATGGATGGGTTGATGCTGCTGGTAATCTTTTTAAGGTTGATACAGTGTCCAAGACATGGACATATAACATGGTTGATGGGTCATATATTCAGTTTAGTAATGGCGTAATCAACATTGTATCTAGTTCATCGTTAAATGTAAATGCCACTGGAGATTGTAGCATTTATTCAAGTGGCAAAATTAATCTAACAGGAACAAAAATAAATTTAAACACAGGCTCTAATCCAGCTTCAAATTTAACCCCTATAGTTAGAGAAACTCCCGCTAACACTAGCTTTTCTGGTCAAACGGATTATTAGAAATGAGTCAAACCTTAAATGTCATCACTAATCAAGTTTTTAATAAGAGTTATCTAATTGATCTAAACTCTAATTATACTTTAGATACAGGACCTCTACAACTAACTAATGTAAATGCTATCAACGACATGATTATAAACGTTCTTCTAACAAGTCCAGGAGAACGACCCTTTCAACCGCAATTTGGTAGTGGTGTACCTCAACTTCTCTTCAATAATATTACAACGCAAAACGCTTATACAATTTTGCATGACATTTTCTTTTCAGTTCAAAAATTTGTTCCTGGTGTAACTATTTCCGTTGCTGACAGTAACGTTTACGCTGACATGTCAAACGGTACTTATTATTTTGTCCTCTCGTACTCTGTTGAGGGCCTACCTGGAGTTCAAACTAGTAATATTACTTTGAGTCCTTCACAATGACACCTAACCAACGCCAAGCTTTAGCTGAAATTGGTCATCCTAAACATTTAGACAAGCTAGTTTCAGATCCAGATTGGAATGTAAGAGAAGCAGTAGCTGAGCATGGAAACGATTCTCATAGGGACAAGCTAGTTTCAGATCCAAATGTGTATGTAAGAGAAGCAGTAGCTGAGCGTGGAAATGACTCTCACAGAGATAAGCTAGTATCAGATCCAAATAGACATGTAAGAGCAGCAGTAGCATGGAATGGAAACGATTCTCATAGAGACAAGCTAGTAAAAGATAAAGATTGGATTGTAAGACATGCAGTAGCTACACATGGAAACGATTCTCATAGAGATAGGCTAGTAAAAGATCCAATTTGGAATGTAAGACATGCAGTAGCTAGGAATGGAAATGCTAACTATGCAAAAGCTTTACTAAAAGATGAAGATAGTAGTATCAGAGATGCAGCTAAAAAGAGACTAAAAGAGTTAGGAGAAAAATGATGGCTGATCAGCCAATTAGAAGTACCGTATCAGCCTTATCAGCGTACCTTGTACAAAATTTGCCAGGAGCATTAGGTTTACCTGTAGGGAGTATCGATAGCAACATTATTCAAGGGCTATTATCTACCTATGTTGCTTTATATTCGACAGCAGCTTTGCCTTTGACAGCAATTCAACCGGACTATGAATCTAATGTTGCAGAACTTCAAAGCATTTTAAACAATTCTCCTAATCCTGCTTGGACAAATACTGCTGAAGCTGCAACAGGCCAAACTTTAATTGAAATGATTGCAACAGCTCAAGCTTACAATCAATTCTCAGTTGAACGAGCCTTGCAAGAAAGCATGTTAGATTTTGCCCAATTACCAAGTTCTATCTATGAAATTACTAGATTATTAGGCGTTAGAATTGCAAGGTGTTCACCTGCTTCAATGGGAGTAACTTTTACTTTATCCACAACTTACTCAAATTCTGTTTTAATTAATTCCTACACTCAATTTAACGTTGGCGGAATTAATTTCTTTAATAGAAATCAAATACTCTTTCCAGTAGGCTCTACTACAGCTTCAGCTACTCTATATCAAGGTACTGTTAACACGGCAACTTTTTATAGCAATGGGCAGGCACTACAAACATTTAGCTTAACCTCACCTGACTTTACAATCTCTGACCAAGATATTGCAGTATATGTTAACAGCAGCGTTTTAGATAAACCAAACTATTCTCCTACAGAGTATACAACATTTTATGCTACAGGGCTTTGGGAATATGGGCCTGCAGATACAGTTTATTATCAATCTACTGACGTTTCAGGGAACGCTACAATTACATTTGGTGATGGCAATTATGGAGTAATCCCTCCTATTAATGCTCAAATTGTGGTCACCTATGCTACAACCTTAGGTGCAAATGGTAATCTGAATCTACAAGGAAGCATGTTCAATTACAGCACAACAGTTTTTTCAGGTAGTGGATCTCAAAATATAACAATCATGGGCACCGCTAGTACCTCATCAAACAACGGTTCAAACCAACGTTTGGCTAGTGAGTATAAAATAATTTCTCCTGGTTCTTATTCGGCAAAAGTTCGACCTTCAACCTTATCAGATTATAACGCTTTTGCCTTAAACTATTCAGGTGTAATAGATGCGTACTTTCAAGGCCAAGCTTCTTTTGCTCCAGATAATCTAAACTACATGATGGTAGTACAGGTTGCAATCTTACCTTCCTCAGGCAGCAATTGGTCTCAAGCACAGTTTCAAGCTTTTACTTCTTGGCTTTCAACTTATGCCGGAGCTAATCTTCAATTTATTCAGCTAAATACTGTACAAATTCCTGTTAACATTACTGCAAATATATTTTGCACTGACCAGATTCCGTTATCCACTTTAGAAAATTTAATTATTGCCAATCTAACTAGTTTGTTTACTCCTAGAGCAGGATTTCTAGGCTACAGTATCTATATGTCTGATATTGTGGAAACAATTATCAACAGTGATCCAAATGGCAATATCCAATATGTTCAGCTACAACAACCTAGTACCGATCAAATTGTATCGCCTAATCAATTTCTTTCGTTGGGTACCATTTCATTAAATATGCAGGTATCAAACAGGGCTTCACTGACATGACACCTAAACAACGCCAAGCTTTAGCTAAAATTGGTCATCCTAAACACTTAGACTCTTTAGTTTCAGATCCAAGTGAGCATGTAAGACATGCAGTAGCTGAGCATGGAAACGACTCTCACAGAGATAAGCTAATATCAGATCCAAATAGATATATAAGAGGAGCAGTAGCTTGGAATGGAAACGATTCTCATAGAGACAAGCTAATCTCAGATCCAAGTGAGCATGTAAGACGTGCAGTAGCTGAGCATGGAAACGACTCTCACAGAGATAAGCTAATCTCAGATCCAGATTGGTATGTAAGACATGCAGTAGCTGAGAGTGGAAATGATTCTCATAGAGACAAGCTAGTAAAAGATCCACATCCAAATGTAAGACAAGCAGTAGCTTGGAATGGAAACGATTCTCATAGAGACAAGCTAATCTCAGATCCAAATAGATATGTAAGAGCAGCAGTAGCTTGGAATGGAAATGCTAACCATGCTAAAGCTTTGCTAAAAGATCAAGAGGAATATGTTAGGCCTATTGCAAAACAAAGACTAAAAGATTTAGGAGAAAATTAATGGGTTTACCTTCCAGTAATCCCGTCTTGGCAACCTTGGACCTTACGCAACCTGTTGCTCCGATATCTCAAGCAATTACTGAAATTCATTTAGGCAACGGTCAAGGTGAATTTTCTTATGATCCGACGCCAATTTTGATTACTAATACTCAAAATGAAGCTGTTGAGGTTTACATTAACATTAATACTCAACAATACACAACAGAAAAAACAGACATTACTGTTAGCTTAAATGAAATGCTACAGTCTTATCCTAACATCAAGAAAGTACATTTAGATATTGGGTGGTATGTAACTAGTTTAAATTGCGCTGCTACAAATGTACAGCCAGGAGTAACAACTGCAATTTTAGATACAATGCCTTATGAATGGCAGGTAGCAGGAATTAATCGAGCCGATGCCTATGTGGTTTCACAGATAAATGGATTACCTGCTTTTAGAGGAACACCTTCTGACCAAAGTATCTTAAATCTTCTACTATCTTTAAGTTCCTTAGAAATAAATGTTTCTGTTTGTTTAACTGTTATCCCAGACATTTCTTCAAATAACAATTTATTAAATCCTTACTCAGATAACAACTCTGTAATTGGTCAACCTGCTTACCCGCCAGCGTCTCAATTAACAATTTCTCCCGCAAAAAACTATGCAGGTTCAACTTTTGGTACTACTCAAGCGACTGATCAAATTGCAACTTTTTTTGGAAACCAGTCTACATCAGCGTATTCCTGCATTTTTTCTAGCGCAGGTATATTGACTTCAACATATAATGAATCTATCTTAGATACTTCCTATTCTAACTTTGTAATTTATTATGCTACAATGCTCTCTTCTTTTATCAAAGAGTTTGGTGGTGTAACTCTGACTGATTTTTATATAGGTAGAGGTTTGTCAACATTGACTTCTACCCAAGGCGTCAATTTAGATTTTCCTGCTGTAGACTATTTGATAACTTTGGCTGAACAATCTGCTTCCTTATTTTTAGGTACAAGTGTCAATATTTCATACGTAGCTGATTGGAATGAGTGGCAAGGATCTCAAAACGAGAAATATCCTACATTTACTGCAACAGCTTCTAGAATATTTAGCATGGATGCTTTGTGGTCGAATAGTGCAATTTCTTATATTGCAATTCAGGCAAATTTTCCTACAACTGATTGGAGAAATTATGGCTCTAACATAGACGGATCTTATTATCCTGCATCGACAAATCAGCCTTACTTGGTTGAAGGAATTTTAGGCCAACAATACTGGGATTGGTATTATCAAGAATATTACAATTCTGCTGATGGACTAATTAACGACCCTCAAATAAATCAACAAAGAACAACGATAGCAGGACCTACCAGCACCACTACATGGATTCAGCAGTTAAAAAACTATGATGCTTGGATAGAAAACATTCATTATAATTTTGACGGATACAATTTTTCGTCTGTTCCTACTTCTTGGGTGCCAAACTCTAAATCTGTATATCTATACAATATTGTATGTCCTTCTATCAACTTGGCGACAAATCAACCCGATGCAATTTTACATCAGTCTAGTGGAGAATATTCCTTTCCATTTGCTAGTAATGGGCAATCAGATAATAATGTAGGTAGTAATTTTTACTCAATTTATTCTACCTACATTCAATATGCTAGTCCAAATGGCAACATTACAAATTGGAGTGCTGGTTATTGGGACGATAGACCTTATCCCTGGTATCCAAAACTAACTTTTCAATGGTCAGATTGTTCTGATTATTCTTTAAACCAAGCTATTAACAACAAATTTATCAATGTAGATCCTACAGCTACATATACGCAATATGTAAACTATAATTTGTTGATGACAGAACAATATGCTAGCAATCCTTTTTGGACGACTTTGGTCTCAGCTATGGATCTACAATGGAATAATTTGTTCAACAGTTCAATTAATGAATTGCAAAATGTTAGAAATGTGAATGCCATTGAAGATGAATTGAAAGCCGCTACAGTTAGGCAAATGGGCTTTGTGGTTCCTGATTATGGCTTACAATACTATCAATATGATAGTTTGATGAGATATTTGGGTACATTTTATCTAACGAGAGGAAACAGTAAACAGTTTGCAAATTTTGTATCTTTCTTTTCTCAAGTACCTTTTCAATATGTACCTCTCTATGCTAATGGATTAGTGTATGCTTCTCTTTCATCTAATCCTGGAACATTGATTACTCAATCTAGTAGCGGTACGTGGATTCCAACACCTTATTATGATGTCTATTACGATGCTTCAGCTTTTCCTGAATTAGATGAACCTTTATATCGTCAACTTTTGGTTGAGTCTGCTCCAATTTATTTAGTTTTAAGGACCTTTGCAGGTAAGGTTACAATTACTCCTGTAGCTCAATATCTTTCAGCCTCATTTTTTGAAAAAAGTATAACAGCTACAAAGTTAAAAACTCCAACGTTACCATCACCAGGACAGTATTTACTAACAATCAATGCTCCTTCTTCGGCGACAAATGGAGTTCCGTTTACTGTTACTGGAACAACTCTTGGTCCCTCAGATAGTATTACGGTTAACCTATATCAAACTAATAATTTATCTTTGATACTCTCTAATAGAGCTACAAGTTATGGAGCAGCAAGTGGAAGTTCTATTAATAATTCATGGAGTCTTTCAATTACTCCATCGACTACTAATTCAATCTATGCTGTTGTAACTGATACTCTACAAACCACTAAAAATGGCACCATTACTCTAAATGAAGTTGCTATTTCTAACATTATAATTTAGGATAAAAATCATGACTGTAACAAGTCCTCAAACAGTTATAACAAATTCTGGAGATTCAGCTGCAGTTACGGCAGGTAATAACGGAGCTACAATCTCAATAACAAGTTTTCAGATTGGTTCAAGCCTAATTACTCCCTCTGCAACAATGACCGGAGTAACAAATCTTGTTTATACTGGTACAACTAGTCAGATAACCTATGTTGCAAATGCTAGTACAAACTCTATGATTTTCTATGTTACTTTAGATGAAAGTGTAGGCAATTTCAATGTTGGGAACATTGGCCTGTTTTTATCTGACGGAACAATGTTTACAATTACAGCATTATCTAGTGTCGAAGTAAAAACTCAGACAAATACAAATGTTAATCCCAATGTTGTGGGCAATATCCGAGTTTATGTAATTCCTATTGTTCTAACAAATGTACAAAATATTATCAACGTTAGCGTCCTGTTGGCAAATTATGCTTCACTACCTTCGGTAGCTACCGAAGCTCAATTGCCAACAATTAATTCTGCTCCATATAATGCTTATCTAGTCAATACGTTAAGTAAAACTGGAATTTCTTCGCTAGCTGTAAATAATGGTAGCTCATGGATAGAAATTTTAGGAGTTTTGAATACCAGTGATTCAGCCTTCATTTATCCTAACCTGTCGTCTTATAATTTTGCAGAAGGTACAGCTGTTGCTTTTAACAACAATTCAAATTTATTAGTACCTTGGGATCCCTCCACCTCAACAAAATATATTGGTGTGGTAGGTACAAATGATCTAATCTACTCTAGAGGTATTTTTACAATTAGTTCAGGCGCTCCTTATAATTCTGGAAGTGCCTATTACTCTAATACTGGATCAAGTGCTGGTATCCTATCTACTACTACAAATTATTATACCAATAGCTATGTCCAAGTAGGGTACGCTTTATCTAATAACTCGTTATTGTTAAATCCAATTTGCTCTTCAATTTTATTCAATAGTTTTTATCAAAGCGTAGAATTGAAGACCTTTACTAATTCTGGAACCTATGTTTTTACCGTACCTTCCAATGTCTACAACCTTAAATTTAAAATGTGGGGTGGTGGTGGCGGAGGAGGATCAGGGCCTGTACCGGGTTCAGCTGGGTCAGGTGGAGGATCAGGTGGCTATTGTGAAGGTTATGTCAATACTATTCCCGGATCAAATTTGACAATTATAGTTGGAAAGTCTGGTGCAGGAGGCATAGGTACAAACGGAGGAAATGGAGGTACATCTACAATTGTTGGCTATGCTTCAGCAGGAGGGGGAGGCCAAGGTTTTTACTCTGGAGGAGGAGCTCAAGCTACTCCAGGATCTGCAGGATTTGTAGCTCCAGGTAATAATAACGGAGGAAGTCAAAATTTTGGAACACAAGGACAAACTGGTGGGCCAGGAATGCAAATTGGTTCAGGTTCAACATCCGGTTTATTAGGCGGATTTGGTGGTTCTGCTTTCATGTCTTCAGGAGCACCCATGGGCGGCGGCGGCGTAGGCTTGATAGGCTCAGGTGGTGCTGGTGGGGTAAATGGCGCTGGCGGCGGTAATGGTGGCAACGGCGGATCAGGTTGTATTTTATTGGAGTGGATTACATGACCTTACCTTTGCCACAAAATGTAACAGTTATTTCTACAAAGACCAATGAAATTACTGTACAGCCACAGCCCACGCCAACTGTAACTAGCATGAATCTAATTCAACAAACAGTAAATGTAACTAGCATAAATCAAAGCGCTTCAGCAATTTTTCAGACGCATAATACGGTTATTTTAGTTAGTTAAAGGATCAAGTCTTTGTCTTTATCTTATAATATTACAGCCTATAATAATGTAACGTTCTCATTGACCGTGCAATGGTCAACTTATTCTGGTTCTTCAAGTGGCTCTGCAACCCCGGTTAATTTGACTGGTTATACCGCTATAATGCAGGTTCGGCCCTATGCAGGATCACCTGTTGCCTTGTTTTCTGTAGGAAGTTTTCCTTCAAGTGGGATTGTATTAAATTCACCTGCTACAGGATCAATGCAGATTACAGTTATTCCTGCAAATTATGTTAGTGCAGGAACAGGTACCTTTTACTACGATCTTTTGTTAATTGATCCTTTAGGTAATCAATATGTAATTCTTTACGGGGATTACGTGTTGAATCCTGGCGTCTCACAAAATGTACCTTTTGCTACGGCACCTCCTACTCCAAATTCTTCTACAGTAAATTACCTTACTGTAGTAGACACGTTGACTGTAGAGGGATTGTTAATTTCTCCTAATTCAACGCTATCAGGTGGCACCATAGATAATATGGGCATAGGTCTGAATACTCCGACTGTAGGTAATTTTACAAACGTAAGTACCTCTACTCTAAACGTTGCAGCTAGTGCCACTATAAACGGAGGTTTATTCAATTCCCCAATTTTGGCTGGAACTCCGACAGCACCGACAGCAGCCTCAGGTACCAATAACACTCAATTAGCTACTACAGCTTTTGTCAAAAATTTAGTGTCTTCAAGTGTAGCAGGTGTGTCTTCCTTTAATGGCAGAACTGGAGCGGTACTATTACAAAATAACGACGTTACTGCAGCTTTAACCTACACTCCTGCCCCTATTGTATCTCCAGCATTTTCAGGCTCACCTACAGGTGACCTTTCTGATATGACTGCACTGTACCCGTTGAGTGGAACTATAGCTACACCTTCGGTTGAATTGTTTGGAGCTACTTTAAACCCTCTTGGATGGGGTGCAACAGGATCTTCTCAATTTACCTACAACTCAACTACAGTAGCTGCAAGCGCTACAATTATTCCTTTACTTTCTGTAATTGATTTTGCTGTAGGTAATGGTGTATATATTGCTGGTGCCGGTGCCAATGGCACTCCTTTGATTACAACGATTACTGCGGTTAGTAGTGGCAGCATTACAATTGCTAATCCCACAATTTCTCCGCTTTATAATCCAGCTTCATTTACCGTACAGTTTAATGGCAATACTGTAACTCTTTTATCTACTCCTGCTAATCCAATTTATCCCGGTTGTCTTTTAACTCATGCAGGTACTTCTCCTACAACCGCAACAATACTAAATTTATATAGTGGTACGGCTAACACTATTGGAGCCGTTTATACTACGGACACAATTATCACAAATTATCCTGGTACTCTACAGGTAACTGTAACGTATCTAGTTCAACACGATGATACAGCTGCAATTAATGCTTGTTTGAATAGTGCTTCAAATCGAGGTCAAGGTGTAACTGCTGTTGATTTCGGTGGTTATCAATACAATGTTTCTTCTCCTGTTCAAGGTCAAAGCGATACTTTTATCAAAAATCTGAGCCTTTTATTGGCTCCAGGTACTGGTGGTAATTTTAATTCTATAGCTAATTGGCAAAATTATACAACGTATAATTTGGGTCAACAAGTCTTTAGTAACGGAAATCTATACACTTGTACAGCATCAGGCACTTCCAATTTTACCTCTGGAAATGCCGGAACAGGATTATCAGGAACAGGAACTGGAATTATAGACAATACCTGTGTATGGTCTTATGCAGGATCAGCAAGTAATACTACCGCAGTCTTAACCTATAGAAATACTTTCAACTGCTTCTCTGAAAATGTTCAAATTGATATTAACAGACAACCCGCATTTGGCTTTACTACTGGAGGCTCAGCTGGAGTTAAACATTCCAAAATGTCTATTCGGCATTGGCTTAGCAATTATCACGGGTTTTATCTTCAAGGAAAAACTGAAACCTATAGCTGCAACGCTAATCAGTACCTTGGTACTGATTGGGAGTCAAACTATCCTACAGTCTATGGTGGTGGTGCTGGCTTCTTTTATGATGTACAGACAGTTAACGGTTCAGGAACTCAAGGAGGTGGAACAGACAGCTATTCCAGAGATTGTGTTGCTTCTGGCGCAGGGTCTTTCGGAAATATTTTTATTGCTGCAGGCTTAACTCATGTTATTTTGGCTAGAGCTCATCCTTTTAGTAGTAACGGCAACGGCGTAGCTCAAACAAAATCTAATTTTAGCAATTGGTCTAGCAACACTGCTTATTCAGTTAACACAAAAGTTGTTAATGGTTTTTACGTTTATGTTTGTGCAGCATCGGGCACTTCTCAAAATAATGGGTCAGGTCCAACAGGTACAAGTAATGGTCAAATAGATGGATCAGTAACTTGGAACTACTATGCTCCATTAGGTAATGGTCAATGGGCTCCTAACACCATTTATGCTGTTGGGAACAAATTTATAAACAACAATCAGACTTACATTTGTACGGCTTCTGGAACTTCTGCAAGCTCTGGTGGTCCTACAGGTATAGGCGTTTACAACACCTTTAAGGCAACAAATTGTTCAATCTCAGGTAATACCTTAACTGTAGGAGGTGTTGTTACTACTCCCTACACCCAGCCTTTAACAAAAAACATGATTATCTCTGGAACAGGAATAGCTAACGGTACTTATATTACTGGCTATGGCACAGGCACTGGAGGCAATGGCACCTATACAATTTCAACAGCACCTGGTACTTTATCAGGAATAACAATTACGTCTTTTGACATTCCTGATGGCACAGTTACTTGGGAATATGCTGGTACTGCTCCACTAACCAATAACGTCAACATGGTTATTCAAGGCGGTGGCGTAGTCTTAGATGATACCTATTTAGATACAGGCCCTATTTCAATATATGCTATAAAATCAAATAACCTAGGTATTATCATTGATAACACAGATAGCTTATACAATTCTAGTCCGTCACAATTTCCTTATTGGATAAACTTGATTGTCGGGCAGCCTAACACTTCACTAAAAAACTTTTTTCTAGGTTCCTCAAATTATTGGGCTGGTTCAACCCAGGTTTGCAATATTCAAACAGTGCTGACTGGTAGCTTGGTTAATGCTTCATCTGGTACAGCTTTTCAAACAGTAACTAGCACAAGATCTTCTTTGGTTACAAGCTATGGTGGTTTAACTCTGTATGAAACCAGTCCTGGCACCCCTAATACAATGCAGCTCATTTCAACTTTTATTTCCAGCAGTGGTTCAGGTGCTAGCTACGCTCAATTTATGGATCCAACAACTACGGTAAATTCTGCCCCTAGAATTGGATCAAATGCAAATGATATTGTGGCTCAAACAGGAGGGACCACAAACTTTAGATTATCTAATGCAAACAATAATGCGATATTAGGTAATTCAACAGGATCAGAACAATATCAATCTCATTTAGCAATAGGTTTACAATCATCTAATCCTGCAATGGTAATTGAGCACAATGATGCTACTCATCCTGAAGGTTTAGGTGTCGTATTTCCTGGTGGCACCTTTAATAACACTTCAGACGCAGCCTTTGGCTATCTAGATAATAGCGGAATTGTAGTTACTTCTGGCAC